TCAATAGCGGCAGTTTACTTTTCATTGCAGGGCAAAATATCACAACTACAACTAGATGTTATTCGAATGCAAGATACTTCGGAATTGAATACAGAATTCCGTATTAAGTGGCCCAGAGGAGAACTTGGTGCATTACCAGATGATGCTGTACAAGACATAAACATTGAATATCTTAAAGAAGAAATAGAAGAGACTAAGGAAGTTCTTGAAGAATTAGAAGAAGAACTAGAAAAACACATAAGAGCCCAAGGACAGTAATATGAAAGATTTACCTAGCTGTCCTGGATGTGGTCATTCAATAGAAAAATGTATATGTGGAAGTGGAGAATAATAAAATGAAAAAATGGAAATGCTTATTTTGTGGCTACATATATGATGAAGCCGCAGGTGACCCAGACGAAGGCCTAGCACCAGGCACACGTTGGGAAGATATAGATGATGATTGGTTTTGTCCAGACTGCGGTGCAAGTAAAGCAGATTTTGAGATGATAGAAATATAATATGATGGAACTATTACAAACAGAAGTAACTGTAAATCAAGTAATGTTGTTTGTTATGTTTGTTGTAGTCGCTTTCTTAGTATTTTGTTCTTGCTCTAATATCATGATAAAGAAAGACTGAATATCGCTTGACAGGTGACCTCTTTAAGCGTATACTATAAGTAATAAGTTAGTACTATTAACTAATTTATGGTCAAAGTTTATAAACTCTAAGGAGAAAATAATGAAACGTTTTATGACAATACTCGGCTTTGTGTTAATGTCAGCAATTGCAAGTGCTGGCTTATTTACTGCAAAAGCGGATGATATAAAAATTGCCGAGTTAAACTGGCAATCAGGTTCAATGATAGCCAGCATTGACGCTTATATATTAAAACATGGCTACGGACACAATATTGAAATTGTTCCAGGCGGAATTGACGCAACAATACAATCAATGATGGCAACAGGCTCACCTAATATATTTGGCGAAGCATGGACTTCATTATTGGGCGATAGTGCTCACGAATATATTGCTAACGGAGATCTTTTACAAGTAAGAGATGAAGTTGTAACAGGAGCTGGAGAAGGTTGGTTTATACCAAGTTATATAGCTGAAGAATATGGTCTTAATACTATTGAAGATGTATTAGCAAGACCTGACTTATTCCCACATCCAGAAGATCCTAGCAAGGGTGGAATTGTAATTTGTCCTGAAGGTTGGAGTTGTAAAAAACATAACGAAAATCTATTTAGAGCATATGACATGGAAGCCAAAGGCTGGAAAATTATTGATCCAGGATCAGGTACTGGTTTAAATGCTTATTGGGAAGGACAAGTTGTCAAAAACAAAAGTGCATTTGGGTACTATTGGACACCTACTGTATTAGTAGGACGTTTAAATCTAATGGCACTTCCTTCTACTGAAGGCTATGCAGGAGATGATAATTGGACAAATTGTATTTCTAGAGCAGTTGATGAATGTGCTAATCCACAAGCGTCATCTTGGCCTACATCTAAAACAGGAACTATTGTTACGCCAGGACTTCATCCAGCCGTAATGGTTTATCTTTCTAAAAGAGGATTTGATGGAAGTATTATTACTTCAATGCTAGTTTGGTCAGATGATAATCAAGCAACAGCAGATGAAGCCGCAGTTGAATTTTTAAGACAACATCCAGAAATTTGGACAAAATGGGTAACACCTGAAGCCGCAACAAGAATTACTGCGTCTTTAAATTAAGGTGATACATATTGAACTTTCCATCTTTAGATAGAGAAACTATCACAGTTCTTAAGAAGTCTATTGACAGTACATTTAGAGAGTTTGCTAGTAATTGGGGAGAATGGTTTACAGAACTGCTCTCCCCAATTCATTGGCTACTTATTCATTTTGAGAAACTATTAATTGCTACGCCTTGGTATATATTTTTAGGTTTAACAAGTTTATTACTTTGGAAAGTAACACAAAACTGGAAACTAATATTAGGTTTCTTAATTAGTTTTAACTTAATTGGTTTAGTTGGTATGTGGGACGACACAATGCGAACACTAGCCATTGTAGTTGTTTCTACTCTTGTTTGTATAGTTGTCGGTATTCCTACAGGAATATTAATGGCAAAGAACAATTTAGCACAAAGAATTATCTTACCCATACTAGATTTAATGCAAACTATTCCAAGTTTTGTATATCTAATTCCTGTTATAATGTTATTTGGACTTGGCAAAGTTCCAGGCTTAATTGCTATAAGTGTCTTTGCTATACCTCCAGTGATTAGGTTTACAAATATTGGCATTCGAGAAATTGATAAAGATTTAACAGAAACAGCACACGCATTAGGATTAAGACCTATGCATATTTTAAGACTAATTGAATTACCACTGGCACGTAATGTTATACTTGGTGGAGTAAATCAAACAGTTATGATGGCTTTAGCAATGGTTGTTATTGCTAGTATGATTGGAGTACGAGGATTAGGCTCTCAAGTTATGAACTCAATAGGTAATGGATACTTAGGATTGGGTGTAATAAGTGGATTATCCATTGTAGCATTAGCAATCATTATAGATAGAGCAATACAATCACATAATAAACGCCATGATAAATGGAGAGATTATAAATAGTGTTAATAAAGGATTAGGTCAATGAAACAAATAAAAGATTATACTGATGCCGAAATAATAGACGAAGCACAACGTATACTAACAGAAGGCTTTACCCTTCATTATGATCAGGAATTTACTCAAAGAGAATTAGTAGACTATTGTAAACGAATAGGCAATACTGATGATGATATGTTAGGGTATATGCAATTTAACCCTAAAGATAATCCAGATATATCAATTGTTTCTCCTGACCCAAGAATGTTGTTAGGACACAATGATTTAGAATGGCATTCAAATGGAACTGTACATCATGTAGTTGACGGTAAATGGGGACACAAAGAATGGTTAATTTGTTTATACTGTAAAGATTATTGCCCAGACACAGTTTTATCAGTAAGCAATAATCGTGATGCTTTTTTAGACTTACCAAAAGAAGAAAAGGATTGGTGGAGAGGTGTTGAAGTACAACTAAACAATAATGGTGGAAGTATATTAGGAAAGTATTATCATCAGAGCAAAGAAGCAATGACAGATGAAGATAGAGTTATTCCTATTGATGATGGATACAGAAAAGAATATAAAGAAATTCCAGAACACACCGGCGATGAGCGTATGCCTGTTGTTAATATTCATCCAGTTGGTGGGCAAGAATTTTTATATTGGCAACCACCTTTGATTACTAAAGCATGGTTTGATGGTGAACTTATAAATGACTTAAATGGATTACAACAAAAATTTGATAAGGTTATTAATAGAACCAAGTACATCAAAGACATTGTGTTTAGGCCCGGTGATATATTAATTATGGATCAATTTTATACACTACACAGACGTTCGCCAATAATGAATAAGAATAGAGAACTTTGGCGTGTTGCTATAGACTATACAAATTCTATAGACAAGTAGGAGAATTAACATGATGAAAAAAATAACAGACTATACAGATTTCGAATTAAGAGAAGCAGTTGACATACTGTTACGAAATGGCCATGTATTATTTCACGATCAATACTTAACACAAGATGAATTAGTAGAGTTTTGTAGACGAATAGGCAATACTGATGATTCTAATCCATCTATGGGACACATGGAGTTTAACCCAAAAGATAATCCAGATATTTCCCTAATCACAACACAACCAGTAGGAAAGTCACCACATGGAATGTTTGGCCCAACAGACTTAGTATATCACGGAGATGGTGGTATGTGTCATGTTGGTGAATTTAAAGAATTATTAACAGGATTATATTGTGTAGGGTCATGTCCTGATACTGTATTAAGTTTATTAAACACTAATAAAGCATTTAGTTATTTTACAGAAGAAGAAAAAGAATATTGGCGTAATGTAGAAACACAATTAAATGGTCAAGAAAAAGGAATATATGGAACTTATGAAGAGATGAAAAGAGATGGAAGTATGAAAGCCATTGACGGTGTTCAAGAAGCCTATAAAACTCCAATATACCATTATGATGATGAAAGACAAAACGTAGTTAATGTACACCCATATACCGATAAAGAATTTATGTTATGGCAACCTGCATTTATCTGCAAAGCGTGGTACAAAGGCGAACCAATTGACGTAGATGAAATACAAAAGAAGTTTCGGAAGGCATTAGTTCAAGGAAAGAATATAACAGACTTTGTTCTTAGAGAAGGCGACTTCTTAATTTGTGATCAATACTATACACTACACAGACGTTCATGGGTTAATAGTGCTGAGAGAATGATATGGCGAACAGCATTTGATTATTCTACATTATTAGGACCTGATAGTGTGTATGATAGTAGCATTGAAGAACAAAAATACATTTCACGTAAACGCAAGAACAAAAGTTAAACATTATGTTAAAACAAAAACAAAAACCATTAAGCGATGATCAGATATTTCTAAGTTCATCAACTGAACAGATTACTTGGGGCGAACTACATGCAAATCTTGATGCTAAAGTAGAAAGATTAAAAGAGCATGGAATTGGACCACACGTTGTTTTTGTAGTAGCAGAAGAGCAAGTAACAATAGATGATTACTTATGGATACTTGCTAGTATTAAGAACGGTGGGTCAGCTACACAAGCAGATGGTAGACAATCTAAAATGGAATTAGATGGGTTAATTGCAGGCTGTAAAGCAATATGTATTATACGAAGTAATGAGATAACCATGCTAACAGACGATTTGACACCCACAATCCTACATCCATTAGAAGTTTATAGAGGTATGACAAGTGGAACTACAGTTAAAGAATTCTTTGAAATGTATCCTTTCTTTTGGGATTATGAAGACCACGAAAACGCAATTGTAGATGGACAAACACTATTAGGTTGTACAGCACATGCTTCAACACAACATTTATTTGCAATAGCACCAGAGTTTGAATTTGCTCAACGTCCCTATATACTTTGCACACACGGATTTACAGCAACATACAATCCATATAACTTATTAAGAATGTATTATATAGGTGGCGGATTACACTTCTTAAACTATGGTGATAATATTCCAGAACAAATACAAAAAGCAAATCCCAATTGTTGTATCTCATATCCTAATGCTGTTAAAAGAATAGTTGATGCATGTCCAGATGATTTCAATTGGAATGGAATCAAATATTGGGAAATGTCAGGTGGGCATACTCCAGAATCAATTGTTAGAAGTATTGAGAAAAAGTTTAACTTTGTATGTATGCACAACATGATGGCAAGTACAGAAGCAGACTGTCATTCTAGTGCAAAATATAGACCCGGTGATCCAATAGAAAACTTTTATGGATTTGTACACGACCCTAAATTTTATAATGGCGAACTTAAATATGATGATGAGGGTGTACTTTGGTATAGGTATGGAACACTTGATTGGCAAACAGATGGCGATAAGTTTGAGAATAGAAATGGTGCCTGGTTTTATACAGGCAGAGTGTTCGATGATGTTATTTTTATGAAAGGTGGTGTCAAGATTTATACAGGAATGGTTGAGGCTAAGGCACTTGAAACTCCTGGCGTTGAAAACGTTGCTAGTTGTGAGAAAGACGAACTTCATTACTTAATATATACAGGAGATGCATCAGCAAAGGATATTGCAAAAAGTTTTAAAGAAATGCAACCATCTAAAAGACCACACAACATATATCATGTTACTGATGAACTATTCTTTGGACAATCAAGTGAAACACTAACTCCACAAAAACTACAAAAACATAAATTAGCAGAAATTGTTTTAAATGGGCCTGCAGATCAAAGACTAGAACATATTAATCTTAAAGATCACTCTCAAGTATAATAATGAATTGGCTAAAACAAATACACCATATGCAAATTGATATTACAAGTTATTGTAACGCAAGGTGTGGTGCGTGTGCTAGAAACATAGCTGGAGGAAAAACACAGCCGTGGTTACAATTAAGTCACTTTGATAAACATATTTGGTATCGTTTATTTACTGAAGATACTATTGATACAGAAATACTTAAATTAAAACTTAATGGAAATTGGGGAGACCCAGGTATGCATCCTGATTTACCTGAATTAATTTCTGTGTTTGGTAAATGTAATCCAGAAGCATCTGTACAAATTTGTACTAATGGTGGAACACATAATGAAGAATGGTGGGGTAGTTTAGGCAATGCATTATCTAGAGATACAAAATATCATGCTGTTGATTTTGCTATTGATGGACTAGAAGACACACATTTAATATATAGGCGCTCAACAGATTATAATAAAATATTAGCAAATGCAATATCTTTTGCTAAAGCAGGTGGAAAAAGTCGTTGGATAATGACATTGTTTGATTATAATATACATCAAATAGATGAAGCAATTGAGGTAGCAAGAAAGAATAACTTTACGTCAATTAAATTTAGATATAGTCATACAAAAAATGCATTAGTTGAAACACCAACAGAAGAATACAGGTTACATACTGATAAAGCAGATAAAGTTACATTGCCAGACACAGTATATTTTAATAATTCAGTAATGTTTTCTGAAAACTCAACAAAACATACAACTGATAGTAAATGCCCATGGTATAGAGATGAACGAATACAAATTGGGCCGTGGGGCAATGTGTGGCCATGTTGCTATATTGCAGATGTAATGGAAGGAATAACTGAGATAAACCAACAAGAACAGTTAGAAAAAGAAATGCCTAATCAAGAATGGAACAATTTAACAAATCACTCATTAAATGACATACTTAGTCATAAATGGTTCAATAGTACATTAAATAGTGCTGTAGAGCACGGTAAGTATGCTGTATGTATAAATAATTGTGAAATAACAACATGAATGTAAATGACGCTATAAGAAAACGTAAATCAACACGTGCATTTTTAAATAAACAAGTGTATCCACATATTGTAATTAAAATACTAGAACAAGCAAAACGAGCACCAAGTGGCGATAATCATCAACCTTGGGACGTTGTAGTACTTACTGGTAAAGCAAAAAACAACTTATGTATTAAGTTAGAAGAAGCATTTCGTTCAGGTAAACAACCTGTTATGGATTATGAATACTATCCACAAGACAAAAAGTCTGAGAAAGATACTAAATGGTTTGGTAAGTATAAAGATAATAGAAAAGCATGTGGGATAGGGTTATACTCACAAATGGGTATTATTTCTAAAGGAATGCAAAAACAAAAAGACGACTTATATGCTAAAAACTACAGAGCTTTTGATGCACCCGTAATGCTATTATTCTTTATTGATAGAGAATTAGGGAAAGGTTCTTACGTAGACTATGGAATGTTTATACAATCTATTATGTTATTAGCAACAGAGAATGGACTAGCAACATGTTCACAAGGCTCGTTGGGTGAATATGCTGATATTATACGTGAAGAGTTGCCAAAGTACAAAGATAAGATAGTTTTATGTGGTATGAGTATGGGATATGAAGATCCATCAAACCCAATTAATCAGTATAGAACTATGAGGCAAGACATAAACGAAATAGTAAAATATTATGACGAATAAAGAACAAAAATGGCTCGATGAAGTATATGATAAAAATAATAGCGAGTTATATGACGAATGGGATAACTATCATGAACAAGTCATAGAAGGATTAGGATGGAAATGTCATACAATAGCGGCTAAATGGATTGCTGATAACTTTCCAGAAGGAACCGAAGTTGCAGACATTGGATGTGGTAACGGTCAAGTGGGTATTGGATTAGCAGAACATGATTATAAAATTGATGGATATGACTTAAATCTCAAAATGCTTGAAAGATTTATAGCAACAAACTATAGATCAATTAGTAAACATGACATTACTGAAAAAGCATTACCAAAGAAGTATAAATGTATAACAGCAATAGGTGTATTAACAAAAGGTCATGTTAATTCTATTGCGGCAGAACATTTAGCAAACAGTTTAACAAACGACGGACTACTATTTTGTAGTATGTCTAAGCACGATGGCGATTGGTTTTATGATGGTGGATGGAATGCACAATCATATTTAGATGTTGTAAATATTACACCAGTACACAGTTTAACCACCCCAGAAGGCATAAAAACGTATCATAATATGGTTATTTGGCGAAAGAAAGCAAGATCTTAGTTGACATCTTGGTAATAATGTATTATAATAATAAAGAATTCGCAATAGATTTGCGATAGAAAAGGATATAAAATGGGATATTTTATACTCGGGATTTTAATAGGATGGTTAGTACCTAGACCTAAATTAATAGGCAAGGTAGAATCATCTATATGGAGTCCAATTAAAGAAAGAATGCCAGAGAGCATAACTAAGCACTTTGGATAAAGAAGGAAGACAATGAATACAGGTAAAATAAAATGGTTCAATCCTACAAAAGGATATGGATTTATCGAAGTCGGCGGCGGTAGTAAGGATGTGTTTTTACATATTTCTGCATTACAAGAAGCTGGTATCGATACTATTACAGAAGGTGATGAAGTATCTTTTGAAATAGGTGAAAATAGAGGTAAAAGTACCGCTATTAATGTTAAAAAAGTCGCGAGCGACAGTAATACGCCAGCGGGTAACCCGCATATTGGTTAAATCATAAGGAGAAAATTATGAGTACTACAACACACGATGAAATTGTAACTAGTTACGAAACTTATCTTTCAGAGCAGGCAAACTTTGAAAACAAAGGTGTAAAAGCATCAGCGGCCCGTGCTAGGAAAGCACTAGGCGCAATTGGAAAACTTTCAAAAGCAAGACGAAAAGAAATCCAAGAAAAGAAAAACAATCTATAGGGAAGAACTACTATGTTTAACCTAGGAGATTGGCCAACTTTAACTGAAATATTTTTTGGCAAAGGTGTTGACCCAGCCAAGTATAAAGGAAGTATGATTCCTAGTTACTTGTCTGGTAAAACAAGTATGACCACAAAGAAGCCAGTTAAAACAACGGCAAAAAAGAAGATACGAGTATCATCTAAAGGTAAAATAATTAAGAAGAAGCCTATTACGGAGGTGAAGTCAGCTACTTCTAAAGCCAAAGGAAAAAAAGCATCAAAAAAAAACTAAACTTAGATGATCTTCCGTTTGAAGGACCACAGCTTTAAGAGATAGCAGAATAGTCAACTGTAATGTATTGACTACGATAAATACCATAGAGGGAATACATCATGGACGCAATTCTGACGTTACTCGCAGGAACATTTTACGGATTAATTATAGGACTTATACCAAGTGCTGGAGCCACAACAGGTCTCGTAGCACTTTTTGGTTTCATAAGTTACTTTGGTTTCGACCCATACTTGGGCGTAATATTCTGTATGGCAGTAGTTGCCTCAAGCACAACGGGTGATACTTATGCAGGAATACTATTAGGTATCCCAGGTGCAAACTCAGCCGCGGCTACAATGGTCGATGGGTATCCTTTAGCACAACAAGGTAGAGCCACAGAGGCTTTAACGGCCGCAATCACAACAAGCACAATCAATGGATTATTTTGGGGTACATTAACTTTTGCCCTATTACCTCAATATGTGAAACTTATTATGTATTTCGGCATCCCTGAACTATGGGCTTTCATCTTATTAAGTTTAGCCTGTGTAGGATTTGTCAGTAATAGGTTTTGGTTTAGAAGTATCATAGCAATTTGTGTGGGTATTTTTGTAGGATTAATAGGCATAAACCCAGAAACAAACATAGACAGATTTACTTTTGGATGGGAATATTTAGAAGATGGCGTACAACTTATGCCTTTTGTCGCTGGACTATTTGCTTTTCCTGAAATAGTACAAGGTTGGCGAAGAGGCAACTCAATTGCAACAATAGGTAAAGAAACGCATACGCATCAGACTTGGGAAGGTATTAAAGCAGTTTGGAAATATAAATGGGATGCTTTACGTGGCGGAGCAATTGGAGCATTTGTAGGATTTTTACCTGGTCTTGGTGGTGCTATGGGAGATTGGATGAGTTACGGTGCTACAGTAGCAAGTCATCCTGAAGAAGAATTTGGTAAAGGTAACCTAAGAGGTGTTATAGGGCCAGAAGGTAGTAACAATGCCCAAAAGGCAACTAGTATGATTCCAACAGTATTGTTTGGAATACCTGGAGCAAGTTTTGCCGCAGTACTACTAGCCTTGTTTATGTATTTGGGTTTCGAATTAGGAACACAAGAATTAGCAAATGATATAAAGTTCTTTGACAGTTTAACATTTGGATTTATGTGGGCGACAGTAATTACTGGTGTAGTTTGTGTACTATTCAATAAGCAAATTGCAAAAATAACTTATGTTCCTTACATTTATTACTTTCCATTCTTAGTAGCATTTATTATATGGGCTTGTGTTCAATACACAGGTGGTTGGCAAGATTATGCTATACTAGGTATTACTACTTGTTTAGGATTGTTTTGTAAAAAATACAAGTTTAGTAGACCTGCAATGTTAATGGCATTTATACTTGCTACAAAGATAGAAGCATTAACATTACAAATGACAACAATTTATTCAATAGATAAACTAATGACAAGACCGTTGTTCTTAGTGATAATGAGTTGTGTAATTATGTTGTTAGTATTCAGCATAGTTAAAAGAAGTAAACTAGAATATGCTTAATTTAATAAATACATATACAATTCCAAGGAGACAAGAATGAAGAAAATTCTAATGGTCCTAGTGTTATCACTAGGAATCGCAACATCAGCACTTGCTGAAACATTTACATTTGTTGTTCCACAGAAACCAGGTTCTGGTACTACTGTGTGGACAGAAATTGTACTTAAAGAACTGGCTAGGTTTATGCCAGAACACACTCTAAAACTTAGAAACTTTCCAGGTGCTAGAGATATACCGGCAGTTAATGCCTTTCAAAACGAATTAAGATTTGACGATACTATTATTATGGTTTCACATGGTGGTAATGGTGTATCATTCTTACAAGAACAAGTTGATTACAACTATGCTGATTGGGAATCAATTGGTATGATGAACTTAAACATCATTGTTGGTAAAAGACTTGATGCAGATTTAGACAATATTATATTTGCATCTAATCCAGGTCGTGTTCCAGATGCAATGGCACTAGCTCTATTATTATGTGGACCACTAGATTCCATTGATGCATACACAACTTGTTTTAAATCAAAAGTTACTTTCGTTCCAGGTTTTAAAAAGGGCGGCGACAGACGTTTAGCATTTAAACGTGGTGAACTAACTGTTGACAGAGAAAATCCTGCGGCATATAAGAAACATATTGCTCCTAACGAAGAAGCAGAAATTTGGTTCCATCATGGAATTCTACAAGCAGATGGTACACACGCAGATGACCCTAACTATCCAGGTTTACAAATGGAAATTTTATATGAGCAAAAATGGGGAGAAGCACCATCAGGTCCAATGTATGATGCATATGTACTTGTTAAGTCATTCCGTGATGCTTTACAAAAAGCATTTTGGGTAAACGCTGGTAATCCAAATGCAGAGTTGTTACAAAAAGCATTGTTAGAAATGTCTAAAGACGAGCAGGCTATCAAAGCCATTCAAAAGAAAGTTGGCAATTATGAATGGGTTATTGGTGAAGAAGGTAATGCTCGAAGAGATACACTAATGACATTTGTTACAGAAGATGCATTACGTAATTTAGTTAAATTCTCAAATGAGGCGTTAAACATTCAAGCAGTTTATAAAGAAAGCATTTTAACTCCAGATGCAGTAGACGTTGTTGAAGAAGCTGAACAATCTAAAAGCATCAGAGGTTGGCTTAAAGACTTTTTTAACTGGCAATAATTAATATTCTATCTACAAAAGGGCAACTCTGGTTGTCCTTTTTTCATTAAAACTAGTGTTATTATTTTCGCACATAATCCATAAATAGTAGTAGTTAATTAAGGAGAAGCATACTAATGAAAGTATTAATACAAGCATTAGTATTTTTTGTTTTTATACTAGGTACAGCCGCATATGCTGATCCTATTGTAACTGAAAGTACTAGTAATAGCACAGTAACAACAACCGGAAATACAACAACAACAGTAAAAAGTTCGCCACCTAGTGCGATTTCGCCTAGTATTAATAGTAATAATAGCGATTTATGTACTGTAGGTATATCAGGTGCAGTTCAAACACAGATACTTGGTATTAGTGGTGGTTCAACAGTACGTGACATGAATTGTGAAAGGCTCAAGTTAGCCAAAACAATATATGACATGGGCATGAAGGTAGCCGCAGTTAGTATAATGTGCCAAGACGAAAGAGTATTTAAAGCCATGGAAATGGCCGGCACTCCTTGTCCGTACTTAGGTAAAATTGGTGAAGAAGCTCAACAAGCATGGGATTCTAACCCTGAATTAAAGCCTGAAAACACAGAACAGGAGACTAAGAAGAATGACAAACTTGAAGGTGCTATGCAAGGCATTGGTCTTATTGGTTTGCTTATGTTTTTACTCTAGTTTCACACTAGCTGATACAACAACAACAGCCGAAACATTAAATCTAAATGATGGAACAATAACACACCCAAATGGTGGTTGCCCTTCTGGTGACTCGCCTATAACTATTGACTCATATAATTGGGGCGTTCAGGCTATTCGTTACGGAGAATGCATAGATACATTTGCAATATCCGTAGCCATTAATAACGCATTAACAGCCTCAGGTATATCTGTTGATAAAGTACATTATAAATGGCATTGGATTAACGGATGCTTTAACTATCCAGGCAAGTATTGTGATACTAATATCAGCAACAGAGTAAATCTATCTACTGGTGAAGTTCTAGAAGGTGCCTATGAGGATTATTTTGATACACTAGCCGTCACTGTAGAAATTACAGATGCTAACGGCACTGTTATTAAAACAGAAACGTGGTCACCCGATAAATGGTATCACTGGCATAACGCAAACACTTACAGTACTAATGAAACAACTGATCTTGGTGGAGCAGTCTGGCAGATACATGAAGGCAACATAGAACTTTATAATCACATAACAACAACAGGAACAATATACACACCCAATCAATTAGGTGATGTTAGGTTTAGAGTTGTAGGTAATGATGGCGGTGAATGGAATGGGTATTATGGACCAGTTATATCAAATATGCAAACATGGTTTACGTATAGAACTAATCCTTGTACCGCTTCTGCTTTATATGATCCGAGTTGCCCAGGTTATGCGGCCGCCTACGCAACATATGTATACGATACCGCCTGTGCCGCAAGTGCATTGTACGATAGTGGTTGTCCAGGCTATGCCGCGGCATATTACACACAACAATGTACAGCCGATCCACTATATGATTCGGGTTGTAATGGATATGCGTCAGCATATTATAATCAACAATGTGGGTTAAATGCATTATATGATAGTGGATGTACGGGCTATGCTGACGCCTATTTCGCTCAACAGTGTGGCATAAGTGCATTATATAATGAAGGTTGTACAGGTTATGCGGCCGCTTATTATGCACAACAATGTGGATTAAATGCATTATATGATAGTGGATGTACTGGGTACGCAGAAGCCTACTTCACTCAACAGTGTGAAATAAGTCCATTATATAATTCAGGATGTGACGGATATTTTGAGGCTAGTTGTGATGCTGACCCGTTGTATGATTTCTTATGTACTGGATATGATGTAGCATATTTTAATCAACAGTGTACATATAATCCACAATATGATGAACAGTGTACAGGTTATATACCACCCGTTGTCACGACAGATATAGATGATATAATTGATGACGGTGCAGGAACAGGCGATAGTGTTGTTGATAGTGTTATTGAAGCACCAGCATTACCACCAACAGTTATAATAATACCACCTCCACTTGAACCCGAACCAATGCCTGAACCTGAACCTGAACCTGAACCAGAACCAACACCTGAGGTAGTGATTGTAGGACCTAATGTTATAGAAACAACACCTGAGGTAGTTGAACCACCTACAATAATAGAACAAATAGAACAAGAAATAGAACAAGAAATAGAACAAGAAATAGAAGAACAAATGGAACAAGAATTAATTACAGAAGAAGTGGAAACAGAAACGGAGGCCGGCACTGAAGAAGTAGTTGAGGAAGAGGTAATAGAGGAAGAAGCAATTGAAGAAGAAGTAATAGAGGAAGAAGTAATAGAGGAAGAAGCAATTGAAGAAGAAGCAATTGAAGAAGAAGTAATAGAGGACGAAACAGTAGAAGAAGAAGTAGTTGAAGAAGAGGCTCCTGAAGATGAGTCGAAAGAATCAGCAGAGGACACAAGTACTGAAACAGTTGTAACTAAAACTAAAACTAAAAAACTAACAAAGGCAGAAAAACAAAAGGCTAAAGAAAAGAAAATGAGAGAAATAATTACAGAAAAGTTAAAAGAGTTAGCAATTGCAGTAGGAGAAGCACAGTCATTAGAAGACCAGCAGGCCCTACAACAATTAATAGCGGCGTTGATTAATTATGTGCCAGGATTTAATGCATATGGAAAACTAATGATTCCTGGCGTAGACTTTTATCAACCTGAAGATATATACTTAGATAAAAAGATACCAGAGAACCAACGAGGTTTGAGAAATGGACTTGCGAGTGAACTCCTTCATAAGAAGATGGTTGACATGCAATATGAAGGAATGGAGTAAAACACATGAGTGAAAAAACAACACTAGAAGTAGGCGGGTTAAAGTTTACAGGTGGTAAATTATTTTTAGTTCTAACAGTGTTAAGTGCATTAGGTGGTGCGGCTTGGGGAGGCTTTGAGTTCTATAATGACTATAGAATGATGAAAGCCAAAATAGAAAGATATGTAGCACCTGACCTAAGTGGAATTAGATCCGAACTAGCAGTAGTTAATACTAAGTTAGACGAAGCACTAGAGTATTCAAAGGATATTAAGAACGGATTACGTGATGATATTGTTAGATTAGAGAGAATAGTTGACCAAGTTGAAGATGATGTTAATGATATTGACGAAGATGTACGTGAACTATTAACATTAGCTGACCAACGTTTTGAAAACAAACGTGACCAGTTATTAACAGATTACGAACAAAAAGCAGATAGTCTAAGAACTAGCACCGATCTTAAACTTACAGATCTTGAAGAAAGACTCAATAAAAGATTACAAAGAGCATTAGATAACCCACTTGCACAATAATTGATAATTGCAACACCCCCCAAATCGGGGTGTTGTTGTTGTCGATAAATATAGTTATAACGAGACAAAACCCGCACAATCACTTGACATTTCAGTCAACTTAATGTATTATATGATAAAGGAAATAGTTTATGTTAGATGTTTTCATGCTAACGTTCGGAGAACCAGAAGCAGATGATAATTTTAAAATACTACAAGAAAAAGCACCACATGCTAAACGCATAGACGGTGTTGAAGGATTACTTAACGCACATAAAGCCTGTGCTGAAGAATCACGCACAAGTTATTTTTATGTGTGTGACGCAGACGCAGTTATAACAGAAAACTTTGCATTTAAGTTTACACCAAGCGATAGACGATTGGCTTATCCAGGTGTAAAAGAAACAGAATGTGTATTTACATATCGTAGCCACAATCCTATTAATGATTTAGTGTACGGCAATGGTGCATTAAAACTATTTCCTAAAAAGAATTTACTAGCAGTAAAAGAGTTTAAAGTAGATATGACTACAAGCATTGGAGCAATATTTAAGCCAATGTTTGAAATTTCAAATATAACACAGTTTAATACAGACCCATTTAACACATGGCGAAGTGCATTTAGAGAATGTACTAAACTTTCAAGTAATATCATTGACAATAATAAACAAATAGATGATGCATACAGATTGAAAGTATGGTGCGAACGTGGCGAGGACAGGCGTTACGGAGACTATGCAATACTAGGTGCTAACCAAGGCAGAGACTTTGGAGAGCATTATAAAAATAACACTAAAGCATTAAATAAGATTAATGATTGGGAATGGCTAAAGGAAAAGTTTAATGAAGCACTCTGAATTTACAAGTAAGTTTCATTGGTTGAATGGACTGAGCGAATACTTTCGGGCTACCGGACAAGAAGAAAAATACGAGCCAGTATTTAAAGCATTATATCATCAAAACTATTATCGTAAACGTGATATAATAATGAATATGATAGAAGGCAAATACGAAGGAATTGAAAAAGTTCCATATGAGTTGCGTAGAGCCTGGGTGAACATGCTTTTAAATGAACATATGGATGATGTAGAAGTAAAAACAGAACTCATTACTAGTTTAATTGCAACAGTGGCAGATGATGATTTTGTTAATAGAATTTGTAGATTTATTGATTACTTTGTAGTTGATCATGCAACATCTTTATTACTTCCTGACTTAGGAGACTTTTTATCACGTGGACAAGTAAAGAGTAAAATTTGGTTAGCAACCGAACTTGCAAAATGTGTAGAAGGTAACTTAGGTAATGTAGTATTTTATGGTGGTTGGTATAATTTTGTAGCATACTTTTTATTCTCACAGTTTGAAGTAAATAAAATTTATACTGTTGATAACGATCCAAAAGTTATTCCTCCTACTGAATGTTTATACGAAAAAGAAGTTAGCGAAGGTAAATTCTTTGCTATTACACATGATGTTAACAAAATTAAATGGAATGGAAAGAGCATGATATATAATGCTCATCATACTGAACATGAAGAAAAGATTCATATGGTCATTAATACAAGTTGCGAACATATGAATAATACTTGGTTTGAAAATTTACCAGAAGGAACGTTTGTAATACTACACACAAATGATTATTTTGATAATCCACAACATAGTAATTGTTGTGAAGATATAGAAGAAGCTAAGTCTAAATATCCAATGCAGAGTATAATGTATGAAGGTAATTTAGACACTGAGCTTTATAATAGGTTTATGCTAATCGGCATTAAATAAAACATATGAAAGATGTAATATACATAGATTTTGTTATGGATGACTTTACTGAGCATTCTGATATGGATGCGTGTTGTAAAATATCAGCAGAGATAGGTGCAAAAGGATTAGTATACGGGCCAGACTTTTGGTTTCATGAATCATATCGCGAAGGTGATGAACAAGTTCTTAAGTTTGGATTTAGAGATAAACATGAAGCTATGCTAATTAGACTAGCAGGTGTTCAAAAATTAACATTACATTAATATGAAATCGACAGCAGTAATAAGATTTTTTACAGACGAGTACACTGACAATACAGATGCATTTGCCACTTACGATGCTATTGCAAACATAGCATCATTACTAGGGCAAGAAGGACTAAAGTATAATGTTGATTATAAATTAGCAGAAGTATTTTATAAAGAAACAAACGGAAGACAAATATTAGCATTTGAATTTGTAGACGAAAAAAGAGCTATGCTATTAAAGTTAAAAGGAATTGAAGATTAAAATGGATAAAGAATTGTGGAATGTAATACTTGATAATTATACACTAAGAGAATTACAGAGAGAAGCGGCACGAGCAATTAGTACAATGCCTGCAGACAACAATAGTATCTATAAATTTAATAAAGAAGCACATCATAACAGTCAGCAATGGTATAGAGCTGTTATTATATATTACTGTGAAGAGCACGGTGGATTTCCAAGTGAAATTGGACCAGGAAAAAATGTGAAACTAATAATGGATGATTAAATATGTATTTAAAAATAAACGATATAGGTGGTGTAGTTGTTAAAGATAATAAAACATATAAACTTAAAGATAACACATTATTAAATAATCTTGTTGTTAGTTCAACAGACTTAAAACCATACCAAAGTACAAACGGACATACACATCCTGGCCAAGAAGAAGTTTATTATTTTGTTAAAGGTGCAGGAACAATGTATTTAAATGATGTTCCAAAGTTTGTAGAAGCAGGTGATGTAGTTTTGATAGAAGACGGAGTACATCATAGAGTGAGTTGTGGACCAGAAGGACTATATTTTGTTTGTGTCTTTGATGGTAAGCGATCACATTGATGGAACTATTATTAACTAATATAATATATGTAGGCTTTAGATTATTAGTTACAGCACATATAGTAAAATTCTTTCATAAATATTTTCCATTTGGAATTGCAGTATTAATTGCCGCACAGGTTAGTTTTTTATATGACGGTGGAATATTTGCATACTTATTTCAAGCACAAGCATTGCCAGAAGCAATGGAAATACTACAAGCAAATATATTATATACATTGCGAGTAGGAATAGCATGGTGGATTATTAAAATGCTATGGGATAAGCTAAATAATTATTACTTAGCAGTCTTTATTGGTGCTGAATTAACATTTATAGTAGACTATTTTATATTTGATGGATTATATTAATGTACAATTATAAGCAAATAAACGAAGTTCATTTAGAAGTTACACAACGTTGTAATGCAAGTTGCCCTATGTGTGACCGTAATGAAAATGGTGGACCAGTTAATCAACATATCAGAGGAAATTTACAAGAATTAACACTTGATGATTGTATTGATATATTTCCAGCAGACTTTATAGCACAATTAAAAACAATGTATATGTGTGGTAACTTGGGCGACCCAATTAGTGCTAGAGATACATTAGAAATATTTCAATGGTTTAGAGATTGTAATCCTAATATGTGGTTAAGCATGAATACAAACGCAGGTGCTAGAGATGTAGAGTGGTGGGCTGATGTAGCAAAAGTAATAGGTAAAAATGGATGTGTTATCTTTAGTGTAGATGGGCTTGAAGAAACTAATCATTTATATAGGCAAGGAGTTAAATGGGAGTACGTTGAACGTAACATGAAAGCATTTATTGCCGCTGGTGGCAGAGCTCGTTGGGACTATTTAATATTTGAACATAGTGAATGTGATGTTGAACGTGCTGAACAACTTGCTAAAGAATGGGGCGTTGAACGTTTTATGAAAAAGAAAACAGGTCGCTTTGTTAGAGCAGACAGTACAGCTAAACAAACACACCAAGCAAAGAATCGTAAAGGTGCAGATATGCAAAAACTTGCTAAACCTAAAAAAGCAGAACATCAAAACCTTGCACTATTAAAACAAGAAGAGATTGAAAAAACGTATGGTAGTATGATGGACTATTATAATCAAGCAACAATAACATGTAAAGTAGCAAAGAAAGACCTTAAAAGTATTTTTATAACAGCAGAAGGATTAGTTATGCCTTGTTGTTGGACAGCAGGTCGTATGTATAAATGGTGGCACACTGATCCTAAAGTGGAACAGATATGGGACTTTATAGACAGAGTAGGAGGCAAGAATGGAATTAGTGCTAAGATAAATACCATAAAGGGTGTCTTTGAAAGTGGCATTATGAAAGATATACAACGTAGCTGGACATTAAACAGCATTAAAGAAGGTAAATTGGGAGTTTGTGCTATGAAATGTGGCACTGAATTTGATCCATATGGGGAGCAGTTTAAATGACAATGAGTTTAGATGACTTACCAACAAAAAGTTTTTGTATATTACCTTGGGTAAGTGCCAATATTGGCTCTGAAGGTGATGTAGTTCCTTGTTGCTTATGGCATGGTAAGAGTGCAAGATTTGCCAAAGAACATAATGTGAAACGAGCAATGGTTAGCGATGGATTAACAAATGCTAGAAACAGTGAATATTTTCAAAAAATCAGACAAATGATGCTCGAAGGTAAAAGACCAAGCGGTTGTAATGTATGTTATAAAAATGAAGATAGCAAATTCCACAAAAATCACAAAGAGGCATACGGAAAAGAACATCTTAGAACTATACATCATAAAAGATTCGCACCTTGGTATAGATTTCATACGTATAAAAACGAACCAATGGCTATGAAATGGTTGGAGACGGGATTAAGCAACCTATGTAATATGGCATGTGTAATGTGTAACGGCGGCTCTAGTAGCATAATATATAGTGCATTTAATCCTGGAAAAAGTATTCCTAAAGGATTTATTCAATCAATAGATAGTATAGATGAAGACTTAGAAGGATTAAAGTTACTAACACTCTTAGGTGGCGAGCCTATGATAGAAAAGAAACATGATACGTTCTTAGAAACGATTATAGAACAAAATAAAAACCCCAATACTTTAGAAATAGACTACCACACAAATGGAAGTATACTTCCTAGTCAACGTGTAATTGAGCAATGGAAGAAAGTAAAACAAGTTAGAATTGTTTTCAGTATGGATAGTGTTGGCAAACATGTAAAAATACAACGCCCTGGTAACTATGAATGGCAAGATATAGAAGATACTGTAGACAAGTACGTACAATTAGCAGAAAGTAATGCTAATATTATATTTTCAGTTAATGTATTACTTACAGCATTAAACATAGGGTGCATAACAGAAACATGTGATTATCTTTATAGCAAATTAAAGAATTCAAAAACTGGCTGGATGCACACAAATAGAATTGCACCCGGAATGGAATGGCATAGATATATTGATTATAGAAACTTGGGTAAAAAAACTAAACAAAGAATTAAAGACAAATGGAAAAAATGGGAAGATAGTAATCCGCCAGTTTTAGCTGACAAAGATCATGCAATATCTAGACTGTATCAAATAGCAAAAGTATCTATAAACGAAGAGGGAGACATGGATGAACCACTTACAAAAGAACTTATGCTAAAAAAACATCCTCAGGCTAAATTATGGAAATTATATAAACAAGACTTAAAGGAATTAGATATATGATTGAGCTGTTTCTTAGTGCAATTCCAAATGTACTTTCTGCTATGTTTGTTGGAAGTATAGCAGGCGGACTAGTACAGGTATGTGAAAATGATATACCTAAACTTAAGAATCTTAAACCCAAACTATCAAAAGTTATGATTGAAAGAGAAGTATCAGAAGACATTCGAACTGCTTTTTGGGATTCATATGATAATATCTATAATGGACCTAAACTTCCATCAGCCTGCGAGGAGGCTTTACAAGCAGTAGGTACATCAAAACAAGAAGTTATAGATGAAATTAGTCCAGAAAAAAGCACACATGAACAAAGATTTAGATAATAAAAAACCAGCTTGTTATGTTCCATGGGTTACTCGATATGACTGGGGAAATGGAGATATAACTCCTTGCTGTGAGTTTGATCCTAATACGAAAATCAAAACAACAGAAAATATGTCATTAGAGGATAGCTTTAATCATCCCAAAATGAAAGCATTAAGAACACAATTATTAACTTGTGATAAAAATGATATTGATGCCCTCCCGACTGGTTGCAACCAATGTAAAGTATTTGAAAAAGCAGGAATGAAGGACTCAATGAGGCTAGCCGTTACTGATGTAGTCGAAAGAGCTGAACAAAACTCATCATATAAATTTAACCCTGATGAATTTAAGTTGCTATGGTTAGATTATAGAGAGAGTAACCTTTGTAACTTTAGTTGCAAAATGTGTGGTGAGGATTTGAGCAGTACACACGCAAAGATACAAGGAAAATATGGCAAGACAGGTATAATAAAAAGTCCTCATAAATTACAAATGTACTTAGATAGATTAGATGAAGTGAAATATGTTCAATTCTTAGGTGGTGAACCAGTATTAACTGATTCAATGTATATTATTCTAAAAGAAATAAAAAAGCGTAACCTACAGCATCAGATTTGCATGAATATTACAACCAATGGTAGTTTACTGCATAAAGATAACGATAGTTTATTAGAATTATGTAAAGGATTTGATGCTGTACAAATTGCAATAAGCATTGATTGTATGGGAGATCAACATAATTATTGGAGGCACAAAGGTACATGGAATATAGTATGGAAAAACACACGTGAAATAGAAAAATGGGTACACTCTCAAGACGGTGCAAATATGAAAATAAGAACTGCTATTGGTTGGCCAAATGCATATGCTGCCAGAAAGACATTTGATATATTTGCTGATAAGTTAGGCAATGGCAAAGTAATTCATGTATGGAATTTAGTTAATATTCCAAGAGGATTAAGTCTTACACAATTGCCTCAAGACAGATTAGATGATTTATCCGTTTGGTGGAAGGATTATCCAGATGTAGCAAAAATGTTTAAAAATACTATATCTAACCCTAATATAAGAGAATTAATGTGGGTAAAAAAAGATATATTTAAGAAACATGATGCATGGCATGGAAACAGTTTTGTAAAGGCCTTTCCTGAATTTGAAGATTTTTATAACAATATAGAAGATATGTAATGAATAATAAAAGACCAGCTTGTTATGCTCCATGGGTTACCACATATGAATGGTCTAATGGAGATATAACTCCTTGTTGTGAATGGGATAGAGGAGAAGATGTTGACCACATCATGCATTCAAAAAAGCATCTATCATTTGAAGATAGATTTAATCATTCTAACTCACAAGCACTGCGAAAGAAAATGATGGAAGGACCTATTACAAATATACCTGGGTGTACCCATTGTGTTAATAATGAAAGATTAGGAGCATTCTCACATAGGCAATATCTTGATAAGTTAGTAGAAGATAGACAACCAATAGATCTAAATAAATTTATGTTAGTACATATGGATTATAGAGAAAGTAATCTGTGTAATTTTAGTTGTAAAATGTGTGGACACGATTTAAGTAGCACACATGCTGTAATAAGAAATTGGATTGATGGTGATAACAAACAATTTCCAAAAGATGGAGTAAGAAAAAATCAACATCATTTACAAATGTATTTAGATAGATTAGATGAAGTTAAAATAATACATTTCTTAGGTGGCGAGCCTATGTTAATGGACTCAATGTATATCATTTTAGAAGAAATAAAAAAACGCGATATAGGAAAAAATATAAATGTACGTATTACAACTAACGGTAGTTTATTACATAGAGAAAAAGATAATCTATTTGAATATTTAGAAGGAATAAAGTACAAAGCATTTTTTATAAGTATAGAGGCTATAGGCGATCAACATAACTATTGGCGACATAAAGGCACATGGAATATTGTATGGAAAAATACTCTTGAGATAAACAAATATGTAAAAGAGAATAAACGTAATACAGGAATAGGAATTAGAACTGTATTATCATGGCCAACTGCATATGCGGCAAAAAAAGCATTTGATTTAATGAAAGACAATGGTATAGATCACGGTTATACCTTTATCATGGATCCAAAAGGATTAAGAATATCACAGTTACCACAGCATCACCTTGATGCTTTAGTTGAACATTGGAAAGAATATCCAGAAATACAGGATGCATTCTTAAATACTAAATCAAGAATTAATTGGGCAGAACTTAGCGAACAAAAAAAGACAATGATGCAACATGATGCATGGCATAAAAATAGTTTCGTAGATGCATTTCCTGAATTTGAAGAGTTTTATAACAAGATCCCTTAAATATAAGCACTTATATAGGTTGACTTAACCTAATTTCCTTGCTATAATAACTAATAAAACAACAATTAACCAATCAATCGGAGAAAATCCCACAATGATTGACATGAACTTAAACGGCGAGCAATTTGCTAAAGACTATTTTAAATGGTCAGCATATTATAACTATATGCTAGTATCATTCTATGTAACTAGAATATCAAAGCAATGTGCAAGGTTTGACAAACCATTTCCATGGAATGTAAACTTTTATTCATTACATACTGACAAATATGTATTAACCAATGAATCAAATAGAGCTACAATGGGAAGAAATTTTGATGATACTCATTTTGTGCAAGATACATATTATAATATAGCCAGATACATATACAATCATCCCAACGAGGATAAACAATCAATCAAACAATATCTATTAGACGAAGGGCGATGCATACCCAAAGCATTCGCTATGCAATACATTATTGGTGCAATAGAAACATCTGACCTAGAAGCATTTAAACTATGCTTAAATAAATTAAGAATAATAAAATGGGATGAGGCTATGACAAATGGTGTATCTAAATGGGACGTAAGTTGGGATGGATTAAACTTATAATGACAACACACGCAATGATAGATTTAGAAACACTAGGCACTACACCAGATTGTGCAGTACTAACAATTGGTGGTGTTAAGTTTGATCCTAATCTTATTCATAAACCAACACAAGAATTTTATTATAGATTTGAAGTAAATGAACAATTAGATAAAGGTAGGACTACTTTAGAAAGTACACTTGAGTGGTGGGGTAAACAAGATGAAGCAGTGCGTGAAGAAGCCCTAGGTGACGGGAATCGTACACCTGTAATAGAAGTACTTCAAGCATTAAACAAGTGGTGCGTAGGAGTTGATGCTTTTTGGTGTCAAGGTCCTGCATTTGATATATGTATATTGGAAAATTTATATAGACAATATGATCATCATATACCTTGGGCTTTTTGGAAAATTAAAGATAGTAGAACACTGTTTAGTATTATGCCAAAAGACCCACGTAAAGAAATAAACTTTTCGGCACACAATGCATTAGAAGATTGTAAAGTACAAGCAATGTGTGTACAGCAAACAATAAAAGAATTAGGTTTAACCATAAGGTAGACTTGAGAAGTATTAGAAACATCAATTTTAAACTCATAAATCAATGTTTTTGTTGACATTTTCTAAATACTATTATACAATAAAGTAACTAAACACAGGAGAAAGTATATGAGTACAAGAGATATAGTGCAAGACATTGTCAAGCACACAGCCGGCCTAGGCTTTATTACATCAGTAAAAGTAACAGGTACAGACGAAAGCACGACACTAGATGCAATGGATGCAGATCGTACAGTGATTTTACAGGCTAAACTACACAACACAGTAGACGAGTTCAAAGGTGAATTTGGACTTGGTAACCTTGGATTTTTAGCAGGTGTTACAGCATTACCAAACTATCAAACAGATGATTCAACAGTAGAAGTTGTATCACGTGAACGTAATGGAGTTGCAAGTCCAGATCATTTGATGTTCAGAGATGTTGAAGGTAACACAGACCAATATCGTTTTATGAGCAAAGAAATTATTGAACAAACTTTACAAACAGTTAAGTTCAAAGGTGTTGAATGGGATGTAACACTTGAGCCAACTAAAGCAAAAGTAAATGAATTACAAGCAGTAGCAGGAATATATGGTGGTATTGAACCAAACTTTACAGTTAAAACTGATAAAGATGCAAACCTTATTATTACTGTTGGTGCCGCTGATGGTAGTTTTACAGGTAAACGTACATTTGCACAAAATGTAAATGGTGAAATCACAGAAGGTTATGCATGGCCATTAAACCAAGTACTAGCAATTTTAAGACTTGGAATGAGTGGAACGTGTGTAATGCAAATTAGTAAGAAAGGTGCATTGTTAATTTCAGTTGATTCTGGCATTGGCAAGTATGATTATATTTTACCAGCACTAACAGTATAGGATAAAGACGACGTGGCAGACATAAAAAACTTAACAGAAAGCAATAAAGACTACAGTGTATTCTTACCGAGTATCAGTAGTTTTTATTCAAAGTTTATAGCCCAAGCACAAAAGCGTCCAGACTTTGTTAAGCCTGAACGTATGCCTAAAGGATTTGAATTTGGGATAGATGGCTTTGACTTTTTAAAACCAAAAAATAGTTACTATCATTACAAATGGGGATTATACTCTGCAGGTCATGCTACTCGCGATACAGCGAAAAGTGATGTGCAAGAGCCAATGATCCAAAAACGTGATAGAGAAACTAGTTTTATTCTCGGCGACAGTGGCGGATATCAAATTGCTACTGGTGTAATTCAGTGTGATTGGGAAAACTTTAAAACAAATGATGATCTACGTAAAACAATGCTTAACTGGTTAGAACATACGTGTGATTATAGTATGATACTAGATGTACCAACACTTGCCGCGGCTCCACCGTTGAATGCAAAGACAGGATTAAGAGATTGGATAGATTGCTTAGATTATACAATTCATAATAATGATTACTTTGTAAGACACAGAACAGGTAATACAAAGTTTTTAAATGTATTACAAGGAAACAACGAACAACAAGCAGACGATTGGTATAATGCAGTTAAGAACTATCAGTTTGAAGGATGGGCAATGGCTGGTTATAATATGAAGCAGTTACATCTTGCATTGCGTAGGCTTATTGTATTAAGAGATGAGAAGATGCTTGACCCAGGTAGAGATTTAATTCACTATCTAGGAACAAGTAAATTAAATTGGGCGTGTATTTTTACAGCCATACAACGTAATATTAGAGAAACTATTAATCCAAATATGATGGTATCATATGATGCGGCTAGTCCTTTTCTTACAACAGCCAAAGGACAAGCATACAGTCAGCATGTACATAGAAACGATAAGTTTAGTAATGTTATGGAACAAGCAGTAGATGATAAACGTTTACAATATAGTAATATACCTTTTCCATTTAATAGTCCTATTGGGCAACGTATGACAATGGGAGACATTTGTTATATGGGACCAGGTATGCTTAATAAAATTGGCAAGGAAGGCAAGACTAGTTGGGATAGTTTCTCATACTTCTTGCTAATGGCACATAACGTTTATCAACATATTGAAAGTGTACAACGTGCTAATGCATTATCTGATATTGCATGTACAAGATATAAGCCAAACCATTTAGAATGGAGTAAAGTAAAAGCGAAACAACAAGAATTTGACTTATGGGTTCCACGTGATGTAATTTATGTTACAGAATTCATTAACAAATTATTTAAGAGCGAAACGCCTATGCAATTGCTTAACGAAGGTGAAGCAATGCTAACAAACTTTAGTGGAATGAAATCCATCAAAACATCACAAGGTGCATTTGATAGTTTGTTTGATTCGGGCGATAACATTCAAGAGGAATCCGACGGTGAGTACACGGCGGAACAAGTAGAAGCGGCGGAGGATTTCTTAGAACACCTATAAACAAGGAGAGATTATTATGGGAAGTGGTACAGTTAACAGTAAAAAAAGACATTTAGAACATTTGATTGAGAAACATAGAAACTTAGATGAACAAATAACAGCTTTTTATAATCAAATGCATCCAGATGAGAAAATTAGGCAAATGAAATTTGATAAGTTAATGTTAAAACAAGAAATCGCAAGTTTAGAAACAGAAATAGCAGGAATGAAAGATTAGATTATGAAAAGAGATATAGGTGTACAAGGAGATACAAAGTATTTTATCGGCAACGAAGTTGAAAAAACTCCTGCCTTGCATATGAAAACATTATTTGTTAATGGTATGCTTGACCCTAATGATGTTGTAGCCAATGCAAAGTATAATGGCATACATCATGTATATCTAGGAGCTAATCAAAGTTTTTGGTTAGACGACAAAGACGCTTCAGGTGTAGCGACACCAGAACAATTTAGAGGATGGAATAATCTATTTAATAAATTAAGAGAAGAAGGTTTTTGGATTACTTTAGATTATGATCTAAAATATCATTCATGGGTATTAGAACAAGGATTTAATAAGTATGAAAAATTTATTAGTATGATTAGTGCTAAACTACCAAACATTGATCAACTAAATGAAAATGCTAGACTTAAACTCGATGATAGAGATTTTAAATTTAGTAACAACGGTGTATGGGTTCACCCTGTACAACAACTAAAATCACAGGAAAGTATTACAACCTGGGATGAATATAAAAATGACAAGGAGATGCAAAATGACTAAGAAAATACGTCTAATGGACGAAACAGGTGAAGAGATGTCTGTAGATAATAAAACAGATGAAACAGCATCAATGGATTCAGACATAGTTGTAAAGCAACTCATGAAATACCTTGAAGCAATTGATTGGAAATTATGGGAAATGCTTAAATTAATGAAGGCTGAAAAAGACCAAGAAGATGAGGAAGAAGAGAAAACAGATGCTTAACGTAACACAAAGACAAATTTGGGTAACATTTCAAAAGGAAGGTATACATTTATATCCTGCCGCAAAAGATGATCCAAAGTTGGCAACAGGTGAATGGGACGATGTTTCATTCTTAGGTGTACCACACAGGCACATCTTTCACTTTCGAGTAGCAATTGATGTATTCCATGATGATAGAGATATTGAATTTATTCAATTCAAACGTTGGCTAGAATCATTATATGCTACAGATACATTAGAACTAAATCATCGTAGTTGTGAGATGATTGCAGAGGAATTAGCACAGGAAATACACAACAAATATCCAGGACGTTCTATAACAATTAGTGTTGCTGAGGATAATGAGAACGGAGCAACAATGACTTTTAACCCTAAACAAGGATAACGAAAATGTCTGAAGAAGAAAAAAAAGATATTCCAGTAAGTAACCCAGGTTCAGGTAATTATTTTAAAAACATGGGCTATTATAATATTAATGATATTAAATATGATTTACTTAAAATTATACAACCGTATGATGGATATATGTATAATGAAGTAGAAACTAATAAACTTATTAGTGTTTTTACATCATATTTGGGTGACCTAAAGAGAAGTTACAAAGTTTATAGTTTTGAAATTGCACCAACTGAAAAAGAAAATGCAATTACATTTGATATTCAAATCAAAATGCAAAAGGACAGAAGTCCTAAGAAACTAAAAATTCATGTTGGTAAACTTTGGTTACCAAAGAAAGAGGAAGAAGAGGAAACAAATGCGTAAATTATTTTATATGGGCCTTGAACCTTACGAAGGTAGATACACATTACAGTTACAAGACTGGAGTGAAGAGGCTTTTAAAGAACGTGGTATAGATTATGTAATCGTGCCAGGTAAAACTATCGACAATACTAAATCAATTTCAGTAGGACAAGTGTTAGACGCACATGGTCGTTCATACTTTGGTATGAGTCAGCTCATGAACCTGGTACAAATGATGCGTAACGGAGAGTGCGGAGGAGAAGATGTAGTATTTTTTGAAGATATGTTTCAACCCGGTATTGAAAGTCTTCCATACATTATGTGTCAAATTCCAAAAGAACAACAACCAAAGATTTATTTACGTTGTTTAGCACAAGCAATTGACCCTGATGACTTTGTTCATGTATGGGGTATGAGTAAGTGGATGAGTTTGTATGAACGTATGTGTAACGAAATACCAAATGTACACATACTAGCAACAAACGAAGAAATGGTTGCTCATATGAGAATTGCTAATTGGAATGCACCTATCTATAATATTTCAGGTTTAAGTTTTGGCAAGAGGGAAGTGCTCTCCAGAATTAACAACCAAGTTAAGCCATGGGCAGAACGTAGTGACAGAGTGGTGTTTGCCGCACGTTTTGATCAGGAGAAGCAACCAGACTTCTTCATGGATATTATTGAGATGGTGAAGGCTATTAATCCTAATATTGAATTTGCAGTACTAAGTGGCGGACCGTTGCGTAGTAACAATCAAAAGTATTTGGATAGAGCCTTACAAATGGAAGCGGATGGCAAACTTACAATCCTAAAAGACTTACAAAAGAATGAATACTATAATGTAGTTAATGATTCTAAAGTAATGTTTAATTGTGCATTGCAAGACTGGGTATCAAATACTGTCAGTGAAGCAGATGCATTGGGTTGTAATGTTGTTTATCCTGCATACAGAAGTTTTCCAGAAACGTTTGCAAACGATCATACAAGACTTTATATGCCTTGGAGCAAGGAAGATGCAGTAAGCAAAATCCTTACAGGTATTGAAGCACCAAGTAAAAACATGGGTAAGATTAGTGATCACACTAATGGTACTATTGATCGTATGCTTGATATTATGGAAGGTAGTTATAAACACAACAATTGGTTACGTAATGGAAATAGATATAGAGATCATGTAGCAAAGGAAAAATATTAATGAAAGTATTAGTAACAGGAGCATCAGGATATATAGGATCACAAACTTGTAACTACCTACATCAACAAGGACATACTCTATCTGGTGTAGATAGAAATATAATTAAACATCGATATTGTAGAGAAACTTATATTGGTAATTACAGTGATAATGTAATGGATATTATGTTACAAAATGTAGATGCAGTTGTTCATATTGGTGCAACAAGTTTAGTAGGACCTAGTGTATTAGATCCTAGTAAGTATTATAATAATAATGTAGTAGGAACTCTAAAACTACTAGATGCTTGTAATAAGAATGGAGTTAAACGTTTTGTTTTTGCAAGTAGTGCCGCAGTATATGGAGAACCAAACGGTGGAGTAGGTTTAGAAACTGAACAACACCAACCTATGAATCCATATGGATGGAGCAAACGTATGACAGAAATTATGTTAAATGATTATGCTACTGCATATGGAATGAATAGTGTTAGTTTACGTTTCTTTAATGTTGCAGGTGCAGACACACTTATGCTACATGGACAAGAAAAAGCCGCTACACATATTATTGCTAAACTTATAGAAATGACTATGCAAGGAAAAGAATTCACATTAAATGGTGGAGATTTTAATACACCTGATGGAACTTGTGTAAGAGATTATATACACGTAGAAGATGTGGCAAGAGCAATAGAAAACGCAATAACTTATACAAAAAATAACAATGGAGCATATATATTTAATTTGGGTAACAAACAAGGTTATAGTAATTTAGAAATTGTAGAAGCAGTAAAAAGAAACACACCTCTAAAACCTAATGTTAAAATAGGACCTGCTAGAGAAGGTGACCCTGCAACCTTAGTTGCAAATCCTGAACTAGCAAACGTAGAATTAAATTGGACACCAAAATATAATCTTGACACAATTGTTAAAACAGCATATAATTGGTATAAACAAAAAAACGACATGGAGAAAAAATAAGTGGAAATAAGCAACGTAATTAAGCAAAGGATATTAGCAAAGAATAAAAGATTTCATTGTAATGATAATATATCTGAATTCATAGAAGAAGGTGAATTAGATTTACTACAACAAGAAGTAGAAGGAAAGTTACAAGGAGTGTTAGAAAGTCTTGTAATTGACACAGATAACGATCACAATACAAAAGAAACTGCAAAACGTGTAGCAAAGATGTATGTAAAAGAAACATTTGGTGGTAGATATGAACCAATGCCAAGAGTTACAAGTTTTCCTAATATGGGATATAAGAGTATGTACACTAGTGGTCCAATTAGTATTAAGTCAACATGTGCTCACCACTTACAAAATATAGTAGGTAATGCTTGGGTAGGTATTATTCCAAATGGTGAAGTAATTGGATTAAGTAAGTTCAACAGAATTATACATCACATTGTTGAAAGACCACAAATACAAGAAGAAATGACAACACAGATTGCCAATGCATTACAAGAATATGCACAGACAACACATATTGCAGTAGTAGTTAAAGCAGAACATCATTGTATGACACACAGAGGCATACGTGAACATGAATCAGATATGACAACGGCAATCATGTTAGGTGCATTTAAAGAAGACCCGGCAACAAGAGATGAATTTTATAAAATTTGTATGAGCATGAAGGGGCATAATTCGTAATGGCAATTAAGAAAATATACTACACTTGGAAAGACGTAAAACATATGTGTGGACAAATCATTAATCAACTTTATAAAGATCAATGGAAACCAGATTATATAGTAGGAATTACAAGAGGAGGTAATGTACCTGCTACTATTTTAAGTAATACAACTGGAATTAGATGTGAAGCATTAAAAGTTTCTTTACGAGATGGGGAGTCTGGTAAGTATGGAGATAGCATTGAATGGATGGCTGAGGATGCTTTAAAAGGTAAAAAGATTTTAATAGTAGATGACATTAATGATACTGGTGCTACATTTAAATGGATTAGTGATGATTGGAAACTTAATGGACGAGCAGGCGCCTATAACAATGTTCGTTTTGCTGTTTTAACTGAGAACTTATCAAGTGATTTTGATGGTGTTAATTATTGGTGCCATGAAGTAAACAAAGCAGAAGAAGATGTTTGGTTAGTTTATCCTTGGGAAGGCGATAGAGAGTATGGACAAATATAATGTATCAAAAATATTAGAAGCACCTACTTCAGATGTTCCTTGGAAACATAAAATAATTCGCAATGCATTAAATACTGCAACAGTTATTTCATTATTAAAAGTATTTAATAGAATAGATTGGGATAATGCACCAAAAGATAATTTTGAAGACGGAATTTATACAAAAGATATATCAAAAGAATTTATTTCTTCTTTGCCATCTTCACTGGCCAAGCAAGTACTTACTGAATTAAAAAGCCCAGAAGCACACGAATTATTACTCCAACATTATAACATAGATTATAGTACTGGCTATAATGCTAGTCTTGTATTTGACTATTGTGACCCGGCAGGACTTAATGAAGAACACAATGATGCAGGTCCACGTAAAGACACTTTAACATTACAATATTATTTGCAAGTAGACGATGCATCAAGGTCATTGTATTTAAATGATATGGACACAGGTGCCACATCTAGTGATGCAGTTATATTTAAAAGTCAACCTCACACGATGCATAGTTTTAAAGCTGGCCCAGGAAAACGATTCAGTTTACGTTTACGTATAGGAACTAATATATTAAATCCATCAGTTATACAAAATAAAAGTAACAGCAAAATTGGTGTATTAATTGATTGCAAAGATATGGAAAGTGATAGTTTGCATAAATTATTAGAAGTCAACTTAGGTGCAGTAACATATAGAAATTTAATTCAACATGGATTTAGCAATATTGTAGTTTTTAGAGATCGTAATGATTTTAACGTAGCAAAAAACTTATTAAAAGAACATGGTGTAGAAAGAATACTACTAGTATTTGCTGGTGCAACTGTAAATGAACAAACATTAGACGCAGTAATATCAGCAAAACACATAACAGCACCAGTTGACGGTGATACAGTACTTCGTCAATTTGTAGTATTTGATATTAATGATAGTGAGTTTGATATAGTAGGCGATTATTTAGGTAATGTTAAAAACAAAATAACTCATGCTGACATGATGGATTTAGGTATTGCTGTATTACATCCTGACAAAGAAACTGTAGATTTTTTAGGAGAAATTAGCGAATACATGATACCAAATGGATTAGATGATAATATGAGTGACTATGATAAACAACTAGCAAATATTATTAAAAAAAGAGTAAGTAAAATAGAATATGAAGACACAAGTTGAAATTGAAATTTATGGATATGGTGGTGAATTAGTAATTGGGTCAATTACTAAAGCACAGTTTGATTATTGGCTTCCATTCATTGATAAAGGAGAAACAGAAGGATTAGATAGTCATTTATTTTGGGACCCATATGATGAAGGTGAAGGCAACCCAATTACTGATGAAAAAGATTCTTGTTTTCTTGGATATTGGCATGATATGGACAATATAGCACACTCATGTGGTGCAGATTTAGATTCATGTACAGTTGTAGTAACATCATTAGAAACAGGCGATGAAATATTTAAAACAGACGAACCTAATGTATCAGATACTGAACATTATGAAGATACTCAACTTGACCCAGGTTATTACTTTAAAGGATATGCTTATGAAAAAGGGCAATTTTTTCTTACAGAACTTGAAATAGAAGGTAAATTTGACCCTAATAAATTAACTGTAAGAATAAGCAATATTGATGGCAATCATATCATTGATCAGGTAGAATATGACGGAGAATACCTAGAAAATGAAGGTGGAGGCACAAATGGGAAGGGTAATGACTATGAATTTGTCGAAATTCCATAGATTTTACCTAAAAACCGATGTTTCTTGGTTGACAAATAACATATTTTCTGTTATTATATGTATACAATAACCATAAAAGTCAGGAGACTACAATGAAAAAACTTATTGCAACTGCGATAATGGGCATAGCAATTGCCTTTACGTCGCTTTCGGCATCTGCATATACAAGTTATTATGATGCAAATTGGTTCCAAAACATGGATCAAATGCGTCAAATTAATTTTGCAAAATCAGTCGTACGTAATTATCAGAACATTAATCAAAATTATGCAATTATCTTTGACAAATATTCTCGTTATAGCCATCTAAGTTGGTATAAAACTATTCAGACACGATATGAATGGCATTTAGGCGAAATCGCCAAGTACAATACTATTATTAATTCAGATATTGCACCTAAAGTTGTACGTACTTATGTAGAAGAAGTACCTGGAACAATTATTAATCGTGGTACTATGATCACTACTACAGACAATAATGTTGTTGAAGAACAAGATGGTAACACAATTCGAGAGTATGCAGTAATTACTGTTACTCGAACTACACCGGTTACAACTACATATTATACTAATTACAAAACTGTTAGTGTATATGATAACGGTAAAGAAACGTATCAAAACGATGTAAAAATTGATCGTAAAGAAACTATAAATGAAATTGATATACAAGTTGATCGTGAACTTATTAGAGAATATGCTCTTGTTATTCCGGAAGAAAAAACGGAAGAACCAGACGCACCTACTATAATTGTATTTACAGAAGCAGAATATCTTGCTAGAGGTGATGTTAACTACACAGTAAGTGACAGTTATTACAATGCCGTTAAAACAATGAACAGTAATATTAACGATAGTTACATTGAAAAGTTAGGTGGGTACTTTGGTAACAATCTAGATAAGATTGGAGCACCAGCGGCATGGTCTCGTGGATACACTGGTGAAGGTAGTATAATTGCAATCTTTGATACTGGTATTGACACAGACCATAGTGAGTTTGAAGATAGTATTATTGAAGCAAAATGTTTTACAAATGTATGTGAACGTGGACTTGGAACTGTAGAAGATGGTAACAGGTTTGGACACGGAACACACGTGGCAGGTATTGCCGCGGCAAACTTAGATGGTGTTGGTACTACAGGTGTAGCCTATGATGCAGACTTACTTATTGGTAAACTTGCATACGATAGTGGGTATTTCCAATTTGATAAAATACCTGAGGCAATGAAGTGGGCAGTAGAAAACGGTGCAGATGTAGTAAACATTAGTGCTGGTACAACTACAAGTTGGGCATATCGAAACAGTCTTACAGAAATTAGCGAAGGTGTTTACTATGCAGACATGACATTTGGTGATTACAATGTTCTTGGATATAACCAAATATATTCTACAAATGGCCATGGTACTGCAATGATTGAGTCAATGAAAGGTCACGAAACTGTAATGGTTCTTGCCGCTGGTAATGATCGACTTGCAGTGGCTAGTCAAGAATCACATATTGCTCTTGATTCTGAAATTGGTGATCGTGTACTTGTAGTTGGTATGTTTGACGAAAGGAAGAACAGCCTTAGTAAGTGGAGCAATGCGGCAGGAACTATTTGTCGAGAACTTAATGATGATGGCACTTGTAAATCCGATGCTCTTATTAGCGATAGGTATATTATGGCACCTGGTGTATATATTGCGGCACCAACTAACAATGGTGAATATACAACACTCACAGGTACATCGATGGCGGCCCCTCATGTAGCAGGTGCAGTTGCAATTGTACATCAAATGTGGCCACATATGACTGGTGCTAACCTTACTAAACTTTTGCTTAACACGGCAGATACAGAAGTTATTACAAATTACGATCCTAATAAACATGGACAAGGTATGCTAGACTTAGATGAAGCAACACTACCACAAGGTGCTATTGGATTAGTTACCACAGGTAGAATTGATGATAATAGAGTTAATATAAGTGACAGTGGTGTAATTGCAATGAGTGGTAATGCAAACATTTCAGCATTAAGTTCAATGATGGTAGCTGATGAGTATGATAGAGATTATTACTTTGACGCTAATAACATGGTACAAACAATAGATACAAGGACAGCAAGTCCAACATTAGCGGCAATGCATGGCTTCGCTCCAGATTACTACTTAGGTTTTAATGGTGGTAGTATTATTCCTGTAACAAACTCAGGAACACATATTGCACTTAATGATAATAATAACAATGTAAGTATTATGCAAACTTGGAATAAACTTACAGTAGGACTTGTAAACGAATCAGATAGGTTCTTAGGTAACTTTGCAGATAATGAATTTATGAGAGTTAACAATTCTAATACTGCATATTTTGGATATAGTGATAGCATAGAGTTAAACAATGGTATAAGTGTATTTGGTAATGCAACAATAGGTGCTACACGACTTGATGTAGACAATAGTTCTATGCTTAAAAGTGCAGATGTTATGATGTCTAATAGTGCTACACTTGGTGTGTCACAAACAACAGGTGGCAGTACATTTGGATTTGTAACAAGTATGCCAGTTAGTATTACAAGCGGTGACGCACACTTTAATATTCCTAGCAGTGTTACTCCTGAAGGTGATGTTGTAAGCACAGACATTAACAGTTCATTAAAGGCTGACAAGAGAGAAATTGATGTTGGAATATTTTATATAAATAGGATTACAGATACATCTTCGTGGACGGCAAATGTTGAAATGCGAAATAATTATGCAGGTTTAGATGAAACACAAGTAACTGCAGGTATAACATATAGGTTAGCATTTTAATGGAAGTACAGTCAACACAAAACATTTATCAATTTCCAAAAGCAGTAACAATGGATACAGGAATATATAATAAACGAGGCAAACTTGAAGTCATTGCAGGACCCATGTTTGCTGGTAAGAGCAGTGAGTTACTTAAACGACTACTCTTTATAGAACACGGTGGACATAAAGTGCTGGTGTTAAAACCGATTGTGGACGACAGATATCATAGTGAAAACAAAGATGAAATCGTAACACATAATAAATTAAGACACCCAGCCGTATCAGTAATTGACTTAGAACTAGTCAAAGACAATTACACAATTAAACCATATAACTTTCATTCAGTGTTTATTGATGAAGTACAATTCTTTGATACAAATGAAACTGTATGGTTTGTAGAAGAAGGTTTACGTTCAGGCGTAAACTTTGCAATAGCAGGTCTTGACCAAGACAGCAGAGGAGTGCCATTTGAAACTACCGCACGTATGCTATCATTAGCAGATGAAGTAGTTAAAATTAAAGCATTCTGTACAGTATGCGGTATTGATGCTGGTAAAACACAAAGACTAAAAGCAACAAAAAACTCAGAGAGAGTAAAAATTGGTGGTGCTGAATCGTACGAACCGAGGTGCCATGAACATTGGGAGCCCAAATAAAATGAAATACAAATACGTAAGTACAAAAGAGTATGTAGATCAGTTTCCTGTCGCTTATAGGCAATGGAAGGCTGATAGTCACTGTAACATTATTCATGGATACAGTTTTAGCATGAAGTTTTTCTTCGGTGCAAATGACCTGGATATTCGTAATTGGGTAGCAGATTACGGAGGTATGAAAGAACTTAAACAAATGCTACAAGATCAATTTGATCATACACTATTAGTTGCATCAGATGACCCTCATATTGATTGGTATAAAGAAGCCGAGAAACGTGGCATTGCAAAACTAATTGAACTTCCAAAACTTGGGTGTGAAGGATTAGCAGATCAATTATACAAATATGTAAATGGAATATACATTCCAGATATGTGGGGGCAATCAGAAGCAAAACGACTATGGTGTTTCAGAGTAGAAGTACGTGAAACACAAACTAATATGGCATATAGAGAAGGTCATAGAGAAGATAACGAAGATTTATTTGCATAGGAGGTGGCATAAAAACTAAATACATATATGCTACTAAATAGCCCATTAGAAATAGAACTTACAACAAAATGCACTCTTGGATGCCCTGCTTGTCCACGTAATAATCCTGGAGAGAAAAAAGAAGATTGGGATGTAGGGCATATGGACACAGACCTTGCTAAAAGTTTCGCAAACGATTCAGAAGACCGTTCCTATCTTTTTGTAGGATGTTATGGTGATCCAATATATCATCCAGACTTTATAGACATTGTACGATACTATGTGGATAGAAATAAGGTTCTTACTATCCATACTAATGGTAGTTTTAAAAAACAAAAATGGTGGGACGAATTAGCAAGTCTTAATTGGTCACGTAGGCAAATATTTAACTTTAGTGTAGATGGACTAGAAGAAACTAATCACTTATACAGAATTCGTGCAAACTGGAAATCCATTATGATGGGAATGAAAACAATGGGAGCACTTCCGTTAGATCGCAAACCTAATTTAGATTGGAAATATTTGGTATTTCCATACAACAAATATCAAGTAGAAGATGCAAGAAAACTTGCAAATAGTTTAGGAATGGATAGATTTCTTCCTGTTACAAGTGAAAGAAATATTAAAGATTATCATGCTGATGATCCAGAAATATATAGGTGGCCAAATGATAAAGCCTAGATGTTTACTACACAACATGCCTATGTTTTTATCTGCTGATAACAAATTAAAGCCTTGTTGTTTTTTAAATCCAATTGAAACATGGAATGAATTTAAAAAATGGGGAGAAGATAATGGGTTAGATGTAGACGGTGATTTGGATATAACAAAACATAATATAGAAACAATATTAAAAAGTAAAACATGGACTATGTTAATAGAGGGATTTAAAACAGGTAATACTCCAGAAGAGTGTCATCTTAAATGTGGGCCTGATAGTTATAGCAGTACAAATCAAACTTCCTTACATAGTGACTATAAAAAATAGGAAATTAAAATGAACATAGCAATATTCGGTTGCGGGTTTGTTGGTGGAACAGTAGCAGACTTCTTAGAAGAAACATACCAAGGTAATAAAAATAAAATAGTAAGAGTTGATCCATTACTCTATCCAGAACAAGATCCACAAGAAGCGATAGCAAATGCAGATGGTATTATAATTTGTGTACCTACTCCTAGCCTATACTTTGGTGGATGTGATGATAGTATAATTCAAAAAATTTTAAAACTATGTAACGAAAGCACTCCTATATTACTTAAAAGTACAGTAACACCAGATTTAATACAATCATACCCAGACAATGTAGTTTATAATCCAGAGTTTTTAAGAGAAGCACATGCAAAAGAAGACTTTGAAAATCAACATACATTTATATTAGGATACAACGAAGAAGACACTATTAGCGAAGTATACGCCAAATGGTGGGCTGGTTTATTTAATAAGGCTGATTGGGATGTAATTTATACAAATAGACGTACTGCAAGTATGATAAAATACACACATAATGCATGGTTGTCTACTAAAGTAGCATGGTTTCACGAGCTATATAGTGAATTACCACCAGGTGTTGACTATGACACTTTATGTAGTGCCTTGGGTAGATTTCCTACTATTGGCTCGACACATATGCAAGTGCCAAACAGTAATGGAACCCTAGGATATAGTGGTAAATGCTTTCCTAAGGACCTAAAAGCCTTGACAAAAGTGGTAAAACATAGTATACTTAATACAGTAAAAAAGACTAATGATAAACTTAATAACTCTAAAGGAGAATAAAATGAAATATATAGTAACACTGATTGCAAGTATGTTCTTGTTTTCTAATATAGCATATGCTGAAAATATGTACTCTGAAGCAGATGAAGTAAATGCTCATGTGAGACATTATTTTGAAAATGTAGAAATACAAACAAAAGTTTCAAATAGAACTTGCCAAGAAATTGATATACCTATATACAAAGATGAGAAATCATCAACTGGTGAAGTACTAGGTGGTGCAATTATCGGTGGTGTAATTGGTAATCAAATTGGTAAGGGCAAAGGTAACGATGCCGCTACTATTTTAGGTGCAATTTTAGGTGCTGATTTTGCCAATAAAAAAGGCAATAAAACTATTGTTGGTTATAAAAGAACAACAGTATGTGAAGACAACCCTACATTTGTAACTGAAGTGAAAAAAGTATACACTCACAGTATAATTAGGTTCCAACAAAACGGAAAACAGTATAATATTAAATTCATTAAACACGACCAATAGAGGGCAATATCTTGCAAAAACTTAGATATAGTGAAGCATTCTATTCAGTACAAGGTGAAGGTAAATTCGTAGGAGTACCTAGTGTATTCCTACGTACATTTGGTTGTAACTTTCGTTGTATGAACTTTGGACTAAATAGGAATGAGCCTAGTCGTGCAGAAAAACATGCACAAGGCAATCGTTATAATGATGAAGTTAAACTTCTATTAGATAATAAAGTACATGAAACTACAACTAATTTTAATGACTTACCTATTATACATACAGGATGTGACACTTATGCAAGTATCTATCCAGAATTTAAACATTTTAATAAAGAAGGAACAGTAGATGAAGTAGTAGATCATCTATTAAGTCTAACACCAGAGGGTAAGTGGACTTGCGATAATGGCCAGGATATACATCTTATATTAACTGGTGGCGAACCGTTGTTAGGGTGGCAACGATTGTACGTCGATTTATTTAATCACCCACGTATGAAGGATTTAAAAAATGTTACATTTGAAACAAACACTACACAACACTTACACAAAGATCTTAAAGACTTTCTTAGTAATCAAGACAGATTACAGATCACATGGAGCTGTAGTCCTAAACTCTCCGTTAGTGGAGAATCTTGGAGCGATGCTATACTTCCTGATGTTGCTACTGAGTATAGTAGCACTAATGGTAGTAGCATTTACCTTAAATTCGTTGTTGCTGATCGTCGTGATATTGATGAAGCTGGTAGAGCAGTTGATGAATATCGTAAAGCAGGCTTGGAATGCCCTGTGTACCTTATGCCATTGGGTGGTAGATCAGAAGAATACAATCTTAACGTCAAAGAAGTCGCAGACATCTGTATGGAACGAGGGTGGAGATTCTCACCCAGATTACACATCAGCCTCTTCGGCAATGCATGGGGAACATAAAGATCAAATGGAAAGGGCAAGAAATGCAGGATTATAGAGAAGAACTCGCTAAAGAAATATACTATAATGGATATTATGCAAAAGAAATTCAAGCACAATATCCAAAGTTTGAAGATTATTTAAATTCAGAAGACTTTGATGAAGATGCACAAAGACTAAGAAACAAATTTGACTAAACAGGAGAAGTATATGACAAAAATGGATTTTGAATTTCAACAATGGATACAACAAACATGGATGGAACATTTAGATGAAAAGTTTCATTGGAAAGAAAAAGTAGATTACACCCAAGAAGAGTGGCTTAAGAAGAATTTAGAGTTTTTAACTAACAAGTTTCAAGAAACAAAGGAGAAAGCAAATGGCTAATATATACAGTGTTTTTAATGTACATACAAGAAAAGTTATCGCAGAAGGGTTTGATAAAAAAGCAGATGCTAAAGCCAAACGTGATGAACTTTGTAAAGACTCACATGACAAATGGGCTAAGAAAGTTAAAGATGATAAGGATTTAAGTAAACCATTTCCTTATATCGTAGTAAAAGGAACGGAACACCCAAGAGTACTATGAAGCAAGGCAATTATATATTTACAAGCGAAAGTGTAAGTGCAGGACATCCTGACAAAGTAGCAGACCAAATTAGTGATGCATTAGTTGATGCAGGACTTAAAAATGGTGATGAAACAACACGAGTAGCGGTAGAAACATTAGTAACTACTAATATGGTAACAGTAGCAGGCGAAGTAAAAAACTTTAATGTTACTAAAGATCAAGTAGACGACATTATTCGTAACAAAGTTAAAGAAATTGGTTATGAACAAGATGGCTTCCATTGGGAGAAATTAAAAATTCATAATTATATACATTCACAGAGCAAAGATATTGCTCTAGGAACAGATAGTTTTGGTGCAGGAGATCAAGGAATTATGTTTGGTTATGCTTGTAATGATAACGAAGCAATGATGCCAGCACCTATTTACTATGCACATAAGATTTTAAAAGAATTAGACAATAAGCGTCGAGGTGGATATGAATATATGTTACCAGATGCAAAATCACAAATAAGTATTCAATATGAAGGCGGCGAGCCTAAACGTGTTGATCAAATAGTAGTATCACATCAACATACAAAAGGATTTGAACATAGTATTAAAATGCCGTGCAGAAATGCGGCTGAAAAAGTATTAGGAGATTTAGTAGATGAATCAACAAATTGGTATATTAACCCTACAGGAATATTCGAAACTGGAGGACCAGATGGTGACACAGGCCTTACTGGCAGAAAAATTATTGTGGATACTTATGGTGGGTATGCTCCTCACGGTGGCGGTGCATTTAGTGGTAAAGATCCTACAAAAGTAGATAGAAGTGCGGCGTACATAGCACGTTGGTTAGCAAAGAATGTTGTAGCTGATGAAATGGCAGACTGGTGTAGTATCCAATTAAGTTATGCAATTGGTGTAAAAGAACCTACAAGCATTTATGTAGACTCAAATGGGCATAATAGAAGTATTCAAAAGTTTATTGAGGAAAATATAGACTTAACACCAAAAGGAATCATTGACAGATTTGGATTATTTAAGTATAATGAGTATAGTAAGAATTGTGTATATGGACACTTTGGCGACAAAGATGTACCATGGGAAAGGATAGGATGGAAATGAGCATGTTTGATAAATTAAAGAAAATAGTTTCAAAGAACGAAAAAGAGATTTCAGCAAAAGAGCAGGCAACTGCTCGTGGAGAAGCCTACGTTAAGGTACTTGATGTTAAATTCGACAAAGATAATCCAGGTGATGGATACTTTGAATTAGAATGGAATAAAATATTTGTAAAGAAGTTACTTGATGCAGGCTACAGTGGTGACAAAGATGACGAAATTGTTGATGCATGGTTTACAGGTCTTTGTAGACAAATAGCTGACGACCAATCTTAATACATAGGATAATATATGATGAGCTACATTTTAGTAGATGCGGCTAACATGTTTTTTAGAGCAAAGCATGTAGTACGTGGCAATGATATGCAAACAAAAGTTGGCATGAGTTTTCACATCATGTTTAATAGTATTAATAAAGTATGGCGAGAACAAAAAGGTTCGCACGTTGTTCTATGTTTAGAAGGACGTAGTTGGCGTAAAGATGTTTATGAGCCTTATAAACGTAATAGGCAAGCCACACGTGATGCTCTTACAGAAAAAGAACAAGAAGAAGATAAAGCATTTTGGGAAGCCTTTGATGAGCTACAACAATTCTTTATTAATAAAACTAATTGCACGGTATTACAACACAATGATGTAGAAGCAGATGACTTTATTGCTCGTTGGATACAAAACCATCCTAATGATAAACATTGTATAGTAAGTAGTGATGGTGACTTCTATCAACTTATCAGTGAAAACGTTAGTCAGTATAATGGAATCATGGGTCAACTAATTACACATGAAGGTGTATTTGACGATAAGGGCAATCCTATCATAGACAAGAAAACTAAAGAGCCAAAACAAATAGGTGACCCAGAATGGATATTGTTTGAAAAATGTATCCGTGGTGATACAAGTGATAATGTATTCAGTGCATTTCCAGGTGCTCGTAAAAAAGGCACTAAGAATAAAGTTGGTATGATGGAAGCCTTTGCAGATAAAGATAATAAAGGTTTTAATTGGAATAACTTTATGTTACAACGTTGGGTGGATCATGAGAATAATGAGCACCGTGTATTAGAAGATTACGAACGTAATAAAATACTTATTGATCTTACACAACAACCAGATGAAATTAAAGAAAAACTAGATGGAGCTATTGTAGAACAAGTACAAAAAGAATCTAAAGCAAACGTAGGTATTCATTTTATGAGATTTTGTGGTAAATGGGATTTACAAAGAGTTGTCGATAAAGCACAAGACCATTCCAATTATTTAAATTCAAGTTATGCCAATGCAAACTAATTCAGTACTGAAAGGTATAACCTGACGATAGAAGACGGAATATTACTGTTTATTATAGGTATGTCAATAACAGTAATAGGATTTTACATTGCATACACTATAGGTTCACGAGAACTAGAAAAAAGAACTAAACCAAAATCAATAAATCCAATAGATGAGTTTAGGGAAAGATTAGAGAAATAAATATGGAAAAACTATATAGAGAGTTTGAAAAATTATCAATGAAACATGACCCATTAGCGTCAGCAGGAATAATGATGGCTCAAGCACTTAAAATTTATAAGGCTATATTATCTAAAGAAGAATATGATATGATGACTGAACATATATTAGAAAGTAGAGATGATATAGTACAACTTGAGAAGCCAACATTAAATTAATAGGTAATAAATGAAAATTAATATTATAGGTGGTGGTACAAGTGGTTGGTGGACTGCTGGCTATCTAAGAAAAAATCATCCTGAGTTAGAAATAACACTAATAGAATCTCCTAGAATTCCTACACTCGGTGTAGGTGAAAGTACTCAGCCAAATGTTCGTGCGTTCTTTGAAGAATTAGAAATATCAGAAGCCGATTGGATTAAATCATGTAGTGGTGTTAGAAAGCAGGGTAATATGAAATCTAACTTCAAACATGTCGGCGATGAACCTTTTAACTTTATGTTTATACACACTGGTTGGGACGAATGGTTTCAAAAGTATAAAAAAGGTGAAGTAGAAAGAAACAGTATCTACGACCAATACAATCCGGATGACTGGAGAGGATTTGCATATCACATTGATGCTTTACAAGCATGGCAAATTGTAAAAGAATATACAAAAGATATTAATCATATATATGCAGAAGTAACCAGAGATACTCTCCCAGAAGCAGACTTACATATAGACTGTACTGGATTTCGCCGGGCTCTTATACCAGATAAGACATTACATAGATATCCAGATACACTTAATAACTCTTGCGTTGTGAGACGAGTAGAAGAAGATACAAAAAATCATACTGAAACCATAGGGCGAGATTATGGATGGGAGTTTAACGTGTATCTAAGCGACAGGAGAGTCGGCTGTGGCTACGTTTTCAATCAAGACATGATAAGTGTAGACCAAGCAAAAGAAGAATATATGAAAAACAACGGACATAGAAAGTTCTTAAGTGATTTTCTACTGTTAGAATGGGAACCTGGTAGACTTGAACGTTCATGGCAAGGTGATACTGTAGCAGTAGGATTAAGCAGTGGATTTGTAGATCCATTGGAAGCCAACGCATTAAGTCTGCTTATTCATCAAATTAGAACATTATCTAAGGTACTTCATAAACCTAACAGAGAAAAGATATACAATAGAGCAGTGGCAAAAGTACAGGATGAAGCCGCTCTCTTTATTTGGTGTCATTTTGCATGTTCTTCCCGAAATGATACACCATACTGGCAACATTATTATGCCCTTGATGGTGAATCAGTTTTATGGGACCGTGTTAGTAAAAATACCAACTTAGAATTAAACATGTTTCCGTCTTACGTATACGAATACCTTGCTATATATTATGACCTTGTAAAAAGAGAATATAATAAAGATAATTTAGTCGAAAGACTTAGAAAGGAACAGTTAGTAGTTACATTTACTAAACTAAATGGTGATAAAAGAATTATGACTTGCACGTTAAATCCTAAATTTATTCCAGAAGATCAAATGCCCAAATCTAATAAACCTACAAAAACTCTTAGTGAAAAACAATTAGAAAACATTGGTGTTTATGATATTAATGCAAAGGCTTGGCGTAGTTTTAAGGTTAATAGAGTTACTGATGTACAAACACATGAACAACTTAAAGATTAAAGAAATTATAAAAGAAAAATACTGGATAGTAGAAAGTCAATTCGGTAAAGTAGGTACCTTACGTAAAGTAGATAAAGGATATGAGTTCTTTGATCAGAATAATAACACTACAGAACTATTAAATAGCCTTACAGGCTTCAAATCCGTTAATACAGCAGAGATCGGTGGCGACCTGCAAGTGTATAAAGGGTTACCAACGAACACGAGTATTTTACACCCTGTAGAGCATGAAACATTGCCATTGTTTAAAAAAGCCAAAAATGGTAAAACTATATTTGTTGCAGGTTATTACATTTTAAAATACGAAGGTATGGGTTGGCAACATGCATTTTGTCCTAAATTAGAAACCATAAATAAGTATGAGCATAGAGGACCATATTTCACAGAATGGGATATGAATTTAAACTTAAGAAAGGCAAAACAAGAATGAATATAAGATTTAGTTATGTAATAGGAACATTTTTACTTCTACTTTTAGTGCTACCAACATTTGCTTCAAGCAATGCTGAAGCACAACCAATGAATCCAAGTACATTATTAGAGACACCCAATGCAGTAGAAGACCAAACAGAACCAGAAGCTACTCCAGAAGATGTACCTCAAATATCTCAATGGAAATATTTAAATAGACAAATATTATGTAACACAATACAAGTTATAAAAACTATATTAACAACTCGCGGTCAAGAGTTACTTGTAACAGGACATAAACCACCAGAATACGTACCAAGTGATCCATTTGACGCAATTATTATTACTAGAAATCCGGAAACAATGGAATATACTATTCTAATAGTAAAAACTGATCAAAACCTAGCTTGTGTAATTGCATCTGGCACAAGTATGAAGACAATAGAAGAAATGGAACAAGAATAGTTATGAATTAAACCATTAACTGGTGTTTTTTCGGCAAGTATTGCTAAATACATGTAACAGGAGAAACATTTAATGGCACGACCAAAACCTACAATTATACTTGATCAGGTAGATAAAAGTTATAATAGTGAACAAATTTTAAAAGCAGATGCGATATACGCAGTATATTACGAAGGGAATCCGATTAATTTAAGAACAATGAATACATTAGTAAATTATCCTGGTCCAAAATATAAGAAGGTAAGTTTCTCAAATAGTGGACATGCATTTAACCTAGCAGATAGACTTAATAAAAAGTTTAATACTGACTTGTTTAGTGTAATGAAATTAATAAACGGTGAAACAGTCACGAGAGATTCAAAATAGTCAAGCTAAGTTAATTAGTTTGATAGAACGTGACAGTTTGAAACCGAAAGAAATATTTAAAAATACACATACTTTACGTTTAACAAAGTATGGAAAAAACTTATTAAGTAAAAAATATGACGCTTACCAATTTGAATCTCCAAAGTTAAGTGCCAAAAACCTTATTAACCTTTTACGAAAAATGAGATATCCTTACTATGTTGACAAGAGTATAATAGTTTTGTTTACAGAGAAAGATGCATTTGTAGTAAAACTAGCTGGAGCCCAAGGGTGGTTAGATGGCAAATAGAAATAATAAAGTAGAAATACCAGATACCATAGTAGTACACTGTACTGATAATGATCAAGACGTAGAAGTGGAATACATATCTCAATACAACGATATAATAAGAACAAGTCTACAAGGAATACCATTAAACTTTAAACATCATAGAGCAAACATATACGTTGCAAACGCCCATGGTAGAGAATTTGTAATGAAATTATGAGCAAGTTAGACTTACATGGTTATAAAATTCATGATGCTTGGAAAGAGTTTTCTAAGCACGTAACTGAATGTTACTTTAATAATATTAAGCAAACTACAATAATTACAGGGCAAGGCAAAATAGCAGAAGAAATAATAGCATGGGTACATGCAAATCAATATTGTAAAACAGCTGAACGCAACGATAATAATAGTGGTGCAGTTGTAGTACATATCAGAAAAAATAAAGATAATCAAACGGCTAGTACTATAGAAAAGCCTAAAGTAGACTTATCGCCTTTATTAAAAAAATTTGGAAGTTATTAATATGAAAAAGATGTTTACGTTTGAAACTATGAAAATAGGAATATTTGGCGATAGTTTTGCAGAAGATGATTATGACGAATCGTCACATGGGTGGGCGTGGCATGTTAGCAAAAACCTCCCTAAAGCACATATAGATAATTATGGAAAAGGTGCATCAAGTATATACTTTACTTATAGTAAGTTCCTAAAAGAGCATACCAAGTATGATCGAGTTATTGTTTTTGGTACTGACATCAGTAGGTTATATCTTCCAGACATGCCAACACACTGGCGGATAAACCATGTATGTGGCCCTGGCCACTTTGATGAAGGAAGTGAAAGCTGGCTAAGATGGCAAGAAACTGGTACCTTCAACATTACCAATGTCCCTGATGAAATTAGAGAAGCAATAACCTTATATTACAAACATATTATAAACTATGATCAAGAGAACAAAATGCGAGAGTTAATGATTACTGACATGCAAAAGTTAAGACCAGATATGCTATATTTTGATTGCTTTTATGAAACAACACGATTTTCAAAACATCTACCAATTGTAGAGATTTCAACTCTTGAAATTCCCGAATCATTTGGACAAGGGCCTTTCATAGATAACCGAAAAAATCATATGAATGAAGAAAATAATAGAATTTTTGGAGAAAAAGTTACAAATTGGATAAACACATCTCAATTTGAAATGAATATAACTGAATTTACTAAAGGAGACTAATTATGATACTTAAACATTTTATTATATTTTGGATAGTTATAATTACAATATGTATTGTGTTAGGAATATATAAAGAAGTTCTTATATTATGAGAATAAACAAAAAAATAACTAAAGATCTGACAAACTTTATACAAACGCGATATGGTATTAGTGTAGATGATTTTGAACATAAATTTCCAGAATTATTTAAAAGTTTTCTAAAATTACAATATTGGTTAGATGAAGTAGTATTGGAACGATATTTTAGCGACACACCTGCTAAAGATGGTGGCACTGATGGTACTTATTTTGATGGATGGAAACAAAAATTAAAATGGGATACTCGCAGAACAGGACAGCAATTACTAGATAAAATTAATGATATACAAGACCTAACTCCTGATGTTCCACTTAAAATACTTGACGTTGGATGCGGTGAAAACGAATGGAAAAAGCATTTAGGTGCAAGAGTAATTGGAATAGATCCATATCACAGTAAAGCAGACTTTAAAATAGGAATAGTAGAATATGCCGCAAATCGTACGGCATATCTCGACATAATACTAGCATTAGGCAGTATTAATTTTGGTGATAAAAAAGTAATAGAACAACAAATATCCAATATAGTAAAATTAGTAAAACCTGGTGGTAAAATCTTTTGGCGATGTAATCCAGGTATCACACATGATAATCCACATGCACAATGGATTGACTTTTTTCCATGGTCAGAAGAGTATATAAATGACGTAGCAAAACGTGTTAAATGTACTGTTAATGAAATTGGTTGGGATCACCCAGAAGACGATACCCCACCCGAATGGGGCAACAGACTATATAGCGAATGGACTAGAGATGAATGAGCAGAATAGATTATGAATTATTCAGCGAAGAAGATTTTAATGCATGTTTGAGCTCTATTCGAGAAAAATACAGTTGCACTTTTAATTTTATTCCAAACGTAAGTATTTCAGAAGTACACAATAAATTTCCAGATGCTAGTAGGTCAGGCTCAGCATTTAATACTGGTGTACCTGGTGGTTTTTATAAACTTATTAACAACTTAATTGACAGAATAATAGACAACGAAAATACATATTTGCAAATAAGTTATCCTCCTATTGATTTTAAAAAGCAAGATGCACTTAGAAATATATTAGATTTGTATATTATGTACAATAGTTATAACAAAGAATCATTAATGCCAATTGTAATAACACGAACAAATGAATGGACTCTTATACATCCAGGAAATACAAGAGTAGCAATGGCACAATATAAAAAGTTTAAAGATTGTACTGTTGATGTAGTTTTAATAGATCACTCTACTACACCCGTTAAAGACAATATAAGTTTTAATAACTTTCCTTATGGTATTATGCTAACTGAATGGCTGAATGATGAACATAGAAAAATAGAATTATTTGCACCAAAAGAATTACATGAAATATTTTCTTACGGATTACTCAACGAATATCAAATAAAATATATAAATGACACTTTATTTTTAAATGATATTAAAGTAGTAAAACTTCATCATGCAGATAAGCATGTTGAATTCTTTAGTGGAGTATATAAAGATCTTAGAACAGAAGGATGTATGCCTGAAGATATTCAGCGAAGAATAGAAAACTCGCTAAATATTGTTAATGCAAATAAAAAGACTTAGTTTAGAAATATTCGGCGGATGTAATTTCTCCTGTAAAATGTGTCCACAAGGCAAAGATAACAACGGCCGACAACAAGATTTCTTAAAATTACTTCCATTTAAACTATTTGAAAAAATATTAGATGATGCCTCCCAATATGGAGTACAAGTAGTAAACATAGAAGGTAGCGGAGAAGCAACATTAAATAAACATATTGTAAAGTATATCGAAGCAGTTAAAAAAAGAGATATGCTACCTTTACTTTATACAAATGGGTTACTTGTAAAAGGTAAATTAATGCATGATATGTTTAATGCAGGATTATATATTTGTAGATTCAGTGATATTGGGTATGATGCAGAAACATATAAGAACTGGATGCAAATAGATGCATTTAACACTATTATAAAACATGCAAACGAAGCACTTAATTATGTACAACAACAAAACATTGATGCAGTCATAAGCAGTTATCATTTAATAATTGACAATGATCGTACTGAATGGGAAATAGAACAGTATAAAAAGAATTTTATTGAACCAGCAGGTACAGAAGCAGAAATATGGAAAATGCATAATTGGGCAGGACAAATTGATAGTAATACCAGACAAGGTACAGTAAGTTCATGTGGTAGACCTTTTAGTCCAGACCTAACAATACGTGCAGGCGGATTAAATGGAAAAAATGGAGCAGTTGTTCCGTGCTGTCAAACAATGGGAGCACCAAAAGAAAGTAAAAGTGTATTAGGTCATTTGCAAGACAATACAATTGAAGAAATATTTAATGGTGAAGAATATAATAACCTTAGAGAAGCACATACAACTGGTAATTATGAACAAGTACCTTATTGTTTAGATTGTGACTTCTTAATACATGATCCGAATGTGTTAGTATATACAAATAATCCGGAACGTGTTAAAATAGGAAACATGAAGGCGACAGATATCAGCCTACGAGATCTAAGGTTTTAGCGGTAAAATTAGTAAAACTAGAGTTTAATAAAAGCAGTAATAGTGGTAAATACATATAGTTTCCTATAGTTTGGAAACAAAACAGAAAAGGAAACTATATGTCCAAGAAAAAATTGAACAATGGTTTTGGTAAGAGTTTAAAGACATTCTTCAAAAAACCATTCGTGAAAACTGTTTCGCTTATTATAATAGCCGTTACGTTGAGTACGGTAATTAATTCTTATTATAGAACTATTCAAACAAGCATTCATAAGGGCATCGTATCATTATACGATACTTATCCAACATTCGCTGAAGGATTATATGAAGTTAATGGATGGATACTTAATGGCAAAGAGTTTGATCAAGAACGTAAATCGAAAAAAGTAATATACGAAAACTTTTCTCGTGTTGTCGTTATGAGCGTTTTTGCTCCAGATAATCCAGAACTTAATGGAATGTCGGGTAGAGGAACAGGTTTTATAATAGATGTTGATGATGAATCTGCAACAATTGTTACAAATTATCATGTTGTTGATGCATATTTAGAACAACCGGACATATTTACAATAGCAGTACAAACAGCCTCAGAAATGTGGTCATATGACGCAGAAATCATTGGTTATGACATGATAACTGATGTAGCTGTATTAAAAATCCAGAAAAAAGATAATGAAGAATGGGAACCTATAGAATGGGGCACAAATGAAGATTATTCCCAAGGCACACCTATTGTTGTTATAGGACATGGAATGAGTATGTCTTGGTCATCTACACAAGGTCACGTTGTATATAAAGATAGATATGGTATGCGTCCATACAACTTAATGCTACAAATAGATGCAGTTGTTAACCAAGGTAATAGTGGTGGACCTGTATTTAATGATAATGGGCAATTTATTGGTCTTGTACAGAGTATATACAGTCCAGGCAGGAAAATTCCTGGTTGGGATGGTGTAGGAATGGCAGTAAGTGTAGATCAAGTAAAAAGAAGTGTTGACTATATTCTTAGCCCACAATATGATGCTAAAGGTTATGTACCGTATGTAGAATTTCCTTTTAGTCTTGGATCATTTAAATTTCCAGAAGTTAAAGACATAGAAAAAGAAGATAGGCGTTATGCTTATTTTGACTACCCAGAACCACCAGTAGCGGCGGCTGGACAACCACCAGTAGAAAAAGAAAAAACAGTAGGCGAATTAGCTGGTTTTGAACAAGGTGATATCTTATTAGAAATAAACGGTGAAACTATATATAATAGTTTTAAAGTATTACGTATGACAATTACGGCTTTTCCAGGAGATCTTTGGACAGTTAAAGTAAGGCGTGGTGAAGAAGAAATAGAAATTGAAGTGGCTATGAGAGAAATTGACATAAAAACACTGACAGATATCATAAAAAGACAGGGCATTTAACGTAATAATTCACAATTTTACCAGAAAAATACTAAAAAAATACTAAAAAAATACTAAACCCTTGTAAAATAAGGGTTTTTTTATGGCATTTTTAGCCTTAAAAGGTTGACAAGTAAGACGTCTTACTGTATACTATAGTTATAAAGTTAGAAAAAGGAATATTATATGTTTAGAGTAACACTAGCAATTATAAGTTTAATACTAGCAAGTGCATGTATTGACGGACCTACAGGATATGAGAGTAATAACTGGTTAGGTTGTTTCCTATTCGGAATTAGCGGAATAGGATTATTTATTTGGGTAGCATTAGATGGCACCCTTGCTAAAATTAACAATTAAATGTTGACTAATACAAAAATTTGTATTACAATAGAAAGTAGCAGAAATGCCAAAGAAACAAAAGAAATCAATTTTACCATTAGAAGAAGGAAGTAAAAATATGAAAACTGCGATAAGTGATTCAAGAACAATTAAAATAAGCGAAGCGACCACTTTAATTACTAGGGCTTTTCAAAAGAAAAGACCTGTATTTTTATGGGGTCCTCCAGGAATTGGTAAATCAGAGTTAGTTAAAGAAATTGGCGACTCTGGTGTACTTGGTAAAACTCATGTTATTGACATGCGTCTTGCTTTATTCGAACCTACTGATTTAAGAGGTTACCCTGTACCAGATATGGATTCAGGTGTTATGAAATGGTTACCACCAGCTGATCTACCAGATGCGAAGATGGCTAAAAAATACGATACAATAATTGTATTTTTAGATGAAATGAATTCAGCGGCACCAAGTGTACAAGCCGCAGGTTACCAGTTAATCCTTAACAGACGTATTGGACAGTATGAACTTCCAGATAACGTTGTTATGATTGCCGCAGGTAATAGAGAAACAGATAAAGGTGTTACTTACAGAATGCCTAAACCACTTGAGAATAGATTTGTTCATTTTGAACTTAGAGTTGATTTTAACGATTGGTTAAATTGGGCTGTACTACATGAAGTTAATCCTGATGTAGTTGGTTACTTGTCATTTGCAAAAGGTGACTTATACAATTTTGATCCTCAATCAAGTTCAAGAGGATTTGCAACACCGAGAGCTTGGACATTTACTTCAGAATTACTTGAAGGTGATGAACCAATGTCAGATTCTTTACAAACTGATATGGTAGCAGGTTGTGTTGGTGAAGGTATTGCCGTTAAGTTTATGGCACATAGAAAAATTGCAGGAGACCTTCCTGTTCCAGAAGATGTGTTAGATGCCAAAGTTAAAAAAATTGATACTACTGAGGTATCAGCCATGTATGCATTAGCAACATCACTATGTTATGAACTACGTGATAGATTTATTGCTGGTGAAAAAGCAGGTGCTGATAGTAAGGCAATGGAAAAATACCATAAGAGTTTTTCAAACTTTATCAGTTTTATGATGGATAATATGGAAACTGAAATGGTTGTTATGGCATCAAGAATTGCAATGCAACAGTACAAGTTAGTACCTAAGCAGAAGAAAATAGAAAGATTTGAAGAATACTTTTCTAGATATGGAAGATTGGTGCTGGACGCATAATGAATACTAATATTAAAACTGCCGAAGAAAGAATTACACAGTCCAGAGTTAGGTTGTTATTAACTAAACCTTTCTTTGGACAACTGGCTGTAAGATTAAAACTTGAAGATGCAAGTTCATTTTTACCGACAGCGGCAACAGACGGTCGTAGATTTATGTTTAATAGAGATTTTATTAATTCTCTAAATGATGAAATGCTTGATTTCCTAGTAGGACACGAAGTGTTGCATTGTGTATTTGATCATATGCAGGCACGTGGAGATCGTAAACCAATGCTTTATAATGCGGCGTGTGATTATAATATTAATATGACGCTTGTAGAACAAAATATTGGTAAGCCTATTACAGAAGATAAACTGCAAGGTGGTAAAATATGTATGGACTGGAAATATAAAGGCTGGAACAGTTATGAGATTTATGATGATTTATTAAAAGATCAAGAAGATCAAAAAGGCATGGATGTTCATATGGATGAATTAAGCGATGAACAAAAAGAGCAGGCTGGACAAGGTGCTGGTGATGAAATGTCTGAAGAAGAAAAGAAAGCATTAGCAGACGAAATTAAACAAGCCACAATCCAAGCGGCACAGGCCGCAGGCGAAGGAGTACCAGAATCAGTTAAGAGAATGATTAGTGAACTAATTGCACCTAAAATGGACTGGAGAGATATACTTAGAACTCAGTTAGAAAGTTCACTTAAAAACGATTTTACTTTTATGCGTCCTAGCAAACGTTCAGGAGAAGTTCTTTTTCCAGGTATGAATAAAGATGAAGAATTAAATATTGCCGTAGGTCTTGATACCTCAGGTAGTATTAGTAAAGATATGCTACGTGATTTCCTTAGCGAAGTACAAGGCATTATGGATCAATACAATAGTTATAAGGTTCATATATTTCAATTTGATACTGATGTATATGGTGCAGAAAATTTTACTAGTGATGATGGGCGTTCAATGGCAGACTATCAACTTACAGGTGGCGGCGGAACTGATTTTGATGTAGTATTTAAGTATATGGAAGAACATAACATTGACCCAGATCAATTAGTAATGTTCACAGATGGCTATCCTTGGGGTAGTTGGGGTAATGCAGAATACTGTGATACACTTTTTGTAATACACGGAGATACAAAAAGAAAAATTAAATCTCCATTTGGAGTTACAGTACATTATGAAGCGTCTTAAACTATTAATTACATTACTTGCATTTACATTTACAACAAGTGTTAATGCTGGTAGTTTAGAACCAAATCACTTAAAGCAAATTAAAATAGTAGACAACTGGTCGCCGGTAATTAACTTTGATGCTTTTAAAAAGATATCAAAAGAAATATCATACGACAAAGCAAACTACTATGCTATGGAATTTGATTTAGAGCAATGTATTACTCGTATTAAAACTGTAACACCATTTCCTAAAAACGATAAAACACACGAAGGTTGGTTTAAGTGTCAAGCATATATCAATAGTATAACAAAAGATAATATTAATCCATTAAAAGAAATATTACTTTCTTGGGCTACTAATCCAAAAGATGTAATGACTCCAAAGATGTTACGGTCAAACGATTATAATGTATCAGGATATGATATTCCTAGTACATTGGGTACGTTTGGACAATTGTATGCAGTTTGGTACAATGATTTTAATTATACTGCATCAGAACGTAAACTAGTTGATGCATATTTGTTAAGAAAACTAACAGAACAAACATTTCCAGTTATTGATGGAGGTTCAAAATCGTGTAGTATTTACGACCCATTGCAGGCAATGAGAAAAAACGTAGACACAAATACTTGTGGTAATATACGTACTAAAGTTGCATTGGCTGAAATCATGCTTGGGTTTAGATTTGAAAATCAAGCATTACTTGATAAAGGACATGACGATATTTACATAGTATTAAGCCAAGTTAATAAAGATGGAGTATGGGTAAACCAAGCGGCAAGAGGAGCAAATAATTTTAATTACTATATAGAATATTTAAACCATCTTAGTATTCTTACAGAAATTTACTATGCTCAAGGGTATGACTTTCTTGAATTTACATTACCACACGGAGCAAAAGTACATCAAATATACAGCCATGGATATAAACTCTTAAAAGATCATACATATTTGGGTAAATGGGCCAGAGTAAACAAAGGTGCACTTTCTAATCCATATCGTAAGGTTAAGAATATGGATAGAGAAGATTGGATTAAAACATGCTATGCTGATTGTGGTTATAACAATCCTAATGATGATGCAGAGTGGATTGCTTCACATACTCGTTATGTAAGTATATATCAGCCAGAACTTACTATTAAATTAGGGTATGTTAAGGGACAACTCACATCATCTTCAAACATATCAGTATCACCTGATAGACTTTATTGGGGGAACATTTGATAAAGAATTCATTAAAGGAGTATAGTAACATGGAAGACGGAGTTTTATACAATTTAGGGTTAACACCTAAATTACAAGAAGAGGAGAAAGTGGATTTCTCCCTTTACAATCCAAATCAAAGGACCAATATAAGATTATATGGATTGAAATGTAAAGATTGGACTCCCTTAATGGTTATGGAATATAAGAAAAAATGGGCGCCAAAAAGCACACCAGTTGTAGTTAAATTTAATCATAATTACGAAGGTGCTCTTAAATGGTGTAGAAAGCATCTTTATCATCATACTTTTAATGCAGTAAAGTGGGCTAATCCAGATGATAGCCACACTTTTCATTTTGAAAATCCAGAAGATGCAATGATTTTTAGGCTATCTTTTAAAGGTTAATGGTTGACACGACTGTTAATTTATTATATAATATAACATATTATGGGAATGGTTAAAAAAGTGAAAAAAGAACAAACTAATAAAATAAAATTAGTTAGCAATGGCGGAAGCCTAAGTGAAACAGACTTGCAATTAATTGCAGGTACAGAATTAGTTGAAGCAATGATGAGAAATAGAGTTGTTGTTGTAACTAATAACAATGATGTAGCCTGGAACGATCTGATGACAGATATAAAGGGGTTATACCATATTAGACCATTGGATAAGTCTAAGCAGATATATCAGCTATGGTTTGAACTAAAGGATGATATAGATCAATTTAATAAAAACCTTTATGTCAGCAAATTAAGTAATACAGCTCACGAACCAACCCAAAAAACCGTCATTTAAACCGGTATAAATAAACATAGTACTTAATTAGCATAAATAAACATGTAGTTTATATAATCTACCAAAGGAGATAAACATGGCAGAAAATACAAAAGTTAAAGAAGTTGTAGTAGAAGCACCAAAGAAACCAAATGTTGTAGAATTATCAATCCAAGATATTGTTCTTTCAGCAAATATTATTGATCTTGCTACACAACGTGGCGCCTTTAAAGCGGCAGAAGCAGGTCAAGTAGGTGCGTGTTTTGAGAAGTTAGTAGCTTTTATCAAAGCAAATTCACCACAACCACAACCTGAAGATAAAAAAGCAGATAAGAAAGATGCTAAATCTTCTAAGGAAAAAGAATCCTCTAAGGAGTAAATTATGACAACAAACATAAAACATGTTGGAAAATTGTCCAACACAGGTAAAAAAGTAGTAGTGGTATTCAGAGAATTACCGGACGAACCAAATCAATGCTTAGTAGTAGATACTGATGCACTTCCTGATTGGTTCCACGATGATATTATGAGTGCCGTAGAATCACCTAGTGCTCAGGCAAGTACTGATTTTTATCAGTATGCTGAACGTTCAGTTCTTACTGATGGAACAAATATGTTACAGGCATTACATTCTACAGGTAGGTTGCAAAAAACACCTACTGACAATGTTAAAATGACACCTAACAATTCAATTGCAGTTGGATTAACGGAAATTAATAATATTGTACGTGAAGAAAATAGTGGTAAAGCAGTAGTTCAACCACCAACAGATGAAATTAATATGGCAGGTAAAGATCTTACACCTGCACCTAGTTCAGTTATGGAAAGTACTGCTAGAGCTAAAGACGGTCTTAACGATACTGATTTAGCCAAAAACTTATTAGCACAGGCTAAAGGATATGAAACAGAAGCAAAGAGCTTAAAAGCTCAAGCATATGATTTAGCTCCTGGTTTAAAACCTGGCCCTAAAAAAGCAGTCGCTAAGACGGAACCTGAAGTTGAAACTGCTTCAGAATAATTGTTTTAAATAAATACAATAACAATTAAAAGGAATCCACATGCCGATAGAACGAAAGGACAGATCATTTGATCTGATCTTTGACCAGGTATCTATGGATCATGTTCCAGCCCAATACATCAAAGAAGTTAGGGTAGATTTAGGTACTGGTGAAAGAATAATACTAACAAAAGCAGATCTTCTGTTGATTAAGAATAAATCAGCAGATGAGATCATCAAAGCTCTCACTGTTGACTCAATGTCTAACATCAGTTTAAAGTTAGACTACGCCGCTATTAAAAAAGATGTAATTCGCGGAGTAACCGGTTTCTTGGGAAAACACTTTGACAAATAATGTTTGGTTATGTGGAATACCAGGAAGTAGATGGAGCGGCATTGATATACAAATACGTTCCATTCTGCCTTGCGATAGAACAGACGAAACTCCTGAAAGAACTTTCTATCATAGAGCATATAACCCAAAAGACAAAAACAATGGTCACCGAGGAAGTTATTGGGGACCTGGACAAGGGTGTGGTGAAGACTGGATAGACTTTAACCATTTAACAAAAGACAAAATTCAAACAGACATCAATAACGTATTCTCTGGTACAGGGTATAGAGTTATTAAATGTCATTTCTTAGCAAGAAAATTCAACTTAGACTATATATGGAATAACTTTCCGGGCGATTACATTGTCCTAATATATAGAGAACCCCAAAAATCATTTGCATGGTGGAGCGAAGTCATGGACTTTGCCCCAGACCATTATCCTGACTATAGGCCTGGCTATACAGACTATAACACTATGCGTAAATTGTTATGGAAAGAGTCAGCTAAAATTACAGATTTTGCAATACGTAAAGGACTTAAATTTAAACCTTATGACATAGCAGAGTTTGATCAATGGGAAGGATTTGATCATTCCAAGGCATTTGAATTTGACTTTGATAAGATAAATAACGTTAAGTACAACGATGTTTATATAGCATCAAGTCAAATATCAAGACTGTTGGAGTAAATTCATGTCATCACCCTTTAAAACACCTTGGCACTTTGACAACTTTAAAGTAGACAACGAAGGTGAGTACGTTAAAATAATAGGACAATTCCAAGGCGATTGGGATGATGATGTTAGAAATGCTAGGTTGTTAGGATTAAGTACAAAAAAATATAATAAACAATCATACGAACATGCGGCTAATAAACCATCAGCTAATCATGAAATGGAAGATGCTGAAAATTTATATGGACAACCAGATGCACCTATTTTTGAAAAAATGGATATAACTGACTATCCTGGTAAGTTACCTGCATTTGAAAAAATAATTGATTCTGTAAAAATTGATACAACAAAATCGTTTACATTTAAGTTTCACGATCAATTGCCAAACCAGCAACTAATGTGGCACATTGATAATCTTCCTGGTAATCCTCGTAAGGAACGAGTAATTGATAATCCAGACTTTAAGTATCAAGATCCTAATATGGTTCGTTTTTTAATTATGTTAAATGATTGGGAGCCAGGACAAGTAGTACAGTTTGGCAGTATAGTTTATACCCAATGGAAAAAAGGAACTGCTATTACATGGGAATGGTCAACTTTACCACATATTACATGGAATGGATCATGGGAACGTAGACCAGCTTTACAATTAACAGGATATGCTACAGAAGCAACATGGAATCTTATTACAAAAGGAAATAAAGATTCTATATATAAAATTTAGAGAATAACTATGGCAGAAAATAAATTACCAAGTGATACTTTTTGTATATTACCATGGATTCATTTAAGCACTAGACCTGACGGAAGTATGAGAGTATGTTGTACTGCAAATGCAAGTGCTGTAGGAGCCACAAATGATAAACTATATGGTGGTAGAGTAGGAATTGTTAAAACTGATGATGGCATTCCAGCAAATCTTAATAACAGCGACTTAAACAGTTCATGGAATAATAGTTATATGCGGAATGTTCGTAACCAAATGTTAGCTGGTGGAAAACCTGCTAGTTGTTTAAAATGTTATAAAGAAGAAGCCGCAGGACATAGATCAAAAAGACAATGGGAAACAGATTATTGGATAAGAGATGGAATTGATGTAGACGAACTTGTTAAAGAAACATACGAAGATGGGTCAACAGATAGCAAATTACGTTATATTGATATCCGTATGGGTACTAAATGCCAGCTAGGTTGTATTATGTGTAGTCCACATGATTCAAGTGGTTGGGTTAAAGATTGGAATGCATTATATCCACAAATTACAAATGAGTCATTAAAAGAAACAATGACCTGGGAAGATAAAGGTAAGCAGTTTGGTGCTAATTATAACTGGCATAAAAATAATCCTACATTTTGGACACAGTTTTACGCACAAATTCCTTACATTAGACAATTATACTTTGCAGGTGGTGAATCAACTGTTATTGAAGAACATTACACAATACTATCTAAAGTTATTGAAATGGGTTATGCAGATCAAATTGAAGTACGTTATAACTCAAATGGTGTTGAACTTCCTGATCGTTTACTAGAACTATGGTCACACTTCCAAAAAGTACGTTTCCATTATAGTATTGACAGCATTGGTGCAATGAATGATTATATTCGTTACCCAAGTGAATGGGAACATCAACTTGAGATGTTCAAACGTTTAGACACACAAACATCTAACAATGTAGAAGTTACAATTGCATGTGCTGTAAATGCCTTAAACATTCATTACATTCCAGATTTCCTAAAATGGAAATTACAACATGGATTTAATAAAACAAATATGTGGCCATTTGGTGCAGGAGGTATTAACTACCACTTTGTATACTGGCCAGGACACTTAAACGTTAAGATACTTCCTAACGATTTCCTAGACAAAACAGAAGCCAAGTATGAAGAATTTATTAAATGGTGGAAAGAGAATTGGGAACTAGGTGTTCCAAGTTGGCATAAAGGTAAAGTAGATTACCAAACATGGGAAAATGCAAGTTATGGTATTAAACGTTTAAGAGGAATGATTAGTTTTGCTCGTAGTGAAGACTGGAGCAGACGACTTCCAGAATTTAGAGAATATATTAATAAACTAGACAAATTGCGTGGAACAGATTTCCGTGCAACATTTCCTGATATGGCATACTTGTTAGACGAACCTGATGAAAAATAATAAAACAAACACACAATCTCTAGAAGATTTACCAACGAAAAGTTATTGCGTATTACCATGGACTGCAACAGCAATAGGAGCAGAAGGCCTAGTCGTGCCTTGTTGTAGATGGTTTTCTCAAGAAGATAGATGGATAGATGATAATCCACCAAATATTGCAGACGGTCTTACAAACGCCAGAAACAGTGAATTTTTCCAAACAATAAGGCAACAAATGATTGACGGAGAACACCCAAGAGGTTGTAAGAGGTGTTGGGACGAAGAAGAAAAAGATGTAGGTAATAGAGCAATGCATAGAGTAGGTCAACAACAAAGATTTTCCGATGAGTCACCATATGGTAGAATAATCGAAATTACTGATAAGCCAGCCAAACTACGACATTTAGAAACTGGCATAAGTAGCCTTTGTAACTTTTCATGTGTAATGTGTATTCCGGAAAACAGTAGTATAATACATAGTATTCTAAAGCCAGGTAAAAAAATACCCAAAGGGTTTCACAAAGACAATGAAAACATTGATGATGATTTATCTGAATTACAATTATTAAAATTAGTAGGTGGCGAACCTATGATTGAAGCGAAACACGATGAACTATTAGAAAAAATTATTGAATTAAATAATGACCCTGGAAATTTAGAAATACAGTATCATACTAATGTGAGTGTATTTCCAAGCAACAGAGTAATTAATTGTTGGAAGAAATTGAAAAAAGTTGAACTAGTGTTAAGTATAGATGGCATTGGAAAATTAGCCACATTACAAAGACCAGGCAATTATAAGTGGCAAGATATAGAAGATACAATAAATAAATATATACAATTAACTAGTGAAGTTAACATTGTATTTTCTACCAACGTTGTTCTTACTGCATTAAACATAGGACAGATAATAAATATATGTGAGTGGCTATATAATAAAGTAGAAAAACATACTTCAATGGGTTTTGCTTTCCTACAACCAATTGATAAACAACCTTACTCAACTTATATAGATTTTAGAAATTTAAGCAAAGAAACAAAAGAACGAATAAAAAAAGAATGGGCAGATTGGGAAGCCACTAATCCACCTGTATTAAACACTGTTTTAAAAGACCTACTAATAGACGCAAAAGGCTATATAGACGAAAAAGGAATTTTAAACGAACCATTAACAAAAGAACTAATGTTAGAAAAACATCCTAATGCTAGATTATGGAAACACTTTAACGAAGATTTAACAAATTTGGAGATATAAATGAAATATTTACTAGTTGCACTTGAAACAGAGGTGCCAAACATTGAATTACCAGATGATTATACATTAATGATTACAGGCGTAGGTAAAGTAAATGCTACTGTAATGGCTACTTTTGCAGCTCTCAACAAAGACTGCGAATGTATTATTAATTATGGAACAGCAGGAACTTTTAATCCTGATTTAGTTGGCAAACTATACAGAATTAGCACAGTCAAACAGCGAGATATGGATGCTCGTCCAACATCACCATTAGGAATTACACCATACGAAAACACAAAATTTAATGGTGACTTGCAAATTTACAAAGGAAGTAAATTTACATTAAGCACAGGCGATAACTTTGTAAAAGAAAAGCCTGAAATAAAAAGTGATTTCGTAGACATGGAAGGTTATGCTATCGCAAAAACAGCAGGTATGTTTAACAAGCCATGTATAATGCTAAAATATGCAAGTGACTTAGCTGATGAACAATCGCCAGAAGAATGGCAAGCCAATCAAGCCAAAGGAAAAGATATGTTTCTAGCATGGCTGTCAGATATGGAAAAGGAAATTCAAAAACTAAAAGATGAGTAAAAACGATTCAGGCTTTTGTGCATTACCATTTGTGCAATATAGCACCTATAACGGAGGCCGTTTTAGGCTATGTTGTATGGCTAAGGAACCTAAAGAACTTGTTAATCAAGAAGAACTAGGCATAGATGGTACATGGAATCATAATTATATAAAAGATGTAAGACGTAGAATGACTGCTGGTGAGAAACTACCAGAATGTATTGAATGTCATCATTTAGAACGTAACGACATAATGAGCTCACGCCAATGGGAAAACAAAGTGTGGGCAGATGTTATTGACGATGTAGTAGCCAAGGCATCCGTTAATGATTGGGAGATTGATCAACCCTTACAATTTGATTTTAGACTTGGTAATTTATGCAATTTGCAGTGTCAAATGTGTAACAAAGAAGCATCTCACTTAGTGAGTGTGGAACGTGCGGCAATGGTACAAAGCGGACTCGGAGCGAACCATCCTGATTGGGACGGCATGATTGCAGACAAAAAAGAAGCATTACTTCAACCAGGAATAGAATGGGAAAGTTTCGAAAGAATGCTACCATATGCTCGTAAGATAAAGTTAATAGGTGGTGAACCAACAGTAGCGGCTGATATGTTCAAGTTGTTAGATATTGCTACTGAAACTGGACATGCAGATCATATAGAATTAAGTTTTTATACAAACATTACTAATATGCAAGACAAATGGCTTAACCAGTTAGCCAAGTTTGAAAAAGTAATTGTTAATTGCTCATTGGAAGGAATGGGAGATATGAATGACTATCTAAGACCCCCTTCCAAATGGGCTTCTGTTTGGAATAACTTTGATAAGTTAGTAAAGTTTTCTGATACTAAAGAAGGTAAACGTATAAAGCCTCGGGTTACTACAGTAAACCAATTAACTAATGCATTACATACAACAAAATTTTGGAAGTATATGCATGATTACCAAATGACTAGTAATAGAGGTATTGGAATGAGTTCCAATCAATTAGTGGAGCCAAACTATTATAGTATGGCATATGCTCCTGATTGGTTAAAATGGGAACAACGTGAGCAAATTTTAGAATTCCTCGACAGTATTAAAGATAGTCCACATTTTAAGCAGTACGAAGAACCTCTTATGGAAATTGTTAATTTTAGTCTTGATCCTAAACACAAGTATGATCCTAAAGTTATACAACAATATATTAAAGTTACAGAGAATTATGATAAACATAGGGGACACGATATTAACAAAGTGTCACCAGAATTTTCTAGACTTAAAAATATTTAATACGTTCTGCTATACATAGCTCAGGTTTGAGCAAACTCTCATTTAATATATCAGCTTCAAAGCATTGTAACTTTGTGCCATATACAATTTGGTGTGTAATCCATTGTGCATTAAAGAACCAAATATCACCTGGATCAAATGTAATATAATGTAACGGGTGATGAAATTGATCCCATTTCTGTTCGTTCCAAACACAACGATTACGAATTTCTGTTATAAAAGAATGTATATTTTCTTTATCAAGTTCACCTAATTTAAAGTCATCATAATATTCTTTATATAGTTGTTCTACGTCTGGACCAAATGTTAGTACTCTTGAACGTTTTTTGTCTAGTTGTACAAACATACGTATTTGTTGCTCGTTGCCAGTATGCTGTTCGTCTAGTTCATCTAAATGTAATTTATTTTCTACTAATGTATTATATCTATGACTAAGCATACGTTCACTTGTTTTATAATGTGGGAACAACATATTAAATATTTCATTCCAGCCTTCTTGTGATTGTTTATGTTTTTTATGAAATACATCTATTTGTTCTTCAGTCCAATCACGTTCATCACGTAGTCTGTCACGTTTTTTAATATGACTATTATACCATGGCATAATCCATTTATTATCTGGAATAGTCCAATCTGGTAAGTCGTCATAGTATTCGTAGTCTAGGTTTGGTATAGTTAGATTCTTAATAACTACAGGCCAGCCGCTCTCAAAAGCAGTATACAGCCTATAATTGTCTTCTAAATCTTGGGTGTTAGCGTCGAATATATTGACGATAAAATCATCTTTTGCTCTAATATCTTTAGCAATACGGGTCATATAACCTCCATTAAATCTTTAGATAAATACTAATATATTTATGCAAGTAAATTCTGGGCGTCAACCATTAAATAATTCAAACATAAAAGAGAAAATATGACAAAAGCAGTTAACGTATGGAGTGAATTTCAACCACTTAAAAAAATAATACTTGGTGCACCGTTTCCACCTGAAACATTTGATTGGCATAAAGACGAGGAAACTCGTACTGTTATGCGTCAAATATTCAAAGAAACCGCAGAAGATATTGAAATACTTGCAAAATTATTAGAAGATAGAGGTATTGAGGTACTGCGTCCTAGTAATATTTTTACAATTACAGGTGAAGAACAAATACAATTACCTTGGATGCATTGTGGATTTCCTAACCACCCACTAATGCCACGCGATACATTAATGCCTTATGGTAACAGTATATTTGAATTATTTACAGGTAGCGATAATCGTTACTTTGAGAATCTGGCTTACTATGATCATTGTTCGCAATGGTTTAAAGAAGGAGCCGATTGGGTTAGTATGCCAGGAGTATTAGTAGAGAGTGGTAAGAAATATGACCACTTTGTTGCAAACGATCGAGTACTTTATCACGCGGCAAATATGATAAAGTGCGGACGCCATGTGTTATTCAGCCAGCCGTATGAGGGCGATAGCAAACGTGGTAGGGGTACGGAACTGGGCCGTGAATGGATCCAACGTGAAATAAAGTTGAGATATCCTAATACCGAATTTTTGGACATTCCAGTAGGAGGACACATCGACGGCAAGATAGCTCTACTAAAACCTGGTGTACTAATGACTTGGAATAGAAATTGGGTACCTGATGAAATGAAGCATTGGCACATTATTGAAGTAGCAGATGATTTTGATATGCCTGAAGACTTTCAACAAACTCGTAAACGTAGATTCCACAAAGACTATGTAAGCAAATGGTTAAGCCATTGGGTAGGTTGCCCAGATGAAAGTGTGTTTGATGTTAACGTATTATCGTTAGATGAAAGCACTGTTATTTGTACAGGCAAAAATGAACAAGCATTTGCAGAAATGGAAGCACATGGAATTGAACCAATATACTGGAACTTTAGACATCAGTACTTTTGGGACGGAGGCATACATTGCCTAACAAGCGATATTGTAAGAGAAGGCAATTGCAACGATTACATAACTAACAAGAGATATTATTAATGAACTGGTATAGACAAATACATAAACTACAAATAGACGTAACTAGTCACTGTAATGCAAGATGTGGTGCATGTATAAGAAATATAAGTGGCGGGAAAACAAGACCTGGATTAAAACTATCTCATTTTGATCTTGATGTATGGAAAAGAATGGCAAGAGAAGATACCAAAGGTTGGTGGGTTAGACAATTAACATTAAATGGAAATTGGGGCGACCCGATGATGCACCCAGATTTAGTAGAAATGCTAGAATTTTGGATAGATCAACATCCAGAAAGTTTTATTTCAATTGCAACAAATGGAAGTATGCGTGGAACTCAATTTTGGGCAGACCTTGCTAAAGTATTAAGACAAGGTTCTCATCATAAAATTGATTTTGCTGTAGACGGAATGGAAGATACTCATCATTTATATAGAAGAAGAACCGTGTTTTCTAAATTAACAGAAAATATTAAAAGTTTCACTGACGCAGGTGGAAACGCAAATGTACAAATGACTATGTTTGAACATAACAAACATCAAATTGAAGAAGTTAAAGAATTATCAAGGCAGTTAGGAGTACGAGAGTTTGTCGCAAGAAGAAGTCACAGTGCAGAAATGCAAATTATAGATGAGGGTGAAGACTATCATATAAGTGGATATTATCCATCAAATGATAAAAATTATATTGTTGGAACCGATAAACCGCAAATGTCAGCACGGTTTGAAGAAAATGACCATCCAGTAAGTGATAATAGAGATAGAATATGGCTAAGGGCAAATGACATATTTGAAGAATTAAACGAAAATCATATACCAAGCAAATGTCCATGGAAGGACGAAGGTGAAGTACAAATTGATCCATGGGGTACTGTATGGCCGTGTTGTCATATAAGTTTATATGGTGGCGATAGGGCATCAGAATCTATGTCTATAGCTAGTGACTTTAGCCAAGAAGCAGAAGATGATAATTTAATTAATAAAGGTCAGAGAGATAATAACTTACATGATAATTCGTTAAAAGATATATTAAACGGCTATTGGTTTAATGATATATTAAACAATGCAATAGAAAATGCAGATTGGAAAGTATGTAGAAAGAATTGTGGGGTGTGTAAATAATGTACGTTAATCCAATGTTAAACGATACTCGCTATCCAACGTGCCTTGCACCTTGGAACGCATTGACTATTAAATGGGGTGGTAATGTATTGCCGGACATTATCTATAATGGAAAATTTGGTAACATTACAAAACAAACATTACCTGAAATTTTGAATAGTGACGAAGCAGTAGCATTAAGAAAGTCACACGCAGATAGAATAGTACCTAAGGCATGTTTGGCGTGTACTAAAAAAGAACAAAGCGGCAAAAGCCGTAGAATGTATTTTTGGGATAAACTAGATGAAGATGTAAAACGTGGTAGTATTAAAAATACCGTAGACAGTAAGCCCGATATACGTTATTTAGACTTTACAATTAGTAATAAATGCAACCTAGCATGTATACATTGTAACCCATTTGTTAGCACAGGTTGGACCAAAGACGGAAAGAAATTAAACAAAGAAGCACCAGAATACTGGACTCAACAACAAATTGGTTATCACGGTGTGGAAGATATGTCATTCCTTGATAACTTATTTGCAGACCCAGAATATTTTCGTAACTTACAGTGGGTAGCACTAAGAGGCGGCGAACCTTTATATGATGAAAGTTGTAAAGCAATATTACAATGGTTTATTGATCAAGGACTAGCAAAAAACATTATGTTAGATATTAGTACAAATGCAACAGTATTTGATGAAGATTTTCAAAAAATATTTAAACATTTTAAGCACATTGAATTACTTATTAGTATAGAAGCAGTTGACGAATTATATAGTGTAGTACGTGGTGGACAATACACATTTGAAGATTTAGAAAGAAACATAGAAAAGTTTTACGAATACCCAAACATTGAAGTTGTGTTTGCCGTGACAGTTATGCTAACAAATGTATTTGGGTTAGATAAAGTATGGAATTGGTTTAAAGAAAAACATGTACATAGAGCAAGTATAAGCATGAGCAACGTAGTAGTAAATCCTACATACCTCAATATTGCATTCATGCCAGACGTATTAAAGTACATTATGTATGATAAATTACTACAGATTCCAGATCAAAGCATTTGGCCTAAAGGAAGTTATCATGCAGATGAAATACATTATCAAACAGGCATCCATGCTATTCGTGACGGATTACAAGTTGAAGTAGACGAAGCAGAACAAAAAAAGCAATGGAATTGGTTTGTTAAGTATACTGAAGACTTGGATAGATTACGTGGCACAGACACGTTTGCACTAATAAAGGAATTAAAATTATATAATGAATAACCCAGACTTTGGAAAAACAGGAAACAGTGTATGGAACCAACCATATTTTGATTATTTAAATGAAACATTCTTTCCTAATATAGATATATCAACACTAGCTGATGAATCTAACATTATGTTGGATAGATATCAAGGATGGATTGAAAGCAGTAAACTAAACAAGTTTAATGGACTAGATGCATTTCCTTATCGTTTTGCAAGTGTAGGAACTACACAAACATTAGATTGGTGGCATTACTATTGCTCAGTAAATAATCTTAACCTTAAAATGTTTAGAGGCGAGTACCCGTATAATAGAGATGTTTATATGCAAAAGAAAATAGAATGGTCACATAGTATTGACGACATAGGATTAACACAAGGCGATGCAGTTTTAGTAAGTGTACCATTTAGTGGTACTGGGCGTGTTCCTGAAAGGTGGAACGATATAATTAAAATATGTAATCAATTAAAAATTCCAGTACTAGTAGATTGTGCATGGTTTGGAACTTGTTTTGATATTGAAATAAATTTAGATGAACCGTGTATTAAAATGGTTGTGTTTAGTACTACAAAAGGATTAAGTTGTGGTAACTGGCGTAGTGGTATTGTATTCTCACGTATAAACGAAGGTAGTTTAGAAGTACAAACAGATTGGAATCATGGAAATCATTTAGCGACAGCAATTGCTAACAGGCTTATGGAAAAATTTGGACCCGACACTATTCCTAAAAAATATTTAGATTCACATATTGCTGTATGTGAACATTATGGATTTGAAATGACAAACACAGTACATATTGCACTAGCACCAAAAGGACCTAAGTATGATGAGTTTCATAGAGATGGAATATATAACAGAATTAATATTGCAAAAGCATTAAAACGTCACAAAACAAAAGGAAACTTTTATGAATAGACTACCTAGTAATGCCTGTGCTTATCCATTTAAAGCAGAGATGCTTATGCATGGACAACCTTCTACACCTTGTTGTAGATTCCATAATAGGTTTCTTACAGATAGAGGGTTTGATGAGATACGTGAAACAATGATGCGTAACGAATGGCACCCTGGTTGTTATAAATGTAAGTCAGATGAAGAAATGAAAGGTAGCAGTATGAGAACTGAAGCTGATGAATTCTTTGATGACTTTACAGATACAATACGTTTAGAATATTTAGAAATAACAGTAGGTAGGCTTTGTAACTTGGCTTGTTTAAGTTGCGGAAGTGACTTTAGCCACACCTGGGATAAAGATGAACTTGCATTAGGTATTAGTGATGAGGCAAAAATAAAGAAGTTAAAGGAAGTACAAGAATACGACTTAGATAATTTAGACTTAGGTAAATTAGAGCATGTTAAGTTTATTAAAGTAACAGGTGGAGAACCATTTTTGCATAGACAGTTTTTAAACTTAGTCGTTAGATTAGCGGACAGCGGACTAGCAGGACAGATCGACTTAGAAATATTTACAAACTGTACATGGTATCCAGCAAAACTAGAATTAGATGCATTGTTAAAATTTAAACGTATACAACTAAGTCCTAGCATTGATGGAGTTGAAAGTACAAACGACCTTCTACGTTACCCTAGTAAATGGAATAAAATTGAGACTACACTTGACAAGTGGATAGAGCTTAAAGACGCTACAGGACGCTTAAAAATAGCTACAGCCACCACTATAAGCGTCATTAACGCTCCACAGATGCATGAGTTTATACATTGGGCAAGAGTGCATAAAGGAATAGGAGTAATGCTACAAACAGTATATGAACCTCATTATTTAAGTGTTGAGCATTGGAGCAATGAATATAGAAGATTATTAAAACTAACAATAGATCAACAATACATGGGTTTTAATAAAAATAGCAATAAGTTTGATGCTAGTTATAAACTATTAAACAATTTGTGTTCTGTTGTAACTAATGCACAGAATGATAAAACAGAAGAATACATAATAGAGCTAAAAAGAATATTAGCACATCGTGGACAAGATATAAGCATGGCTCCTAAGTTTGCTAATATATTAAAGTATATGAATTATGATTAATAAAGAAAAACTAAAACAAAGTAAAACATTTTGTATGTTACCATTTATGCATATCTACGGAACTGCAGGTGGAAACATAGTGCCTTGCTGTGAGGCGCAGGAGATACCATTGAATAAGAAGAATGAAAGTGCTCTGGATAGTTGGAATAATGAAAACTACCGAGAGCTAAGACGTGCTCTGGCATCGGACGAAAGACCAGAACGCTGTAACGTGTGCTGGCACAACGAGGATAGTGGCATTGTGAGCAATCGTCAACAATGGGAAGATGACAATTGGGATGAATTTGCCAATGTCATAGAAGTTAATGATGACTATAGTGTTAACAATAGCCCTAAGTGGATTGAACTCAAAGTTAGTAACTTCTGTAACCTAAAGTGCATTATGTGTAGCACACACAGCTCTTACAAACGTGTTAAGGATTTAGATATAATAACAAAGTATCAAGAAGCTGGGCACGAAACTAGATTACTAAGGCCAACAACACTATTTGACAGTTTAAATGAATGGCCCGAACTATGGGACCATGTTCATACATTACAATTTACAGGTGGTGAGCCTATTATTAATAAAGAGCATTATGACTTATTAGATTCTATACCTCAGCAATTAAAGAAAAATATTAAATTACGTTATGCTAGTAATTTAAGTTATATAAAATTTAAACAATATGATTTAGTTAAAATTTGGAATGAATTTAAAAGTGTAAATATTAAAGTAAGTATGGACGGTATTAAAGGTGTGTATAACTTTATACGCCAAGATGGTGATTGGGATAATGTATATGCTAATATGCTGGTCCTTAACGCCGAACCAACAATAGACGTAGCGGCTGGTATTACAATACAAGCACATAATATATTTCACTTACCAGAGTTTTATACATTTTGGAAAAACAGTGAAGTTGATTTGAGATTTATTACTGCTAACATTTTGCAAACACCTAGATACTTAGCACCAAGTGTCTGGCCAGCAGAATACAGAGAAGCAATTATTAATAAGTTAAAAAGTGCATTAAATGAACATCCAGAAATGCAAAAGTTTATAACGTATATGGAAAACAACCAGCCTAACATACGTGACTATGCAAAGATGAGAAAATATAATAGAGATTTAGAAGAAAGATACCCAAAGGATATAACATTAAAATCAATGGTAAATGACCATTTGGGTATGCAACCAGAAGATATGAAAGCAGTACATGAAAGGCTAACAAATGATTAAAGTATTTTTTATAGCAAAGATTAAAAATTTTAACGATGACTATTATGATTATAGTAAACGGGTCAGAGAAAAAGCAGAAACACTTCCTGGCTTCATTGATATAATATCTGAAGAAAAAGATGATGTTGAAATAACAATTAGCTCATGGAAAACTAAAGAAGATGTTGAAGCCTGGAGAAAAGATCCTTTACACATGGAAGCAAAAGCAAGAGCACATGAGTGGTATTATTGGGTTAAAGGAATACATGTAGAGGCAGTAGATGAAAAAAGGTGAGAAGGATTGGGATTATCAATTTGTTAGTGACTGTGAAGTTGTAAATGTTTTTATACCAAAAAACACACACCTTAGCGGACATGAAGAATTAAAACAAAAACTACAAATGCTACAGCAAGTAGAGTGTGACAATCACTTGACTTCTAGCATAGTGAATTTGTATAATACTAGTAGCATTGAATGGATAGAACATGTTAGAAAAATGGGACACAAATATGTTGCATTTTGGTTCGACGGATGCTGGCCTAAAACGGATGGACTTGAAAAGAAAATATTAAACTATATAAAACGTTTGGAAAAGAAAGACTGGATTACAGCAGTACATCCAAAGTTTTTAGATAGTTTAATGTTGTTGAATATAGATGAATTTATTGCCTGGCCAGCTAAAGCACCTAACTTTGGAAATTATGAGTTTTGGGCGGAAAATTGGATAAGTGATTGTACTGTAGAATTAAGTCTAACAATACAAAGAAACATTGTAGTAGGTGCTCCACAAACAGATCCACAGAACTTTTTAAATGGGTTAATGGGTAAAAAGTACACAGATCACACGATAGCAAGAGGGGCCAGAGTTATTATTAAACGTAAGAATATACCCAGTAGCCCTGTATATTTTGTTAATACAGAGCCAAGTAGTCCTAAGGTAGCAGAACACATAAAAAACACGGTATTTAAGCAATATGTGGGTGCTACAGCCGGGTTTAAACTGCTATATTACGCATATACGTACGGTTTAGATATAGATAGTACAAAGTTCGTATGGTACGATTTTGACGCACACAGCATTGAATTTAAGCGTCTAATGGTGGAAAAATGGGACGGAAATGACTATCCAACGTTTGTTAAACAATGGTGTGAAGATAACCCTGATGCAAATACACAATTATTGCGATTTGTGAGTAAACAATGGTTAAATATAGTAGAACAGTTCGGTGGTATGGATAACTGGCTGGATTTTTGGATACAAGTAAAACTATGTAAACATGAATTTTTAAAGGTAGATCTTGTCCAAGATCATGACAAAATAACAAAATTATTAGACAATAATTCAAGTACGTTTTTCTGGGCAAGTAACATATACAGTTATGTATTATTAAAAGTTATGAGTGAACCATTTACACTAGAAAACAGTTTTGCTAATCTAATAACAAGATTACAAGAAATAAACAAATGCTGGTTTTCAGGTACAGACCCCAATGATAATGATTTAACCTGTGATGTAAAATGGGTACTTGGATACAGTACAAATGATAGTATAGGAACAGGAATATAATGGCATCAGAATCAAAACTAACAATAAGAGAAAAAGAGATATGCCACATATCACTGGAAGGTGTAATGTGTAGAGAGCTTGAAGAAAAAGCATCTGATGATTATATATCTGTGTTAAAAATGGCAACTGATTGGAATATAAATCTTAGTACAAATGGGTCTTATATACATAGAGTTATAATAGAACAAATAGATTCAGTACTATTAGATTTAAAACACCTTGGGTTTAAAGTAGCGGTATTTTGGGCAGAAGGCAGTTGGCCAGATGATAATGATATTGACAAAGAAATATTAAAATCAGTTAAAGAATGGGATAAAGAAGAATGGGGCTGTGCAGGACATATTTTAGATAGGCCGGGCAGATGTAGACCTACGTTCCACCATCAATGTGTTATTGTTAATTTACGAAAACTTACAAAAAGTATACAATGTCCTGTACCTCTATATGAAGCAAGTAAAGAGCACTTTCATGATGACTATACTCCTAAATGGATTAAACCAGTATCAGAAAAATATTTACCAGATAGTAATTGGAAAAGTTACGAAGAAGCGAAGAAGCCATATAACTTGTTTAACTGTTTCTTACGAACATCATTGGAATATGGACTAAAAGTTTTTAACGTAGATTATAATATACGAGGTCTTAAAGTATGCACATATCCTGAAGATGACATTGAATGGACAGAGGGTGAAATATTTAAAAAGTATCTTCATGCAGATAGTATATACGACATACAAGATAACTATCCAGATAAGAAACCTTTACTTGAATTTAAAATACAAGATTCGGCTGTTTTATATGTTCTTAATACCGAGACAGTACCACATGTAATTGTAGATGATATACAAGTAATGGTATGCCCATGTAGTGGATTACATCAATTTAAATATATGGAACCAAGTCTTAATGTCATGGAAAAAGTAATATGGGCAGACTACAGTCCATACGCAGTTAAGTGGATGGAAATATTAGTATACGAATGGGATGGAAAAGATTTCCATAAGTTTTTTGAAAATAATAAGAGTAGACTGAACTTTGACGGCACTTGTCATTATGGTTTTGGAACCTGGGAAAAGTTTTTAGATAGCTTTGAAAACGAAAACAAATGGTTATCAGTATGGAGTAAAATAAGAAATTTAGAACATCAATTTGAAGTAGTTGATCTTATTAATGATTATGATAAGATTGTAGAAATGATACCACATAATAAAAATGTTTTATTACAATGTAGTAATATATTCTTATATGAATCAAACTATTTTAATAAAGGACTTCAAACAACTTTTAATGGAATAGATTATGTAAGAAAAGTACAAAGTATTTCAAATATAGTTTATCTTAATGGCGACCTAAATGGAAATTACTATAATATGACAAATATAAACAGGCAGAAATGGATATGATAAACTATAATAGATTAGCATACTACGAAGAAGCAAATACTGAAACTATAGAACATTTTGAAACATGGGAAAACATAGATGGTTACTTTGACCGTAACCCAGCAGTAGCAGATAAGTATCAACTTCCAAGTAATGGTAACATTAATAATATTATGGATAATACAAATGTGCCATGGGTTCATATTCCAGAAATACCAGTACCGTGGAAAGATATACAGAAAGAAGCAATGCATTTATTAGAAACAGAATGTTTTAGTTTGCATAGAGCAAACAGTGGCGGAGGTTGGTTAAGTCTATGTATTCATGGAATGAGTAGTGTACATACTAACGTTCCTGAAGATTACAATTTACCAGATAGTGCAGAAGAGGATCTAAGCACTTGGACTGATATTGCAAAATTTTGTCCAATAACAAAAACATGGATGGAAGACGAGATGTTATATGATAAATTTACTCGTGTTAGATTTATGGCAGTGTTGCCAGGCGGATGGATTATGCCACATAGTGACACTGATAGACTAGCAGGATTAGGAGCCACTAATGTAGCAATTAATAACCCAGATGGTTGTGCGTTAGTTATGGAAGAATATGGCACGATGCCATTTACACCGGGTAGTGTTTTTAAAATAAACACAGGACATGTACACTCGGTATGGAATCGCAGTGACGAACCTCGAATACATATGATATTTGATGGTGATACAAGTGATGAATTTAAAAATAAAGTGAATGAGAATTATGCCAAAATGTTTAATGTTTAAAAATGGAATGACTATAGGTCCTATTGGTAACGTTAGGCCTTGTTGTATGTATATAAACACAGATATCAGACAACGATATAATGAACATGGTTGGCGGGAAAAGTTTGACGAATTATATGAACAAAGTCTCGATAAATGGTTGCCTAACTGTTATGAATGTAAAGCAGAAGAAGATCGAGGAAAACAAAGTTTAAGACAACGAGCAAATGAATGGTTTGATGGAGAAGAAGGAATACAATATTGGGATTTAAAATTACATAACACTTGTAATCTTACTTGTGTAATGTGTAATCCAGTAAGCAGTAGTAAGTGGCAAAAGTTAGTTACTGAAAACCCAGACGAAGAATGGTTAGATATTGTAAAAAAAGACGCTAAGATGAAAACAGGGTGGCATAAAAATATACTTCCATTAATTATGGAACGACTTTATGACACAAAATATTTAAAATTTACAGGTGGTGAGCCTTTATTAATTCCACACGTAAGAAAGATTATTAAACGTTTATATGACGATGGAATATCTCCAGGTGTGCATTTAAGTATTATTACTAATGGTACTATTCCAATAGATGAAGAAATGTTAAAAATGCTATTAACATTTAAACAGGTTTCTTTATTAGTAAGTATAGATGGTATTGAAGATAGATTTGAATATATTAGAGCAGGTGCTAATTGGAAAGAAGTAGAAACAAACTTGAAAGAATTTAGTAATATCTCAAAACAAAATAATAATTTTGCTCTATGTATACTTTACTTGCCTATGACAATAAATGCGGCACAAAATGAGACATCAGCACAATGGGCAAAAGATCTCGACATTACATTTTCTAAAAGTGTAGAAATTTATAAACCTGAATATTTGACTTATCGTAGTTTAAACAATAAACTAAGAGAAAGATACAATATAAAAACTGATTATGAATATGATGAGAACGTATTTAAGGAGTTACTTAAACACATGGAAATTAAAGATAGATTAATGGGTACTAACTTTAGAAGTGCCTGTCCGGAGTTATTTGAAGATGAGTAAAAAATTACCAAGCGATACATTTTGTGTATTACCGTTTATGCACGTAGCAGTTAATCCTGGCGGAGGGTTTCGTGTGTGTTGTAACAGTAACCCACAAAACAATAAAGTATTAAAAGATGATGGCAGTGGAAAAGCATATCGTATATTTAAAGATGATGTCAACGAGATGTGGAGCAGTCAATGGATGAAAGATATTCGTAAACAATTCATAGATGGAGAACGTCCAAAAACATGTCAACGTTGTTTCCGTGAAGAAGATGCAGGCATACGTAGTCCACGTATTGGATACAATGAAAAGTGGTATAAAAAAGATGTAAAAGTAGCAGAAGAAATTCCATTAGATATACGTTATGTAGATTTACGTTTAGGCAACTTATGTAACTTAAAATGTCGTATGTGCAATCCGTGGAGTAGTAGTATGTGGGTTAAGGATTGGAATAAAGTAACAGGTACAGCAAAACTTGAACCAAACGATCCATTAAACAAAGAACAATTAGAATGGTTAGATGTTATGCAACAGTGGCCAGATCGTGAACAAACAGGATTAAACTTTGTTGAAATTGCACACACCATTGAAGAAATTTATTTAACTGGCGGAGAACCCACACTTGCTGTAAGTCAATATGCATTATTTGATTATTGTATTAAAAACGATTTAGCAGGTAACATTAGATTAAAATATAATACTAACCTTACAAATATTCCACAAAAAATGATAGATTACTGGAAACACTTTAAAGGAGTACAACTTAATACAAGTATTGATGCAACTGGTGCCAGAGATAGATATGTTCGCTATCCAAGTAACTGGGCTAAAATAGAAGAAAACTTTGACAAGTTAAATGCACTACCAAACGTATATATTCAAGTACATTGTACAGTACAAGTATTAAACATGTGTGCAATGAGTGAACTGTTTGATTGGACACGTAGTAAGGGTGTTCCCGATAAAGATATATATTTGAATATTCTTAATCATCCAGAAATGTATAACATTCGCACATTACCATTAATGTTAAAACAAATAGCAGAAGATCGTTTACAACCTTACTTGGATATTCCAAAAGTAGCAGATACAATAAAATATATGTGGGCTGAGAACTGGTATGAAGATAAGTGGCAAGAATTTATTGATTATAATAAGAAAACAGATGAATTACAAAAAGGTAATTTACTAGATGTATGTCCGGAGTTCAAACCTTATGTCTAAAACATATTGCAACGAACCATGGAAAACAATTCACTATGATAATATTGGATCATTGGGACCTTGTTGTACATACAGAGGCAAAAGAGATAAAAGTCTAGAAAGCGTACAAGATTATTTAAACAGTGATTGGTTAAAAGAACTTAAACGTAAAATGCTTAATAACGAAAGAGATGAAGGTTGCTATAACTGTTGGGTTAAAGAAGATAAAGGTGAAGATAGTCAACGTTTACAACAAAATAGAAAAGACGGCGTATTAACTGAAACAGACATAAAAAGAGTTTGGTTAAGTTTTGGAAACATATGCAATAAAAATTGCAATATATGTAGGCCAGCTAGAAGTAGTATAATAGCAAAAGAATATAAAAAATTAGGCAGTGATCATGAGATATATTCTATAGATAAAGATCCTGCAATATTACAAAAAGATTTTAGTGGTATATATTTGGACAAATGGGAAAATTATATAGATGCATTAGACAATGCTCACACAATAAACTTAGATGGCGGCGAACCATTTTTTACAAAGCAGTGTACAACTATATTAGAGACTCTTATTAAAAAAGGATCTACTAATAAGAAAATAAAATTCTCAACAAACGGAAGTGCAAATGAAAAACATTACAAACTACTGAAACAATTTAAACAAGTAGATTTTGGTCTTAGCATAGATGGAATAAGAGAATTATACAGTTTAGTAAGAAGCCCACATCATTGGAATTGGTGGGAAAAACAACATAGACTAATGGAACAACAAACTAACCTAAGTTGGACTTATCTTGCAGTAGTGCATTGTTTTAACATACATCAACTACCAGAAATGATAAGATATTTTATTAAAAATAATCCAAATACAGATTCAAGGTTTCATTTTACAACTATTGTATCAAGACCATATTTAGGTACACATATTGTTCCTAATTATATAATAGAACAAACAATAAAAGAACTCGACTTATTGGAAGGCCAATTACATAAAAAAGAACAAGTAAATATTAATAATGTTAGGCACCACTTAGTGTATAGTATATTAAATAAATCAACGGAAGATGAGATTAATTTTAAAAAATTTGTAGACATATTTGGTCCTATTAAAAAGTTAGATTATCAAAGTTATTTGCCATGGAGTATTAAATGAAAAGCATAATATGTACAGGAAATCCAGAATTTGGCGTAGCAAGTGCAATAGCTGAACGTTGGCCAGAAACAGAATTTGTTAGTAGAACTAATTGGGATTACGATTTAACACAAGATAGTTATAAAAAGAAACTAGCAGAAAAGGCTCTTAATTATGACGTCTTTATTAACGGATCTGCACTATGGCAGTACCATCAAACTTTGCTACTAGATGTAGTCTATAAAACCGCCCAAACCAATCGCAAAAGACTACATATAGTATGTTTAGGTAGTACAACAGACAGAGCTACTAAAGGCTCTGATTGGCATTATCAGCAAGAAAAGAAGGCTTTACGTAGTACAAGCAATGCATTAGGCTTAAAAAGCATATGGGCTGGTGGTCCTAAGGTTAGTTATATTACATTTGGTACATTAGAAAACAATGCACACAAACACCCTGGTCGAAAAGTAATGAAATTAAACGATGCTGTAGATATGATTGAATATGTAATTAATATGCCATATCATTTAAATGTAAATGAACTTAGCATTGACCCTATACAAACGGAGTGGCCAAATGAATAAAATAGGAATATTTGGTGATAGTTTTGCTGTACCTGATGTAAGGGCGAAATGGGATGGAAATATTGTTAAGATTTCTAATGTTAATTGGATGGAATTAATAGGAGCACAAACATATGCCTATGGCGGTACTGATGTAGCATATAGTTTTTTAGAATTTGAAAAGCATCATAGTAAATATGATCAAGTTATTTTTGTATTAACTAATCCAGGCAGCAGAATAACTCTCAAACATCGCGACTTTATACTAAATTCATGTGATCAAGAGTATAGCATTAGAGCCATAGAAAGATTAAAGAAATCAGATGACTATGATCCTATACTTAATCATATACATTTATCTTTAATTGAATGGCACAAAATGCAAACACTTGACGCTTTTGCAGAAAGAGAAACTTTATTTTGTAATTTAATGGTAGCACGAATAAAACAATTAAGACCAGATGTTAAATTTATACAAGCATTTGCTTGGAATAATATTGAACACATTGGCGACAATAAATATATTCCTTCTACTAGTTGTTTAGTTGACATTACCCATTACGAAAATAAAATATTTAATTGGGAACATCCTACATCAGAAAATAGTGGATGGTATTGCTCTGATAAAAAAGGGGATATTAGAATTGGGCATATAACATGTGAGTCACATGTAATTTTAGCAGAACTAATTAAAAAATGGCTAAAAACTGATAAAATGTTTTTTGACTTTGATATAAAAGAATTTCATAATATTAAACCTGACGAGAAGCTATACAATACGGCTTTTCATAAAAGTTATGAAGACTGGTTAGCATATTGTAAGGAGCATAAAAATGAGTAAATTTTGTTATATGCCTTGGAATGCAATCACGTTAACCGCTAATGGTGATATTAAACCATGTTGCCAATTTAGTAATAAAGGACGTATGCCTAATACTGAGCATAATACAATAATGGAAAATTTTAATAGTGAACGTATGCAAGGATTACGCAAAGATTTCCTACAAGGTATAGAAAACAATGCATGTAATAGTTGTTGGGAGAGAGAAGATTTAGTAGGCCAAAGTAGACGCTTATGGTTTAACAAAAAGTTTCTCAATAATGAACCTAAGCCAACTACACATGATGTACCAAACCCTACATTCTATCAAGCAGATATTAACTTGTCAAATGTATGTAATTTAAAATGTCGTATGTGTGGAAGTTGGGCAAGTAACAGTTGGTTTGAAGAAGAATTAGCGTTAGCCAAAATAGACAAGCGTTATGAAAAGAATACACGTCCTGTTCCATTACAACAATATGAATTAGAAGATTTACGTAATATGCTACCTCATTTAAAGAAAGTAAAACGTATAGACTTTAAGGGTGGCGAACCAATGATGGCAAAACATCATAATCAATTTTTGGAATGGCTAATTGAAGAAGATATGACTGACGTAGAATTATTCTACACTACAAATGGTACAGTACAAAATCCTAAGATTTTAAAATTATTAAGCAACTTTAAACGTGTCAGCATATGTTTCAGTATAGAAGGCACAGGTGATTTATATAGTTATATAAGAGGTGGAAAATATACTATAGAAGATTTTGAAAACACACTAGCAGTATATGATAAATTAGAAAACGTACAAATAATGTTTAATGTAACATTGCAAAATTATAACGTTTTCAACTTACCAGACTTGCATTTTTTCTTACATGATTTGGAAGATAAATATGATAGAGTAAGTGCAAATAACAGTTTCACTACTATCTGTAACAAACCAGCATATTTAAGTCCAATGAATTTACCCGATGATTTAAGAGATAAAGCAATTGGAAGATTATCTTTGTTTAGTGATTTTGAAAAGTTAGTTGAAAGTATGAAACAAAGAACATTTAATCCAGAGCTATGGGAAGTGTTTATTAACTTTACAAATGATTTGGATAAAATGCGAGGAGATAGTGTAGTGAAAGCAGTACCACAACTAAAGGAACATTTTTAATGTTAGTAGGTATAGAAGATAATTTTGCACCCAAAGACGAACTACTTCGTGTAGAATGGAACTTGGGTAAACGTTGTAACTATAACTGTAGTTATTGTGGTAATGAATTACACAATAAAACCAGCGACCATATGAGTTGGGAAGTATACACAGGCACAATAGATAAAATTGTGGAAGCATCTAATGGTAAGAAAATTAAAATAAGTTTTACTGGTGGTGAACCTTTTGTACATCCTAAGTTTATTGATATGCTAAAGTACGCTAAAGAAAATGGAGTGTATCGTTGCAGTGTAACTACTAATGGAAGTCCGCCTCCTAAAATATATAAGAAAGCATTAAAATATTTACATTATGTTATAATCAGCTATCATTTCGAATTTGCATCTCACGATAAAGTTATTAATAATATTACAGGTATGTGGGAAGAAATACAAGAATACAGAGCCAAAGATCAATACAAAGGTATGCACGTACACATTATGGCATTACCTGGGCACATGAAAGAATGGAAAGAAATTATAAACGAATTAAAAGAATGTGGAGTAGAATATACAGTTAGAAAAATTAGGCCACGTGTTAATGAAGACCGCACAGGATGGAATAAACCATATGCTGACGGTATGCTAGGGCAACATCCCAAGCATGAAGAAACTGAAAAGTTTGCTGGACAATATTATAGTGCAGAAGAAGAAAAATGGTTAAACGAAAATGTCTGAAGATAAAGTAAGAGAGTGGTTAATGAAACCCGGTAATAATTTTTGTGCGTTGCCATTTACACATATGGCAATAGAAGCCAATGGCGATATAAGACCTTGTTGTATGGGCGATGAATTTGATTTAAACATTAGAAATAAAACAATACAACAAGTATACAACGACCCAATAAGACTACAATTTGTAGACAGTTTTAAACGCAACGAACAACATCCTGCATGTCATCAATGTTGGAAAGATCCAGAAATAAGAACTACTTTTTCAACATCATCTGTTGCTATGGAAGTAACAAAACAAGCAATGAATGGAATAACACCTAAGCATGAATTAAAATGGTTAGAAATTAAACCAGGAAATAGATGTAACTTAAAATGTAGAATATGTGGAGTACATAATAGTAGTACCTGGGCAAAAGATACTGCGGCAATGGAAGAGCCCAAAGTAAAGTTTAAAAACAGCGAGTCATTTAAATATACACAATCGTGTGATTGGATCGATGATCCAAAATTTTGGAATGATGTAAATCAATTAGAATCATTAGAGTACTTACATTTTATGGGTGGCGAGCCGTTTATGGTTCCTGAGCATTTTCAATTAATAGAACGTTTAGTAAACGATCCTGACATTGATACTAGTAATATTATAATAGGATACAATACAAACGGAACATATTTTCCTAGCAAAGAAAACTTTGAACTATACAAGAATTTTAAGCAAGTAAAATTTGCAATAAGCATAGATGATATTAATGAGAGATTTAACTATCAGCGTAAATTAGCTGAGTGGGAAGAAGTAAAAAATAATATTAAGAATTTTCAAAAATTAGATAAAAGCCAATATCTTGCACATTTGGATCCTACTATAAGTATATTTAATATATTTTATTTAAATGAGATTTGTACAGAATTTAATAATTTAGGATATTATGGTTTTACTAACCAACGACATTTTGTAAATAGTGGTCCTGATTGTATTCATACGCTACCTCAATATATAAAAGACATTATTACAGAAAAGTATAAAGACAGTGATAACATATGGATTAAACGAGCCGTAAACTATATGAATAGTCAAAAATCAGATTATAGCTTATGGGAGGATTTTAAAATAAAGACTAATAAATTAGATTTATTAAGAAAAGAAAACTTCCAACATACATTTAAGGAATTTTATGAGCAATTTTAAAAATATTATTGTACACTATAAAGATGGTACAAGCAAAGAAGATAACGTAAACAGTGTCATGGCACGTGATGAAAATGACTTCCGTGGTTGGGAATGTTGGGCAGGTGTACAAAATATTACTATCAGTAATACAGGTGATGTGTTTAGAGCTATATGTAAAGTAGGAGGCAAACTAGGAAACATTTATGATGGATTCGAAATGCCAAAAGAAACTATTATATGTAATAAGCCTAGATGCATATGTGCGGCAGATGTGCAACTATCAAAAGCATTGCCAGATCATGTACATAGATTAAGAGTAGGTAAAGATGGATAATTATAAACAATTTTATGATCACGCAGTAGGTAAGTTAAAAGGTTTACCAGTAGATAAAAATACATTTTGTCCATTACCGTTTGTTCATGTAAGCACTACACCACATGGTGAAGTAAAACTATGCTGTAGATCTCGCCCACCAAAAGGAGGAAAAAATGTGAATAATCCTAATGTCAAAGATGATAACTTTGATCTTAAAGATTATTGGCATAGTGAGTATATGAATGAAATACGAGATGATCTTATATTAGGAAATAAACCACAACAATGTCAGAATTGTTGGAAGATGGAAGATATGGATATTGTTAGTCTACGATTAAACAAGCTCACTGATTTAATGGGCAATAAAACTTATATAAAAAATATAAAACATTACTTAAAGCATAGAGAAGTTGAATTTAAAATTCCTCTTATTGAACTTAAATTAAGTAATGTATGTAATTTTAAATGTCGTATGTGCTGGCCAAAAGATAGTTCAAAATGGATGCAAGATTGGGATAAATTAAAAAAATTCTACGATAAAAAAGATCAAACCTTTATTGAAACAATTATAGATGCAAACGACTTAAGAACAACTAGAGTAATGAATTTATATGAAAAAGATGAACAATTTGTTGGACACTTAGTTGAGCTCATGGAACATATTGAAGAACTTGAATTTGCTGGTGGCGAACCTCTAATGGATCCAATCCATTATCGTATATTAGATAGCATACCTCATCCTGAAAATGTAACTTTAAAATATAGTACAAATCTAAGCATTATGAAAATGGGTAAACATAGTATAATAGACTTATGGAAGAAATTTAAAAGTATTAAACTCACTATTAGCATAGACGGATATAAGGAACTTAATACTAAAATAAGAAGAGGTTCTGATTGGGACCTGTTAAAAAAGAACATTAAACTTGTAAAAGAGAATTTAGACAATTTAGACGTTATTAAAGGAACCACGTGTATAAGTGGAATGAATGCACAAGAATTAGGTAAAACAGCAGAAGCAATTGAGTTTGAATTAGGCATATTATGGCATACAAGCCGTATGCAAAGCCCGGATTTCCTACATGCAAATGTTCTGAGCCCTATACAGCTGAAAGAAGGAATAGACGGCTTAAAACGGGTATTTGATAGCTTAAACACGGCGAAAAACCGCCAATCTGCTGGACGCTTTATGTTAGAAGCTCACTTAAATGGAGCTATTAGTTGGCTACAATCATGCATAGATAATAACAAACATACAGAGAAATATGAGCAATTTTTAAAGTTTAATAACACGATAGAGGATATGGATAAATGACAGATAAAGACTTAAAATGGAGTGAATACGATTTTACCGCTACACCGTATGATGATATTGTACGAGTAGGGCAACGTACAATGCTGTACCGTGATTTATTTACAGTTAGTTGGTTGTTAGGTAGATTCTGTAATTATAAATGTTCTTATTGTTGGCCTTATGCTAGAAGTGATAGGAAAGACCATAGACCAACTAAACTTAATTTAAAAACTATTGATGAAATAAAAAGACAAGCACGTGAACGTGGTTTTAATAGTTTTCATTTTAGTTTAAGTGGAGGTGAGCCAACGTTCCATCCAGGTTATCTTGATATGCTTAAACATCTAAGCGATGATGTACACAATACAAATTATACAAGTGTGCATATGACTTCAAACTGTAGCCGTAACATGAAATGGTTCCAAACATATGTAGAATATGCGGCTAAGTTTCACCGTGCAAGTATTACAGCAAGTTTACATACAGAGCATGTTAATACACCTAAAAAAATGCAAGACTTTGCAGACAAGTTAATATTTTGCCAAGAACATGACGTGCAGGTTACAATTAATCAAGTTATGGTTCCAAATTGGTTTGATAGAGATTGGGAAAATGCATTGTTCTTTCATAATCAAGGAATCAATGTAACACTTAAACCTCAATCAGATCCTACTGCAAGTAAAATTGTAGATGGGTATACTGATGAGATGTTAAAAAGATTACATAACGGAATGCCACAACGTGGATACACAGAAGTTAAAGCAAAACAAACACAATTAGTAAAACGTCCTAAGCCAGAATTTGAAATTGACTATGATGATGAATATAGAAAACAAAGTGCTAATGTTCCTTGGCATATGCAAATAGAATTTAGAGATAGCAAAGGTAAACCTTGGTATATGGACCAAGCAGAACGATTCAATGCTTTTAATTTTAATAACTTTAAAGGTTGGGAATGTAGTTCTGGTTATCGTAGTATAATTATTAGAGAACCCGATGGAAGTGTAAAACGTTCATACAGTTGTATGGATCAACCTTTAGGGAATATTGAAACAGGATTTAAATTGTTTGATGGCCCTACTAAATGTATAACTGGTGCTTGTGTTTCAAGTGCTGATAGTAAAATACCAAAAAGAGCACCTGGAACTAAAATGGGATTGTGGCCGGGAGATAAATCATTTGGATAAAGAATGGAAAGATTTTATTGATACACAAAGACGAGGTGAGAATTGGGACCGATCTTCAATCTACGCTGTTGGATTTCCTAAGGAAATAAGAAAATGGACATGGTTACCAAAACGTATGACTAGTAAAAAAATTGTATGGATTGGATATTATTATGAGATTTTTAAAACTTTTAGTACAGGTAAATCTGAATATTGGCTTAGAACTAAGTATTCAGAACATGAATATTTTTTTAAGAAATTAAAGAATTAAATTTGTGTCCAGGCTTTTTTAGCCCAACCGTTTTCTTGAGCCCAACGTACGAATAATCCTACTTCCATCCCATTCGCTTCTATTTCCCAAGGTAAATCCCAATAGTCAGTTTTCTCAGGTACAGAAGTGCCTTTCCACTTATAATATTTTTCATCGTGAACCCAATCGTTCATTTCATTACGTGCATATTGCTTTACGTGAACCATTTCGTGTGCAACAGTTTCGAGCATTTTACGTAAACCTTGATTATTACTAATTTCTATTTCAAAATCTCTAGGTGAATTACGTAAACAATAGCCATCTGCATCTTCTTTTTTCTCTATATTTTTAATTTGAACTTCTATTTCTAAAGTTCGCATTCTAGGCATTAACTTATTAATGCAGTATTCTACCATTGAATGAACTTTTTCTTGCTGGCTTTTAGTGCCACCCGTCACTTCGATGTAGTTCATATTGCTTATCTCTCAAGAACTAGATATTCACCAAAATAATTATCAAAAACTTGAACTAAGTTTTCGTAATCTCCCTCTGACATTTCTGTTATAATAGTTTTGTAATCTAAACCAAGTTCTTTTCCATATCTTTTAGCATAAGCCATTAAGGCAAATGCATTGCCATCTGGACCAGTTAAATCTATAACTATCTCATTTTGTGGTTGTTTTTCTCTAATCATTTTAACCGTCCTTTTTTAATTTCTATACTACTATTATAACAAGATTTCTTGGCTATGTCAACCTGTTTAATCACAAAAAAACCCTTGTATATCAAGGGCTTCTAAATTAAATCATGCTTTAAAATATATATCCAAGCTCTAGCCTGTTCTTTTGTATATCCATTTTGACGCATATGCCTATATATTCTGCAAATGTGCATATCACCAGTTCCTAGGGCTTAGTAACCTGTATTCGTTCATCTTGGTAGATAATGTCTCTGTAGACTCTCATGGTATATCATTGTCATTATAATTACGAGGTCTATTTTCGCCTTCATCTGGCTGATCATGTATATTTTCTATCATTCTATGGTCTACACCACTATTTTCTAATGTTTGTTTTTTCTCTGGTAATGGATGACGTTCAATATCATCAAAATGTATTCTATTAGGATCATGTGATAAATCTCCTGTATCAGGCTCTCCCTTTTTGAACTCTCCTTCCATTCGCTGACCTTTCATCATTGCTTTCAGTAATCTATCCATTTCTTTAGCATTGGCAGTTGTATAAGGTATAACATAATATGTAGGTTCTGTTTCACCAAGATGTCTTACTGTAAAGAAGATTTCTGGTTTTTGCACTTCTACCCATACAACTTCTACGTTGCCCTCGGGTAGGCTATTAATAGGAGTTCCTTGTAATGCAAATAGTGTATAACTAGTATATATACTAGCCACTAACGCAAGTGGAATAAGAAAAAATGTTAAAACATTGTTTTTTCCTAATTGTATTAACGCATATACAGTAAGTACCGCCAATGCAAAAAGCAAACCTATAGATCCATAAATCATATTTCCAGTAAGTATATCCATTATTATTCTCCGCCTACTCCATAGGTTCCTATATAATCTGCATCTACACTTTCTCTACTATGTCCTCTAGTTGGTACTACATCTTTAAAATGTTTAAATATTGACCTTACTCTGCCATTAGCTTCTACTGTAAATGCTGGCAATCTATTTATTTCTCTATCCACCATAAGTACTCCACTTAAACTATATAGTTGTCTAAATGGATTAACTTTTATAACTGTAACTGTATAAGGAATAGATATTTCTTTTTTATGATATGCATGTACTACAACAAAATAATCACCAGGTACAATACCTCTAATAGTTGTAGTTTCTCTATTTACCTTAACAATATGTGTAACACCGTCAATAACAATTTTGTCATTTGTTGTACCTAAATCATCTCTGTCTAAATGTAATGGTGTGTTTTCTCTATTGCTAAATCCTACTGGAAGTTTATCGTCCAACTGGACCCATAAATCCACATCATCTGTAGCATCCTCGTCCCATTCAAGCACAATAATAAATTCTGCTTTAACTGGAATATCTGCTTTTTTTGCTATAGGATTAATAAGAAGAAATGCTATAACAAATAGCATAACAAAGCCAATTAAAACATTAAATAAAAGATCATTAAATGCTAAGTTAGAACCTGTTCGTCTTTTTTTTCCTGAAAAGAAGTTTTCGTCTTTATGCATATTCTTGCTCTTGTATAATTACTTGCACTTTAACACCCAAACTGGCTACCAAGCCACATAATGTTGTTAATAGAGCAGTACTCATACCAGCCGCCATGTCAATAATAACCCGTTTCATGCTTTCTACATTATTAGGGTCTATCTCAGTAAAACTACTGCCAAGCATAAGCATGAAACCAACAACGGTTCCTATCATACCAACGGTCATACATGACTCGCCAATGAACCATGGGGTTTCAAAATCATTTCTATCTTTGAAACTTCTGTAGCCGATACTTGCTGTTGCAATTAGCCACATTGTCATAATAACAAAACTTAGTCTTGTTATGTCATGTTCTAGAAGGAACGGTATTGCATTATAATAAACTGCGGTTCCAAATCCGATTAACTGCATGACAACAATCAACCACCAAACTAAAAATCTCTTCTTCATTCAACTTCCTCTCATTTAAAAGTAACTTTAGTTACTAATATTTATCTTATACTTCTTTAGATAAACGAAAAAGCATTGCCTGTTCTTCCTCAAACAGTAAATAAACTTGAACAAATGCACTTTGGTCGACACACGTATCAAAGTCTTTATATCTACTAGTTTCAGTAAATATTACTCTTTTAGGTTGATATTCTTTTACTAATTGCTGTACTTGTTCTATTGTTCCTGAGACCTTGTATGATATTTGCTCTCCAAAGTATTCTAAACTTTTATCAATTTTTATTGGCCTCATTACACAATATATTCGTTAAAAAATCGCTTCTAGTAATTATTTTCAATCTATCTTTTGTATCAGCTTTAACAAATATATCATGGAACTCTTCGAGTAATTCGAGGTTCGGTGAAATCTCTAAGCTGTCACATACGTATTTATAGTATTCAGTACCGGTATTAACATTAGCTGTTAACTCATTTACTTCAAATAATATGACATTGCTTATCTCTGAAAAATCGTCAATATTCCCTACTGACAAAAATTCTTTGGTGAAAAGGTTTACACCTTCTTCTATTGTGTAATCAAGACCACGCTCTAACGCCATATTACATAACGCAATTGGCTTGTCCTTGATAAAGTTGGCTGCCTGACTAGGCTTCCGATGTGATATTTTTCTCCCCATTTTAGACAAAAACATATCAAATGATGTATATGTATCTTGATCTAAATTATAACGGAAAGTTAACTTTCCTAGATTATCTTCATTAATAATAGTGGTATTATCTGGATTATACCTAACATTATGATCATATATGTATAATGGGCGTGGTTGCTTTGTAAAATACATACATTGATTAGGGTGTTTAGTTGCTAAGTTACCTATTTCGACACTACCAGGTAAACAAAATTTAAAATCACTATTTAATATAGGTTCATTTTCTATATCTGTACAATCACTTAATAATTCTTTTAATAATTCTAAATAATTTTCGTGGTTTATTGTGTCCGCATAATTAGGTAATAAATTAACAATACCAACTACTCTCTCTGCATTCTGATCAGCATTGCTAATCATTAGCTCTTTATTTCTATATAGAAAGCATCTTTGTTCTGCTATTTCATTTAGGTGTTGTGGGAACGCTCCTACCTCTTCTGAATAGGTCAATAAGTGTTGTAATATACTTGATTGACCACATGTATCTTTGTAGTTTACATTAAGTAAAAGGTTAGGTATTTTTTCCATTTAGTGTTCTTGCAATTTCTACCATAGTAGCACTTAGATTAATCTCTGGATCTGCTACTTGAGTATGTTTAATCATACCCTCTCTAATTGCTAGTACACAACTATCATATTGGAAATTATCATTAGTATACAAATCTAAGTTTCTGTATAACCATGTAAATATCTCATTGTACTCGTCTGCTCTAGCACTTCCAATAATAAGTTTACGTGCATCTTGTATTTTTCCTTCTTTGAATAATTCTACCATTTTAACACGCCATTCTGCTGTATTACTACCATCTTCTGGTAGAGTGAGCTCATTATCAATAACACTCATTTGTACTGTATTAATAGTTTTACGTAAATCAGGATAATTAGCACGAACCATTGCATCTAATGTATCTATATCAAACTTAACATTATTTTCTGCTAAAATTTCACCTACTCTAACAGTAAAATCAGTTTGATCTAATTGTTCTATATGGAATCCTTGACATCTACTATGCAATGCTGGAATAATCATGTTGGGCCAATTACAAGTTAAGATAAACCTTACACTTGCATGATATTGTTCCATTACACCACGTAATGCCGCTTGACCTTCTGGACTAATATGATCGGCCTCATCAAGTAGAATGATCTTAAAGTCACCCCATGGCATAGTTTCACTAAATGCACTAATTCTTTTACGAATCATTTCAACACCGTTATCACGACTCGCATTAATATACAGTACATCAGCACCTTCTACTTTAAGTTCTGATATAAGTACCTTTGCTAGTGTTGTTTTACCTGTACCTGGACTACCACTAAAAAGTAAATGTGGAATGCCTCCATCATCTATCCAACTCTGTACTTGTTTACGTTGTGAATTGTCTCTAAAGACATATTCTTCGACCTTATTCGGTCTATACTTCTCAACCCACAAATCAGTTGCCATTAATTATTCCTCTTTTTGCTTGGTATATTTAATATTCATTGTTTCATATTTCTCAAAAGGTTGATGAATCCAAGGTGACCCTTTTAAGTAATCTACTGCATAATATGGTTTAAATTTTGATACTGCTTTTGACCATATAACCGCTGTTCTAACTTCTTCCATATAAAACCCATAATAATGTTCAAGCCATTCGAGAGTTTTCTCAAGTGTTACACCTGAATCTGCTAAATCATCTACTAATAAAACTCTTGAACCTATATTAGGTGTTGTTTTTGCAAGATCTCTGCTAAATGTAATACCACCTTGCTTATCTTTAATACCTGTACCGCTGTATGATTCAACTGAAATTATTGCTAATGGTACATCAAAAATACGAGCTAGTACATCTCCCACTCTTAGTCCACCTTTTGCTATACAAACTATTTGATTAAAGTTATATCCATCAGTATGGATTTGCATTGCTAACTCTTCTACTTTTTTATTATATTCATCCCATGTCACATATAAATCTGCCATGTCTATCTCCTACAATAGTTTACCTATTTCTATTCCAACAACTAATCCGATTCCACCAACCAGAAGTAGCATCATTTGATTTAATTGTTTATGAATCTTACGAATTTTAGTCATTGTATTATCTAAATCTTTAAATTTATCTTCAGTCATATACCTCTCCTTAGTTAAATTATGCCGTTTTCCCAATTCTCAGCACAATCTTCTGCGTAACGTTTACTATGATCACCCATTGATCTTTCTTCTACCAATTCGTCACCCACATACATTTTTACAACATAATGTGTTTCTTCAACTATTACTGCCTTACGATCTTTTGTTTTAAATTTTATTGGTCCAGTTTTCATTTCTTATTCCCTTTAAATAAACCTGGAAATACTTTTTCTATAAGTTCCATCATACCCATAATTGCAACTACTGCCCAACCTACAGGGCCTGCAAAAAATAAATATGTAAATATTTGCCATGTTTTTGCATCTTTGCCTACAGTTCTTTTAGCAATCATCATAGCAATTATGAACCATAACAACATTGCACTCACAATACATATAACTTGAAAAATTAATTCCATATTCTATTCCTTATACTTTCTGTGTAAACAAACTGCTTACACTCTCTTCGTTTGATACTCGCCTAATGGCTTCACCAAACATTGTTGCCACACTTACCATTCGTGTTTTCTTACAATCATTAGGACATCTAAAATCAATACTGTCCGTGATTACTAATTCTTCCAATACACTTTTCTCAACTCTTTGACATGCTTCACCAGTTAAAACACCATGTGTAATATATGCTCTTACACTTAATGCACCAGCATCTATAATTGCCTTTGCCGCATTACATAATGTTCCACCACTGTCAACAATATCATCAACTATTACTGCATGACAATCTTCCACGTCACCAATAATATTCATAACTTCACTAACACCCGGTCTAGCTCTACGTTTATCAACAATAGCAATATCTCCACCAAATACTTCAGCGAACTTACGAGCTCTCATAGTACCGCCTGCATCAGGTGAAACAAATACTGTTTCGAGGTTTTTTATACTAGTTTTTTCTTTCATGCCAAAGGCTTTTTTAATATCCTTTGCAAATGAAATTCTACTAGTTAAGTCGTCTACAGGAATATCAAAAAATCCTTGGATTTGCCCTGCATGTAAATCCATTGTAAGTATTCTATTTGCACCTGCTTTAGTTATTAAATTAGCAATAAGTTTTGCTGTAATTGGTGTACGACTTGCACTTTTACGATCTTGTCTAGCATATCCGTAATATGGTATCACTGCGGTAATACGTTTAGCACTACTACGTTTAGCGGCATCAATCATAATTAATAATTCCATTAAATTATCATTTGCTGGTGCACTAATTGATTGTATTATAAAAACATCTTCACCACGTATATTTTGTAAAAATTCTACACTACTTTCGCCATCTGCAAAGGCTTTGATTTCTGCAGGAACAAGGGTCGCAAAACAATACTCGGCAATTTTTTCTGCCATTACTATATTACTATTTCCGGATATTATCTTTATTTTCATTTAAATTCCGTTTTATTATATTATAATACTATAAATTATATGATTTGTCAATAAGATTAATTAATAAGTGTCCACAATGGCATCTGCGATTCCGTGCTTAACAGCTTCTTCTGCCGTTAACCAAACGTCTTCAGCTGGTAGTAATATCTCACGTATTTTCTTTTCAGTCATGCCAGTACATTTTTTATAATGTTCTACCATACGTTTTGATGAAAGTTCAAACTCTTTGACACGTGCAAACAATTCATGTTCTTTACCACCTGAACCCCAACTATATTGATGTGATAATATACTTGTGTTTCTTGTTAGCACACGCTTACCTTTTTGTCCTGACATAAATGTAAGAATTCCACATGATGCAATCATTCCTAAGCCTACAGTTTTAATAGGTAGTGCTGAGCCTTTCATTACATCAATTAAACCAAATGCGGCATGTACACTACCACCTGGGCTATTAATAATAAGGGTAAGCATTTTCGGACGTTCGCTATCCGGTAGTAAATTCTTTTCTATAATCCATGCCACTACTGGCTTGGTTGATTCATATGTAAAATTGTCGGCAAAATAATAAATGCCTGATTCGTATAATACCTGTCCTGGTTGTTTTGGTGGCATCGGCAATGAATTAGGTTGAGCACCACCACCTTCTTCTAATGCTTGTCCCATTTCTCCAATTGCTTTATGTAATTTTTCAATATTCATTTATTATCCTCTCGTTGTGTCGCCCGATGGGCGTTTAGGAATCACTTTACCAGTAACCTGTAACTTTTCATCATCCATTGGATTAGTTTCTGATTCTAGTAGGCAATCCTCATTGTCTAGCAAGTAAAGTTTTAAATCATCATCTACTTGCATTCCGTTACTCCAACGTCCATGATCAACAAGGACGTACTTTCCTTTTGTAATCCAATCGATGTCATTTCCTACACTGTATACTTTAAACCAACGTGGCCTTACAGCATTTTCTTGTCCATCATTTTCAGTAATGATAATCCCACCTGCAGTTTTTTTCTCACCCGGTTTGTCTACCATCTCTGCTAAGATTTTATCTCGCATTGCTCTTATTACTCTAGTCATGTTCCCTCCAATTACTGATTAATATCTTCCATACTACCATCACTGTACTCTACTTCAAAATATTGAGTACCGTCATCTCTAGTACGTCCTCTACGACTTACTTCTGTAACTGGTTCTTTTGTTTTTGGTGTTGCTTTTGCTTTTGGTGTTGCTTGTTTCTTTGGAGCTGGTTTAGGTGGTTCAACAGTTTTCTTCTTTTCTGCTACTGTTTCATCTTCCTTAATGCTAATTTTTTCAGTGTCTGCTCCAGGTACATTATCTTTATAGAACTCTTTTGAAATCTTCTCTCTGGAGATAGTAACATTTCCTCTATTATCAATAATATCACCTCGAGCATTCATATTTAAATTGCTTACAGCTCTTGTGTCTTCGTGTTTCGCTGCCAGAGCACCCATGTCTAACATGCGACCCTTGGCGGTTTTAACTCTTTTCATTTTAAAAACTCCTTGATATCAAGTTCGTATTTAATGCTGTCTATATGATGTATACCCAGCAAATACAGACAGTAACTAGCTACACTACTGCCTCTTCCTACACCTAATACAATGTTATTTTTTTCACATGTCTCTACTAAGTATAGTAAAAATTTCAGCACAATAATCATACCGCGTTTTTCATATTCAATAAGTTCGGTATAAACCCTGTCACGTTGTTGTGCTGATGTACAACGTTCCATTAACCATTCTTGTATATTTATAGCCATATACTCGTTTGGCATATTCCATTTACGCAAACAATCTTCTACATATGTACTAGTTGTATTTTGCGGTTTTGCGTCAATAAACTGGTCTAAATCAAATGATTGGCACCATTCGTTATATATATTTATTGGTTTTGTATCTTCTACTACAACATCTGTTACATTGTTGCCAGATAACCACCCTTTAATAATATCCTGCTCAGATACTACATATTGCTTGTTTTTATTCATTTGCATTCCACTATTATATTACTTTTTCTTGTAAAAGTCAAGTATTTCATCTATTGATTTAGCCTTATATGCGGCAAGTATCTTTTTTACGTCTGCTTTAGGCTTAGCCTTAAAATCAGCAAGTATTTTATCTACATTTGGGTTAGTTACAAGATCAGGAGGTATTGCTATTTCACCTAATTCTAAAACAGTACCATCTTCTTTTTCATTTTTCTTATACGCTTCACTTTCAGCTAATTGCATTTTATGATCTCTGATTAATGCTATAAAAATATTAATCTGATCAATAAGTCCTTCTCCCATATGAGCCCTACTAGCCGCTAATACTCTTTTAAGCATTTGCTTCTCAAACTCAATGGTTTCTTCTAGGTTTAAATCTTCAAGTGGTTTGCCTTTGTAATCTATCATAATTTAAATATTAGCATATATATCATCATGCACTCTTTGTACATAATCATTCCAATTAGCCAACGGTTGTTCATCTAAAAACTCTAACATTAGTTTATACTCTTTTTCATCATTTGTCAATATTTTTCCAATATCTACGTAATGAACTGGAACACTTGATTGTTCAAGATAAGGCTTTAGTTCAATACCTTCTCTAAAACAATTAAAGTTGCCATATAAATTTTCTTTCCATTCTGGCCTAATTACAGGCATTCTTTTTAACATTTTATCCATTAGTATTCCTGATTCAGAAGTAACTACAATAACCTTTTCACATTGTGTATCTTTTAGTAATTGTTCATATTGCTCTTCATATTTGTGTAAACAATGTGCTGGAAATATTTTTAAATTAACTTTACCTTTTTGTGGAGGAGTAAAAGAATCTCCAATTGTCCATTCGCTACCTAAAACACCGTAGTCAGTAATTATATTATCTTTCTTTTTTGTTTGCAAAGTAACGTTTAAATTGGCTTTAGCATGTTCAGGATGACTATTAATAAAGTAATTTAGCCAAGTACCATGAGAACCTGCATCAAATAAGGTCCAACTTACTGACACTTATAAATCGCCTGTTTGTCTATTCTCACTGTAATGAACATCAAACTCTCCACCAGGATAACGTGATTTTAGTTTGTGTACATTTTCTGCTATGACTTCATTAGGGTCGAGACCCAAAGCCCTACAAGAACTAATCCAATACCACATAATATCACCAAGCTCTCGTTTAGCATGAAAGATAGTTTCATCGTCCAATGGTTTACCTTGGAATATACATTTTTTAACAATTTCTGCAAATTCGCCTCCTTCACTTGCTATACCTATTGCACCAGTTAAAAGTGTTGCAATATTAACTCCTGATTCTTCTTCAAGATTTCGAATTTTATTTGCTAAGGCTTCTGTGTTACCACTTTCGCTACTTGTAACTGCCTCTACAAACTCTTTATATTTATTTAAGTCAATTTGTTTTGTCATTAGTCTACTTTTGGTAATTCTACTATAAATTTTTCATTTGTTGCAACTTTGTCCATGTCAAAATTTACACTCTCTCCACATCCACAACTACTTTTAGCTGATGGATTTACTACTTCTAACATAGTTCCAACTATATCATGTTTTAATTCAAGTGTTGTACCTACTAAAAACATAATACTTGAACTATCAACAGCCATCTTATATCCATTGTCCATTACAATAACATGATCTGCTTTTGTGTCAAGGTCTTTCTCTTCTTTTAACTGCCATTCATAACTAAAACCTGCACACCCGCCACCTTTAAGACCTAGTACAGGAATCTTACCTTCGTTTGAATCACTTATTCCTTTTAGATGCATTGCGGCATCGTTTGTTACATTAATCATTTTTCTATCTCCAGTGATGATATAAGCTCTAATGGCTCAGTATTTAAATACTTGAGGTTAATTATTGTTACACCACCTAATACTGTTGCACCTGTTCGCTCAACTAATCGTTTAGTAGCAATCATACTCCCACCTGTTGCAACTAGATCATCTGCTATTAAAACTCTACTCGTATGTCCTAAAATACCTTGTTGCAATGTAAGTGTAGCCTTACCATATTCTAATTTATAACTTTCTCTTAGTAATCTACCAGGGTATTTAGCACCTTTTTTACGTACCATAACAAATGGAATATTTAAATCGTACGATAATGCGGCTCCTAGTACAAATCCTCTACTTTCAATACCAACTATATGTGTTGGTAAACGTTCTAGTCTAGCATCTATCTCATCTGCTAGATTTTGAACTTCTGGTATCCATAAATCACTAGCAAATAAACTATTAACATCATAAAAATTAACACCCTTAATAGGATAATCTTTAACTGTTCTTATATAATCTTTAATATTCATTATATGTTCCACTCCTTATTAATTTTGCCTTCGCTAGGTCCATTTGCTGTGAATAAGTGTGGCAATTTTGGTGATACTCGGAATCCAGCATATTGGATCCAATCCATCCATAAACTATGTGCTGATGGCACTCTTGGAAAACTGTTAGGACCTTTAATATAATTATATAATAATGCTGAAAACATGTCTACTGGTTGTCTTATATATAGTCCATTTTTTGTAAACTCACCTCCATCAAACAAATACATATGATCATTAGCATAAGGTGTACTATTATATTCAAAAATACAATCATCTGAACATAAACAACCCGGCACCGTGTACATACCTTTAAATTCACCTTGTTTGTTTACCCAATTATGCAAAATATCTTTAAACTTTTCTTTATTAGTAGTAACCCATTCATGTCCATTAAAATATTTAATCATCAAATCCCATCTTACTTTTACTACAAAACTATAAAAAGTTTTCTGCCAGTGTAAACTAGTTAGTAAAAACGATTCATGTGCTGACCAAACTTGTCCAACTGTTCCCTTTATTCTTTCTTTAGCAAACTCTATATAATTCGTATCTGATTTGCCTTTAAGCATATCCATATATTCTGGTTTATTATACCATTCTTGGTTTGTTTGAAAAAACTGCTCCCAGACAGGAAAATATTGACTGCCATTCATAACATTGTGTATTGGTCTAAGATCTGTAATAGCATCCCAAATTATCTCTTGGTCATCACTTCTATATTCTGTAAACTTATCTAATACCTCAGAATGCGGATCTTCATGATCTGCCCAAGTGTGCCCAAACAAGTCATAATCAAATTCATCAAATAAATCGAGAATTTCATAAAAATCTTGTGTATACCTTGGATCTTTATTAAAATGTCTGGTTTGCCCACTAAAACAAATTGCTATTTTCTTTTTTTCCATTTATTTGTCTGCATCATAATCAGGTGGAAACCCACCATACAACCCTGAAGGGTCTGATGAATAATACGGATCATTAAACATAGGATCATCTTCACTAGTGACGCCTTTAATTTCTGGAATGAAATGCATTAATGTACTTTCTATTCCTAGTTTAAGTGTTTCTGTACTACTAGCACATCCACTGCAACTTCCACTCATTTGCATATGTAAAATACCAGTTTCTTCATCAAAATTTAAGACGTTTACTTGCCCACCGTGTTGTGCTACATTAGGTACAACATACTGTTCCATAACATCATCTATTTCTTTTAATAATTCTTCTTTAGTTTTCATATCTATTCCTATAATATATGTGCATGTTCTAAGGCTTCATAGCCAAACCACATTGCAAATATTAAAAATGCATAACGTGTAATATTAAATAATGCACGAGTATCTTTGTAATTCCTTAATACTTTGTATAGCATTGCAACAAATATTACTGCAAAACCTGCACCTGTCCAACTTACTACAGTATTGTTAATCGCCTGAAACATAAATGTAAAAACTTCCATGCTTTCGCGAAAGAATATAAACCATACTGTAAATATTCCTGCCCAAAATGTTGCTGTATTATCAGCAATTGCTTGAACGTGCCCTTTAATATGTGCTGGTAAATTATTACTAGTAAAAAACAAGTAAAGCATTAGCCCTGATAGCATTGCATACATAATTACTTCGTAATTCTCTAAGAATTCACCTAGTAACACACCACCTGCTAATCCACTAAGCAGTCCAACACTACCTGCGGTAATTAATTTCTTATCTAATGAAACTGTTGATGTAATCATAAACAACAAAAACATCATCTCTAAGGCTTCACGCCCTACATATATAAAACTTGCTAACATTGAACTAATCGCCCTTTCCTGGTTTCAATGAGAGTAATTCTCTCTTATTTGGTTTATCCGCCCATTCTTTTGCGTCAGGCGGAACATCTTCTGGTCTTAGTACTGTAATATTTGGCCAAACTTCCGACATCTCAGTATTAATCTTCATCCAATAATCTAATTCTGTTCCTTCTAACGCACTGTCTGGAACAATTGCGTCAACAGGACATTCTGGTTCACAGACACCACAATCAATACATTCGTCTGGGTTAATTACTAAAAAGTTTTCACCTTCATAGAAGCAATCAACTGGACATACTTCCATACAATCCATATGTTTACATTTAATACATTCTTCTTTAACTAAGTATGTCATTAGTAACTCATATCTTCATCAATATTATACCAAAATATCTTTTCATTAGCAATGATATTAAAAAGTGTTTGCACACCAAATCCTGCCGCACCTTTTGGAGTAGTTGTTGATCCTTTTTTTGCCCATGCCATGCCAGCAATATCTAAATGAGCCCAAGGTGTTTTCTTATCAACAAAGCGATATAAAAATTCTGCGGCTGTTGTTGAACCACCATATGCTCCACCAATATTCTGCATGTCAGCTATATCTGAATCAATCATTTTGTTCCAATTCTTGCCCATTGGCATACGAAAAAATTCCTCATCTACTTTTTTACCATTTAATTTAATTGCTTTTTCTAAATCATTACTGTTTGTAAATAAGCCTGCCATTTCATGTCCAAGTGTTGCAACAATTGCTCCTGTTAATGTTGCTAAATTAATTATAGCAGATGGCTTATATTCATTTTGTACATAAGTCAATATGTCTGCGAGTACAAGTCTACCTTCTGCATCTGTATTTAAATTTTCTACTGTTTGCCCACTTAATGATGTAACAACATCACCGGGTTTAATTGCTGTACCATCTGGCATATTTTCTACTAAACCTACAATACCAACTACATTCTTTTTTATATTTTTTGAAGCAATGGCGTGTAATGCCCCAACTACCGCGGCACTGCCACCCATATCGTATTTCATGTCACCCATGTTACGACCTGGTTTAAGACTAATACCACCGGTGTCAAATGTAACACCTTTACCTACTAATGCAAATGGAGCATCTTCTTTAGCACCTTTCATATATTCCATCACAACTACATAACTGTCTTTTTCAGAACCTTGTCCTACACTTAATAGTAAGTTAAGACCCATTTCTTCTAGTTGTGCTTGATGATAAATTTTAACTGTAACACCTAAAGGTGAAAGTTGTTCATTAATACGTCTAGCATACTCTGCTGGGTATAAAACGTTACCAGGTTCACTAACTAAATCACGTGCAAAGTTTACACTTTTTGAAATACCAGAATCTTCTGTTGAAAATTCTACACTTTTTGGATCTGTTTTATATTTGTCAAAATTATAACTTGAAAGTGCCATACCTTCATTAATACTATCCATATGTTTTGTGTTAATATCAAAATGAATTTCGTTCGCTACATCCTTAAACTTATTATACATACTACCACCTAATTTACGTGCTTTATTGGCAGTTTTTGGCAAAGATTTAATTACTGTAATATAATCATAGTCCTTATGAGCGAACTTAATATCAATTGATTTTGTTTTACTCTTAATAGCAAGTTGTTCTGATGCTCTTTTAACAGAATCACCTAGTTTTTTTGCCTGCTTACTACCTGAAAGTACTATAATTGCTTTGGTTAAAGCCATAAATCTCCTTATAATAGAATCTTATACATATTATAAAAGAAATACCTATTTTTGTCAATGATATTCTTTGTTTAATGGGAATATTTACTTAGCCGCATAGTACGGCTAAGTAAATTAAGTTTATTAGCCTCGGGAATTAATTACCCAAGATGTTCCTGCACCAGAACCAGGTCCGTCGTCTACAGATGTTTCAGCTTCGTGTGCCGCACATTCTGCTTCGTCAGCATACGTTATATTGATAATAACGCCTGTACTGTCTTCGGTTAAAGCGATTGTCGAGTCGAACTCTCTTTGAGTTCCACAAGGACCGTGTGCAGTGATCCATGCGTCAGTATCTGCATATACTGTGCCTGCGTCTGATGTAATTGTATAATTTTTAACAAATGCCATGTTTATTTCTCCTTAAGGTATATTTACTATACTACATTATTTATGACAATTGGCTAATATACCGATTGACAAACGGATAAATATGTATATAATAAAATAACAACAATTGGAGAGATTATTATGCAAAAATGGTTTAATTGGAGTCATTTAAGAAACACAGAAAAATATAATACTAAAATCCGTGGAAACGCAATAGTGTTATATTTTAAACATATGTGGATTGGATTTAGAGAAGCAGGTAAGCAATTATTACTTGCATTTGCTAGTTTTATACATGCTATATTTCCACCATTATTCGATTTTAAGTTATTAGATATAGTAATTAACCAAACAATTGGATTATATAAGTATCTGCCACACCACCCTGGATGGAAAAGATTAAAAGATGAACTTAAGAACAATTCTAAGTAATGGATGCACAATAAGTACCAGCGGCACCACAGGTCCTAAGAAGCCTATATGGCAAAGCCCAGAAAAGATTTACTTTGCAAACAAAGCGGCCGTAAGATGTCAAAAAATTACTGAAAAGAGTAAAATCTTAACAGTATGTACATTAGATCATGCAGGTGGGTTGTTCGCACAAACACTTCCTGCAATAAGTGTTGATGCTCATGTAGACATAGAACCATATAACCCATATACATGGATTAAAAATATTCAAAACGGATATACGCATAGCCATTTAACACCTAACATGGCTAGAGGTATTATGGCTACTAAAACATTTAAAAATGGATTTGATTTTAATGGAATAACTATTATGTGTGGTAGCGATAGAGTGCATAGTAATATTATTAAAGCATTTATTGACAAAGGTGCTACATTTATCGTTAATTGGGGCATGAGTGAAGTAGGGCCAGTTGCTATTAATAAAATATTTAACAAAGGTGATACAGTAGTAGAACATGAAAGCATTATGGGAGACACTATTTACTGTGATACAAAAATCATAGATAATGAACTTCATGTTAAAGGTGACATTTGTGTTTTTGACGATTGGTTTGCTACAGGTGATTTAGTGGAATACAAAGATAGTACTTATTGGTTTCTAGGAAGAAAAAATAATACAGAGGAGAAACAAAGATGCGTAAATTAAAAAACAAACATGTATTTGTTAGTTTTGAACCTGGTGCACGTGGACATAAACTTGCTAGAGTAATAGCAACAATGCCTTGTATGCATTGGTATAGTTGTGAAGAGAATGGAATTAATCCATGGAATGTGTCTAAACCACATTTATCAGCTAGACAAAGACAATTAAGCAGATACCATTTTGATAGAATAACTCCAAAAGGTAAACTTCCTCCTCCACATGATTATGTAGAAAAGTATATGCCTAATGAAAAGCATTATTATAAATTGTTTGATGAATTATTTGAAAAAAATGGCGGTGATGATATTATTAATAATGGTGAAAGAGTACTATTTTGTACACATAGTATGCCTGCTAAAATACTAGAATATTTTCCTCACAGTTTGATTTTTAATATTATACATGATCCAGAAACTACAACAAACAGATATATTGACCTTGTTACGCAATTTCCTGCATATGTTAAACACTATGGCGTAGTTCCAAAGGATAACGAATACTTAGCATTTTTAAAAATATTGCACGGTAGAAAGAATGATCTAAATGTAGCTGATGTATGGGCATTTGAAAGAAAGAAAAAGTTTTATGAACCTGCAATGGAAGATAGACTTAGAAAAGAAACATATGCTAAAATGCTTTCAAGCAACATATTTCGTAAAGCAGTTAATCATGAACGTGTAATGAACATTCCACTAGGTAAATTCAATTATAAAGAACTGAAAGAATGGTTAAGGGTTAGAACTACAGAAACAGAAGATCAGGTTCTAATTTCATAATATCTTTTCTGATTTAACTTCCATATAACTTGTGGTACATAAAAAACTTCTTCCTCGTTAACATAAGTCAAAACTCCTTGCTTTTCTAAAACAATTGCACTTCTATGTATACGACTCATCTTACCACTTCTATCATTATTATCATATGGACTAGTAGTAATATAGATATTAGGATTATTTGCCCATTCAATTTGTAATGGTAAATGATCATTAAATCCATAATTCTGCTTTTGATATTTACTTAATCCATCAAGTTTTTTTAATTCAATTTGAGCTCCACGAAACAATGCACGATATCCATCTTTAAAAGGATGTATACCACTAATTGCTACCAAACGATTATTATTATATGTGCCCCACCAACTACCACCAGTTTCCATACACCACTCAAATTTTAGAGCATGTAAACTGTTATTGTTGGTGTAATTTCTGTTATCACATTCTTGCATGAAGGTTTCAAGCTCATGTGAATTAGTTAGAATCTGCTTGGTGCTTGGCATACTGTTATTTATGCTTATTTTTGAAGGTAAAAATAACCCGGTGATGTACTTCGTTTAACTTTGGTTACTTTTCCAATATGATTAAGATCGAATTGAGTTGATCCTACTTGTATATGTTCCTGTTGTAAGTCTTGCCAAGCATCAATGGCATAAGATCTCCACATATTTTTATAATCTAAAAATTCTACGCCTTCACTAAATCTCATAAATTGCCAATACTTATCAGTATGAATATGATTCCAATCCCATTCATGATCCATATGTTTTGTTTTTATGCATTCAGTTTCTAATTTAGGAAAAGCCGCATATGTTTCTATTTGAAGTTTATGGCGTGTACTAATACCATGCATTTGTGGATTGATATGAAATTCATTATGAGCAGTTTTCCTATCTTTAATAATAAAACAATCACCTGGTGGTTGAAATCCTGGCTCGTCAAAGTGAATGTAAATAGTTTTTATTTGTTCGTAACCACATAACCATAATGCCATAAGTCTGCCACTACCTGGATGTACTCTATATCTATTATGCCAAGGTTCATGTAAAATTTGTGGATTATATGTTAATTCGTTATGTTGGATTAATTCGCATAGATAGAATATTTTGCTTACATCTTCCATTACATCTCTATATTCCATTGAATTATCAGTAATACCTGCATCAGCAAATTCCATTACAGCCTCAAATGGAACACGTCTAAAATCTTCCAATTTACTTACTATATCATCTTCAGGAGAATGTAATATGTCCCAATCTACATAACTAGACGCAAGAAACCCACCCAATCTGTGATGATTCTTAAGCCAATGATCAAACATGTATTCTCCTGTTATGTCTTTTAAGTGTTTCACCCTTCTGACAAAATTCCAGCTATGTTAGTATGCCAATCTGGTCCAGGATGATCGTTATCTCTTGCCAATGAAAAATTTGCCTTTGACAAGTCAAGTATTTCTTTCTGTCTTAATACAATATCATTGTTTTCACAAAAATTAAACAACATTAATTTGTTCTTTTGATAATTATAATGATCACTTTTATCATTCATTAATGTTAGATATGAACTTAACCAAGTTGGTGACTTTAATTCTTCTTTAATTGCTTCTTCTGACAAATTTCTAAACTTTTCTAATGCACCGTTTTCGTGTATATGCTCTCTACGAGCCTTAAATGTCCACATAACGTATATTTTCTTTGGTTTAAATGTTTTACAATATGTTATGGCTAGCCTTGCTATTTGATCGTTACTAGCACCGCTTAAACCGCAATTTACAGCGTCTAAGAGTACAGGATAAGGGTCATTTATACCATATCCAAATGTATAACTACACCCAAATGCCGCTGATGCTCCCATTGCTGGAACTAATTCACCTCTATAACGCCAATCATTAATGTAATACTCTACACTCTCTTCTTGCCAACCTGGTGCACAACCTAATTTCTTTTCACCTTCATCAAGCCAATTTCTAGTACCAGGATCATCATGCCCTAATGTAAATGTACTGAACCAATCTTTTTCAAGATAACGTGCTTCTTTAAAGTCTGTGTGATCCATTAACTATCTTCCTTATTTAAATTAATATCGCCTTCCTTACCAGCAGTTATAATCTTCTTATAATGCTCAAATGCCTCATCAAACGAATCAAAAACAGCACGACAATAAAATTTTCGTTCTACAAACTTACCACCAAGTATTTCTTTAAGTATTGATGTTACTTCTGGGTAGTTAGAGAAGTCATCATCTAATGGCTTTCCTTTAAGTTCAATTTTAACATCAAATTGTCCTTTTGAACCTGAAGCACCTACAATGATATTAAAATTTGAAAACATTGCTCCTGAATATGCCCAAGTTTGACAAGCAATCTTAAACCATTCAGGATGTTCTTCTTTTTTCTGTTCAAAGAACTCTCTCCAATGATCATTGTCTCTTTCAATCTTACGAACTTTGTTTACATCTTCATCACTATCAAGTCCTAAATCAACTTCTGGATATCCACTAATTTCCATAAACTTAGTTCCACGAGCTATTAAAGTTTGATCTTCTTCAGCTTGATCGAACCATTCACCATCAAGTCTATTCGGAAGTATTGCGTGTAACTGTTTTTCAACTTTATTTGTGTCGTCACCTGTTTCAAAGGCTTTAACAATAGTATAACCTATTGTCATTTTAGTATTATTAAGTTGAGATTCTCGTTGACTAAGATCAACAGTTCTACCTATTTTAATTTCATTAGCATTACTAATGTCCTTACCATGCCTGTGAAAGTACTTTCCGAAATAAATGTACATTTAACCTCCTGTTAATTCCATCTATAAAATATATGTGAACCTATTTGTACAACCTTCATCATTCCACGATCATTTATCCAATATGGAGAAACAGAAGTAGTATGATAATGTGTTGCTCCTTCTGTAATATCTACTACAGAGTCTGATTCATAAACACTAAGAACTAAATGTGCAATTTTTTCTGCTATATGAAGTGATTCTTCATCATACATTGTATCTTCCCTACCATCGCAATACCAACTAAATTGACATTTATTAATAACAGGAAAATAAATACGTTCTTCTTCTGCTAAGTCTGTATGTTGTCTAGTTTTCCAACTCTCTCTAGTAGGACCTTGCTTAACAACCTCACAAACTGTATTTGGATAACGCCAATCTCCAACACGATTCATCACTACCATAGTTGTAGCATACATACCTGCATATCCATCACTACGTGCTTCGTGATACATATTCTCAGTCAAGCATTTTATATCTGCTTGTGTATAAAATTCAGTATTAAAACTATCATTAAGATAATCATCACTATTGAGAACTTCATGATAATCGGGAGCGATACCTGTTGTATCTGCGGCTAAGTCTGGTGCAGGCCAAATAAGTGACCCAAATGCGAATATTAAAATAGCAATCATAGTAAGACCGTTAACTGCCCAACCTAGTATTTTAACCATAATTTTGCCTCTTTTTTAGTTTATGTGTATATTATACGGCAAGATATCTTATTTGTCAAGTTTTTAAACCACAAAAAAACCCTTGATTTGCAATACAAAACAAGGGTTTAAAAGAAGTTTCGCTCATTAAATGAGCTAACTTTTAGTCACGATCAAACAATTTCCACACGATTACTGCAGAAATAAGACCAACTAGACCAGCATTCCCAAGTTGTTGAACTATTCCAATGACGGTACCAATCACATCACCACCAAGGAAAGGAACACTACCACCGAATACGACTTGTAAAACGATCGCTAAAGATATCAACGAAACGCCAATACCTGTTGCGGCCGCAACGCCGTTTGTGATTTTATCTATCATATGTTTCTCCTATTTTTTTTATTTTAACGTAACCATTTTCTTGATTTTTTGTATCTTAGGCTCGGCGGTCACTACCGGCACTTATTCTAACTTACTTTCAATTATAAAAAATCGCTTTTTTACAATCTATCCTACGCTTTTTAGTGCGGTCGTTTGGACAAACCCGCCTTCCTTGAACCATAATATTGAGATGAAAAGTATCTCCATCGCAACCATTACGTTTTCTTTTAAATCTCAGTATTTATTTGCAATTTACCTGAACTTAAATACAGGCTTTATTTAAAATAAACTACTGTGATATCTTCTCTTTTATTTTTTGTGATAATTTTGCCTCTGCCGCTACTTCTGCTAACAGTTGGACTTCTTTAGGTTTAAGGTGTGGTGACATTTTCTTAATCTTTTTTGTCCACTCCTCAGTTAATTTTTGTAATTGTTTTTCGTCTTTTTTCATTATGCCGCTTTCTTAAATTCGTTTTCCATACTGTATGGAAGACCAAGTGAGAAACAAACATAACCTGCATCGGCTTCATCGGCAAGACCTTCGCCTTGTAAAATCCACTTAATAGCAGTTTTACGATCATTTGCTCCATCAATAATAGTTTGAGTAATACGATCTTCAAATTCTTTTACACGAACTTTTTCTTCTTCTGCTTCGGCTTCCATTACTTCATCAGCCGCTTTACCATAATGCTCGATTGCTTTTTTAAGTTCAGCATCTGACATAGCTGAAGTATTTAAACTTCTAGCATAACTCTTAGAATAAGCAGTTGAAGCCAACTCATAAAGAGTAGTTTCGTCTTGATAACGATCATACTCAGCAGGAGTATAAATTCCATACTCTGCCCAATGTTTAGGATCAGTAACAACCATACCAGACCATCTATTTTTAGGGTCTTCGTCAACCCAAGCCTGGGATTTAACGTTTATTGCTTCAATGTGTTGTACTAATGCATTCATAATATTTCCTTTTTTTAACTATACTTATATAATACGGTAAGATGGGTTACTTGTCAACCTTTTTTTACCTAATTTCTTACAATTATTAGGTTTTCTTCAAGAATAATCCCTTTATCTTGTGCCTCAGGTACCTCTTTGATACTATCTATAAGGTCTTTTGTAGTAACTTCACTAATATTTATAACAAACTTATACACAAGAATTGCTAAAATAACCCCTATAAGTAAGATTAATATTGAGTTAAATTTCTCTATCATTGAGGCCTACCTAAATGTAAAACCACATCATTGTCATAATATACTGCAAATGTATCAGCAAATTCCTTAATCATATGAGATTGAGGTCTATTATAACTAGGTGTACTTGAACCTCTGAACTTAATTCGCCTATCTTTGCTAGGTAGCAATCTTGTCACTTTACCATACAATGACATAGGAATGCCTTTGAATGTGCTACTCTCAGAATTAGGACTAATATACTTTCGTAATAGTTTCTTATTCTCTTCGTTATAGTCTGCCCAAATTGTTATCATTTTATCTCCTTACTATAATTTTTCCACCACTTCTCAAAATAATTCTCAAAGTTAATCTGTTCTGCTTCTTCAGGAATATCAGTTCCACTATACATAAAATCAAATATCATTTGTTTAATTTCTTCTTTGTCCATTACTGCAAATGTATCAGCAAATTCCTTAATCATATGAGTTAAACTCCTATTAATTTGGTGCGGCTTATCAGTCTTGGCATACACCTGTTTTAACTGACTAACTTAGCTCACCCTCATGTGGGCAACACGGCCCGCCTTTGTGAGTACCACATAAACCATTATACTCCTACTCCTAATAATGTTAAAATTATTGATAATGCGATTAGCGAACCAAATATTATGATGATCCACATCACGTAATAAACAATAGTTTCTATAATAAAATTCATACTAAATTTCCATTGTCATTAATACAACAATAACCTGCAAGGTTAGTATTATAAGTGCGCCTTCTAACATATTATGCTCCTATGTATGGTGCAAATGCTACTTTGCCCCAAAATATAAATTTTAACATCAGCAACATTGCTAATGTTATAAATCCAAGCATAATAAAAATCTTCATTTTTACTGACAATCTCATATTGCTTGGCCCTCTGTTTGTTCCTTAATCCACCTTTCAACAAAAATAGTATCTTCATAGTTTTTTATCTTTACACTATTATCAACTATCTCAGGTGTTATAAGTTTCAACTCTAAAAAATCTACTAGCATATCCTCAAAAGGAATATTGTTAGATTTTGCCCAACGTAGAACCTTGTGTTCTTTTAAACGGCCTTCAAATCGTTTTTTACCTGTATACTTTTCAGCAAGTTCGCTCATGTCGTCAACTGACAATGTATCTATAATACAATCAGCAAACAATAATTTTAAGACACTGTGATCATTTCCTGTCCACGTTTTATCTATACCAAATCTTCTATTCATACCCATAATATTATCCTACGTGTGAAAGAGATGACATACCTTCTGACATCTCACAAATATATCCGTTAAGAATACTATCTTCGTATTCTTTTGTTCCTTTAGGTGGCATTGGGTGAAGAACCATGTTCTCGTTCCAATACTTGGTGATTTCTTCATAAGTTTTAAATTTAACTGGTGGGCTTGTATGTCTGCTTACCCAACTGTTACCTTCAAAAGTTAAAAAACGTCCTGCAACAAAGTCTCCTGTTTCAGCAGGTGTACCTTCGTTTTTTACACTCCACTCAAATACATAAAGACGACTTGTTGATTTTTCTAAGCCCAACATTAGAGTTTTAGGAATAGTAACTCCACGTGTTTCATAAACAATTTCAACTTCTGCATAAGAAGGCTTTTTAAATAAATCAACAAAAGGTTTAATATCTGCTTTCATATAATCTCCTAAGAAAAAGTAATTCCAAAAAACTCAGTAGCAATACCAATATCTTTAACTGGTGCTCTACCATCAGCACAACATACCTCATCATCACCAAATAACTCATCACCTGCTGGTATAACATCTTTAACAATCCAGTCTAAATGTTCAATTGCCGCATCAACTCTATTAAGTGCATCTTGTATACCAAATGCTTTTACATAAACACTATCAACGTGTGAACAATTCGCTTCTCTAGGGCGAATTCCAACCATATATTTTGTTTTAAAACTGTTTAAAAATGCTTTTGAGTTTTTCATATCCTTCCTTTATTGTTTAATATAACTATATTATACGGCAAGATGTCTTGATTGTCAACCTTTAACGGCGGCTACAGCCCTTACTGTATAAGGGCTTTAATTTTTTTTTTGATTTTTTTTGGATTTTTTGGTGAAAAATTGGTGAATTTGGGCAGATTTACCCCCAATCTTTTTTATCTCCAGCCGCTTCGTTATCAGCATAGCCGGCTTTATATGCAATAATTTCATCTTCTGTCATATTTTTTTCTTCTACCATTGGACTATTATGTGTTCCACCAGTAAAATAGTGTGGGTTGGAACCACGACCATAATAACTATCAGCACCACCTCTGTCATAAGGACCACCATGTCGTCTTTCGTGTTTTATAATGCTATCTATTTGTTTTTGTATATCTAACCCTAAATCATTCATATTATACTCCTTTGTATTAGTTGGTTAAAAAATTCTTTCTTATACAAACCTAGTATTACAGATTGTAACAATCTTACATACTCTTTTCCTTGTTCGCTCCAAGGTTCTAAATACAATGTTAAACTCATTGCTAATTTCTCTGATCCAATTTGAAATTCTAACTCATTTCTAAAAGGTTCATAAGCAGGATATGTGTTTAAAATGTGTAAATAATGTGTTATACTATCGCACCAGCTTTTATATATTCTTAGCCCCCATTTTGCATTTGGAGCACCTTTTGCTTTCATTTGTGGGACTGTTTCATCCCAAGTTCTTATACCAAATAAATTGTTTCCTTCTACTGCAAATCTACTTTTACCCCAGGCACTTTCATGTGCGGCTTGAGCAATAATAAGCTCTAATGGAACTTGCTTAGATAATGGATATTTTTCTTCATCTGTGTATAACTTATCTACACAACTTTTAATTTCATATGCGAATTCTTTATTTGTTATTTCGGGTGGTGACAATGCTTTTGCATTTGTATAAAAGAATAAGGCCCACATAACGCCTGCTAAAATAATTAAATATTTCATTTTATACATATAATATACAACAAATAACCCTATTTGTCAATAGCTAATTTTTCGCAGTTTTACTGGGTTTTTTATCTAAATCTTCCTTTAAATCGCTTAAAATCTTGTGTTTTATGGGTGCTACAGCAACATCTCCAGCAGTAACACTAACTACACCACCTACAGTGAATAAAGTAGGGCCACAAGCGGTTAGTAGCAATAAAGCCAGTAATATAAAAAATATACGGATCATTAAAATTCAAATAGATTGTTGAAGGTGTTTTTAGCCGCGGCTTTATCTAAATCCCACTTCATTACACCTAATAAGTTTTCCAATTTTTTAGTAACTACTACTCTTTCCATATGTTCATCATCAAATGGAAGATCTAAAAACCACTGTGGAAGCCGTGTTTCATCTGTAGGATAGGCTACACTTGTCATACCTAATGGATTATCTTTTATTCTACAAACAATAGTTTTCATACCATCTGTAATTTCATTAGCATAATTATCACTGTTAATTTCACGTAACTTATTCCAATTAAGTGCCGCGGTAACATGGCCAGGCATTGGTGGCTTTTTAATGTCTGCCGTTGTTTTGTTATTGTTATGTGCTACTTTACGATCTCTTTCAAACTTTGCCATTTTACCTCTATATGCAGTCAAGTTATTAACACGTTTAGGACTACCTTTTTCCCAACTAGGCTTGGCTCTATATTCTTTACGAAACTCAATAATTTTATCAATTATTTCTTGTTCTTCACTACCAGTTAGCACATCGAGCAATACGTCTTTTAAAAAGTCTTGCATCCAAGGTGGAGTATCACTTCTCTTTAAATCTAATCCCATTGCTTTGATATAACCAGGATTACCATCTACATCTTCACGTTTACCTTCGTTATCAAATACTAACATTGCGTAACGTTTCTTTGTAATAAAAATACCTGCACTTCCAACCATTTCTTTGTCTGCTTGAATAATACTACCCAAGTCTAATGTAGTATGAAATGTTCTACTCATAAATCCTGGAAATGTTTTACTTACTTCTTGACATACTGCATCATAATAAGCAATAATATTATCCCTATCCCAATTAATTTCATTTTTATCAATCTGTTCCTTTAATAAAGGATATGAACTAAAATATGTAGAGTCAGTATCTCCATATACAATTGCTTTACCTTGATGATCATATTCTCCAGCAATAATTTTATTAATTTCAGCCGCCATATGTCTTGCAATACAACGTCCTGTAAGTGTTGTACTTTGTCCTAATCTACTATCAAAAAATCTACTACCTGGGTTTAATAATGCACCATACAAACTATTTAAATTAATCTTTTTAACTAACTGTCGTTTGTCCCAAAATGCAAACTCATTGCCGCCTTTTTCACGTGCCGCTGATGCTTTTGCTTGTAACTCTCTACGATCTGCATACCAACGTTCTAGCAATCCAGGAATAATACCTTTTTTCTCATATGTAAATATTGTACCATTTGCACTAATAATCCAAGGTTGCCCACTATTAAAAATAATCTCATATATTTCAGCACCTGTTGCTTTAAAACTAGTTCCATCTTCAAAATCAAGATGTAACATTTCATCTATATTTTTATCTATTACTAATTCATATTCTCTACACGCGAACTTTCCTTCCCATGCTTCAGCAACTGTTCTTGCATTTTGAATCATTTCTTTTGTGTGTGTATGGCGAACTTGCCCAACAATAGTTTCTGTACTCATATTGCAACTACGTAAAATACTAGGATATAGACTGTTTAAGTCAATACTACCTATCCATTTATGCATTCCTTTTTTAGGATATGCAACATATGCACCAGCCGCCGTTGTTGTATCTCTGTCATAACGTTTATCTGGTACAATCATACCTTTAGTGTGTGCTTCATTCATAATAGCCTGGTCTGTTTGTGCAACAGCACCCATTGTTGTTTGTAGCAAAACTGTATTAGAATGTGCTAACACATTCGCTAAATCAATAAATTGTAATTTAGCATCTAGTTTAACTAATAACTCAACGTCTTGTCTAGAATATGCAATAAACTTTTCAAAGTCATTGTTATAAAGTTGATCTAATGTTCCTTCGTAATCTACTTTGCGTTCTCCTACTTCGTATTCACCAATTGCATCTAGACTATAACTATGCATTTCATGGTATGTATACTTTCTATACAATTGCATATAATCCATATGTACACGACCATATGTATCATATGTTTGTTGCTCTGCACCATAACGTTCGAATTTACGTTCTCTTGGTAACATATCCCATAAACAGAATTTACGTGTGTGGCTTTTAGACAACACTCGTGATACTCTGTTCACCAAATATGGAATATCAAAACCTTCACTATTCCATCCACTTAAAATATCAGCATCATCAATTAAATCCAAAAATGCTAATAGCATTTCTTTTTCTGTTGCAAACAAAATAGTATTTTCAAATTTATTAGTAATTTCTTTTGCCTCTTCTAGGTTCATTGACTTAGGACCAAGAGCAAGACAAATAGTCATATCCATCCAATTACAATGTAAACTAATTGCTGTTAATGGATTAAAAGGATCTTCCGGTGGAGCAAATCCAACTTCTTTATTAAAATCAGTCTCAATATCAAAAAAGCAAACATTTAACTTAGGAACACTAGTAGGGTCATAATTTTCAGCGAACGTTTTAAAAATAACATTTACATCGCTCTCATATAAACCTTTATGTCCATGAATCTTCTTTTCTGTGTTAAACTTTTTACTTGTGTTACATACAACACGTTCTAATTTCTCACCAAATATACTTGTGTACTTTCCATTTTGATCTCTATAATAAAATGTATACTTGGCAGGAATTTCTTTAAATTCTCTTTTACCATCTACACGTTCTACTATATGTATAATGTCTTTGGCCTTGTCATGAAATGCGTCTACATAACTCATATTTTTTTACTCACTTTTTTAAATCCCCAATCAACAAGATATTTGTGTCCACAATTAATACATGGTCGAGGCACTGGTGAAACAAACCTATGACCACATTGTAAACATTCCAAATCATGTATTATTTTTTTCAAAAACGTATACTCCTTCGAATTTTTCTCTACCTTCTGTTTTAAAGTTTCCAACACCAGGACGGGTGTTAAGCAACATCTTAATTGTGTTTGTATGTTTGAATCCAATCTTTTCAGCAAGTTCAATCCAACGATCTACAACGAAATATTCTTTATTACCATAACTTTTATAGTCTGCAATGTTTGTTGCAAATATTCCATCATCATTAAGACCCTTATGTATATTTTTCATTGTAGGAGCAACATATCCATCAAACCAATCATCCATGCTAGTATATTTAACCATACATTGTGTAGGCTCATCACTGTATTTTTCTAAATTAAAATAAGGCGGGCTACTAAATGCTAAATCAATATCTTCACATTGATATTCTTCTGATGGCAAACAAATAATCTCAGAACTGTTAGTTAGTAAACTATCTAAGTATTTTAAATATTCAAATGTTTCTGTATTAGGGTCTGTACCTATATAACTGTAGTTCATATTACTACTTGCTATTCCTATTAACCTTCCACCATAACCACAGCTATAATCGTAAATACGACCCCATAGCACCGGACATAAACGTTCTGCAATTGCTCTAGCATGTTGTGGCTTAAAGTTTTGTACATTCTCACCTGTTACTAATTCTAAACTTCTACGCATTGCTGTTGGATATACTAATTTATTTCCATCTCTAAATTCAAAGCATATTCTAATAGCTCTACGCAACTTAGCATCATCATTAAATCTATCTTTTAAACTATTTGACCCTCTTCCCTTGGGTTCTGCTGTTTGCATATTTGTAAATAAAAATCTACAAAGTGTTTGTCCTAAATTGTTACCAAGTCCAATTACATTATTTTCTACATGACTATATGATGCTCGTTTAAATTCTTTTAATGATTGTATTAGTCCATTTTCAGTATAATATATAATTGGTACTATACCTCTATTTCTATATATATTAAAAACTTCTTCTATAGTATTTGTAGGATCTTCGTCATATACTTCAGCGGTAAATGTATCCAATTCTGGATACAAGTCTTCATAACCAGTAAACACATCATTAAAAATATGTTCTGTTCTTATACCCCAAAAATTGTGGATATGATTAATCACGTGCTAGGCTCCTAGATAAAATTTAAGGATTCCTGAAGCCCAAATAAAAATTGCTATGGCATTAAGAAGAATTAATGATCTATCATGCCATAACATTCCAACTACCATCCAGCCAGCGACACCAATAAGTGACATAACCATATTCCATGGTTCGTATCCGCCTATTCCTACTAGTGACATGCCAACAAGAAGAAAAATACTAGAGATCCATTTAATGTACCAAGATAAATCATATCTTGGTGTTACTTTTTTAATTGCTAGTTTTCTCCAATAACCTTTTTCTTCTTCCAATGGTAAATCTTGTTGTTTCATTAATCTGGTCGTCCAACACTTTCAAGTATAGTTTCTACTTGATCAAAAACATCTCTTTGTTTATGTAATTCGCCCTTGTGTGCTACTTTAATGGCTTTATTAATAATAGCAGGCTTAATGTCCATTTCTTCTGCAACGTGCTTAACTGTATCTCGTAGACCTTCATTAAGAGTCTCAACTTCTGCCATAACATGTATGCCTTCCTGTATTAATGTTTTAAGTTTTGCTATATCGTCTTGATTGAATGTAATACTCATAGATATTCTCCTAGTTTAGTTAATGTTTATTATAGACTATAACTAGGCTAAAGTCAATTGTTTTCTTATGATATTTTGGGTAACATCTACAACCTGCTGTACATCTTTTAAGTCAATATCGTGTTGTCTACGTACAGATTCTAGTGTTGCTAGTGCAAATAGCTTCTTTCCTTGGTTTAACTGGAATAAACCTTCATATTTTCCATATATATAACATATAGTTTTTAATTTGTTCACTACATCAAATACCTTTATATCCCATTCATGAAATCCATTTAGCATTTTATATTCTTTTACCCATGTTTTTATATTATGATTAGGGAATATACTTAATGCAAAATACGTTACATTTGGGTCGTTTAACCAATCATCCATAGCAAGTACAACGTCTGCGTGTTCAGCCCACATTACATCTTGACCTAAGAATTGGTTATATAAATATTTCCATGTATGAGCTAAACTCACAAACTTATTCATCTCATCACTGTATTCTCTTTTTAAAAATAAATCCATATAGCTATAACAATTATTACCCATAATAGTAGTAACTACAGTTATAGGAAGTTTGTGTTCATTTCTCCATTTAATAATATCTGCTGTATTTGTTGCATGTGTAAACAATGCTATGTGTTTGCCTGGCTGTAACTCTTCCCATTTATTACATAAATTTTGTAATGTTTCTAGTTTTATATTCTCATTATTTCTTGCATCGTAATTATATATCTTTGCAAAAGAATCTGAAACATTCCACCAATCATTAATTACAGTAGCATCTTTAAACTTCGAACCCGCCTCGTCCAGCCATAGATTATTATGTACTACATTGTAGAATTGTGGACTTTGGTTGATTATGTATGTTAATGCACTGGCGCTGATTGCACTGCGAGTGCATACAAGGTATATTTGATTCATATTACTAACGTCTGTTTGTTTGTTCTAAAAACTTAACACGTTCATCAAGTTCTTCAATTTTTTTAGATATTTTAGGATTGACTTTTTTCCATGCTTCAGGGTCTTCTTGGAACCAAGTTAAATTAAAACGATTAACAAAATAGTCTAATAGTCTTTCCCATTTGCTATATACCCAAAAACTAATTCGGGTGCCACGCATGTATGCGACAAACAATGCACCACAACAGGCTCCACCTATACCTGTGTAAATCCACAAGCGATCTGTAGCCATGTTCTGAATTATTTCCCACATTATTTAATATACATCTGAGGAAATGGATATTGATCTGGTTTAACCATTGCAATTACGTATGCTGTATCCATATGAAACCTCATGTCCGTTTTGTCTAAATCACTTGCTTGTTGGATATACACTAACGAATCTTTGTTTTTATCAATAAACAAAATTCCTTCCAATGCACCTTTTTCTCTTTTAATGCTAAGATAGTTGTTAACGTTTGCTTGTGCATACAACTGAAGTGCTACACCATTATTACCGTTTACTATAGCATCTGTAATAGGACCAGTGTCAACACCTTTAGTAAATATATTTTGTAAAAGATTGCTTACGTCTTTTTTAAAGGCTGATTTATGTTTTGGATCTGTTAAAGAGTTTGCAAATCCAGTTAAGTGTTTTAGATTCATTCCCGATGCTGGTATTTTTAATCCAGATGCTTCTATTAAATCTTTGTACCTATTTATAAATTGGTCAACTAATTGAGTATAATTAGACGTAACACTAACATCTCTATCTGTAAATCTTGCCGCACCTACACTTCTTGTTTTTACTTCTACGTTTTTGCCATCAATTATTAAATCTCCTGAGCCACCCTGTGCTCCAATGCCAGAAATAGTTTTTGAAAGTACTGCTAATGTAAACTCACCTTCTCCAATTCCATATCCTGAAACTTGGTTAAGATCATTTACAAATTCTGTAAATGCAGGGTTTACCCCATATCCTGGAAATATTTCTTCAAATGTTGATGCACCTGGTGATATTAATTTACCAGTATTAACTAATTTATTAGCATTCCAGTTTGTAAATAATTCTTTTATTTGAGGTCCGGTGAAATCAATTGCCGCAATAATTTTTGCTATCTTATTAGTTGCTTTTTGTACGTCTTCATCATCTATAGCGGTAACTCTATTTAATACACTTGCTACTCTGCCACCTGCTCCAACATCACGTAATGCTTGTTCTATTTTATCAATAACGGCGGCAGTTGCTTCACCACCTTTACCATCTACAGGAAGAGCTTGGATCTTATCTATTAGTACTTGTTGTAATTTAAGTAACTCTTTTGGTGATGCTTCATCTAGTAATTTCTCAAATAAGTGTGTTAGTCTCATTTTGTTAATTCCTATATTTAATAAGATCTTTTAATCTTTGTATATCTTGACCTGAATCTTCTTTAACAGAAGACCATAATTTAATTGCTTTGTTAATAATGTTATGAGCATCATCGTCTGAGTCAAACCCATGATGACTAGCAAGGTCAATTGAATCAGTATTGTAAATTTGTATGTCTTTAGGAATATTAAGATCTACTAGTGTTTTTACCAGTGACTCTGGGCTTGTTGTTTGATCTTCTAATTTGGTTTGAACGCCATTCCAAGTATATAATTCAACCATGCCATCATCTGCCTTAAAGGTAATACTTTTAGATGGCCTTGCTTCTTTAAAACCCTTTGTTCTACGGTCAACCGCTACTGTTTCTTCTAATTCTAAGTCGTAGTGTTTTTTATATGGGCCGGAAGCTATACTTAGGTTGCTAATATGGACTTCTATAAATTTTCCGTTATTTAATTTAACATCAACTAATCCACCTCTTCCCATTACAGAAAATACCCTTCCGTTTTTTCCAGACTTAGTTAGAATAACTTTTTGTCCTTTTTTAACTTTATTAATGGTAAGTGGTTTAGTATTCTTCATTGAAGAATCTTTGTCAAAGTTATATGCAACATTTTTATATTGAGCATGGGTACGAGCCTCATCAATATCTGTAGATTCATTTGCCTGCATCCAACGTGTTACTTTATATTTACTCATACTTACGCTCTCCTATTTCTTAATTGCTTTCCAAAGTTGATTAACTAACTTATCTTTTCTTTCTCTTCTATCTAGCTCAATTCCATAAGTTCTACCAATTTCTTCTAGTTTCACTTTGGTTAATTTTGCTAATTCTTTTTTATTTCTAAATGCCGGTTTTATTATTATTGGGTTAGTAACGGTCTTTTTCTTAACTGTGACCTTAGGTTTTGATACAAATACTTGTTGTTTTGCACCATCGCCAAACATTTTTTTAATCCAATTAAACATATTTTATTTTTCCCTCTTTCCTTTTATCCACTTAGCCTTTTCAGCTATATGATATGCTTCTTTTTTCTTATCTTCTTCAACTCTGTCACTGTCTAAATAATTCCATAATGAATCAAGTTGCATCATTTCTTTTGGTGATAAGCGATCACCTCTTGCTACTAATTCATCAAATACTGCAATTTCTCTTTTTAATTCTTTTTTAGTCATCGCTCCAGGATGTTTACCTGAAAGTGTCCACGGTGATCTACTTGGATCTATTTCTTTTATAATTGATTCGTTTGCTCTTTTTAATGCCTTTGCTACACTTGGATGACTTGCTAAACCTTTTGCAAGTTTCTCAATAGCCGCATAAGCACCATCATAATTACCATCTCTATATCTTGGATCATTTAAAATTCCAAATGCCATTTTAATTTGTTTTGGAGAATATTCATTTAATGTATCGTCATGACGCCTGTTATTTGGTTCGAATCTAAAATCGTCGCGGTCTGCATCTGCTAACTTTAAATCGTCTGACATTGATTCAGTAGGATGATTTGCATAATTTGCTCTTATAAGACTTGGCTTTAATCCAAGTTCTCTAGTTCTAATATCATCAACAGCATTTTGAATTCTGTATGCTATCTCATTTTTAAGTTTAGAAGTCATATCTTCAGGCCTATGTTTAAATAATATTTCTACATACTCGTCAATTGTGTTTAAGTATCCTTCCATGTTACCCTTTGGTCCTTCTGTTACTTTTTCTCTAATGCCTCCAGTACCTATTTCATCTCTACAATCAGAACAAAGAAAATTATAAGGTTCTTCTGAGGCATGATCTGTTGAAGCTGGAATATCTTTACCACATTCTAAACATTTTACAACTTTTTCTTCTTTTACTTTTTCTGCACTTTCAGTACGATGTCGCCCAATTACAAGTTTGTCAAAAGCACTTTCCATATTGTCAACCATCGTCTCATAGCCACCAAGCATATTTCTAATGTCATTAACCATATCGGAACTGTTATCTTTGCCTTCAATGTCTTGTAAGTTAAGAAGTATTTTTCTTACTCGCTTTAATTCTTTTCTTAAATTATGGATTTGAATACCTTTATAATCATTATAATCTTTACCTGATTTAACATTGTCATGATAAAGATCACTTGCTTCGTCCTCTTTAACACTTTCAAGCATTTTCCAGTATTTGTTTACAATACCTCTACGTGCTTCAATTTCGTCTGGAAGAATATGCCCACGAGCATAATGATCTCCTTGAATTTGTAACATTAATTTTAGTTCTTCTTCTGTACCAAAGGCTCTGGCCATTTCCACACCATTTTCTGTGTGATAATTTTTATCTTCGTTATCTAAAAACTGAGCCTTTGTAAACATTATGCTTTCGCCTCTTCTGGAATACCCATTTTAGCAGCGTCACCATATTTCTTCATAGTCTTTCTTACAATCTTTCCCATTTCCTTACCCACCACTGTTCTATTTGGATGTACACCTTTTGGTTTCTTTGGCTTTTTGGGCTTTTTTGCAGGTGTAGGAACAGGCTCAACATCTTTAGTTGGAATAAATGTTGTTGTTTGATCTTTGTGTGGATTACCACTAGTCGGTATAGCACCTGATATAGTAACACCTTCTGCTACTTTTGACTCTTTATGCTTTTTCTTAGCGTTTGCTAACGCATGTTTAAACATATCTTTTGCTATTACTTGTAGACTATCATCACGTTTATCATCAAAATCCATACCTTCTGCTACTTCTTCTTTAGGTGTATCTGTTTTTAATTCTTTAACTGACTTACTGGAACCAGTATCGCCAGTCTCTTGTAAGTCCAAGTCTTCAGTTTCCTCGGGATGTGAATGTGTGTTTAGTTCCATTCCTTCAGGCTCAATTTGTGCTTTCATGGCATTATATTCAGTGTAACGACGTACTGCATCCATGTCTTTGCTAGATTGAGCAATTTTACTTTGAACCCAAGGTTCTAAATCATCTTGGTCTTGAATAACACTATGCAATTTAATTGCATCACGTGCCATAAAGTAAAGTTGACTACGAGCCATAAAGCCGTCTTCATCATCACTATCTAATACACCTTCTTTAATTGTTTTTTTATTCTCTTGAACTGATTCTTGATGAGCTGGGTGAACGTCATCTTTAGCACCTCGATCATCTACTACGTGACCTATTGTACCAAAGTGTGCGTCTTCTAAAGCATCATAAAGACCTGCTAATGCTTCTGCTACATCTTTTAAATAAGATGGGTCTCCATCTATTTCCATTACAGCCATCTCTAGTTGGCCGCCTTGTTTAAAAACTTTTTCAAATTTGTCTATTTCATTCATAATACGATTAAACGTATTATCAATTTTATTATATGTTGGGTGGTTTGTATCCATGTCGTTACCTCTGTTTAATGCCACGACTGTTCATACCGCCGCGTCTTCTAATTTCTTCTAATTCGTTGTACGTATCTGTTATTGCTTTTATGAATGCTTGTATTACACCAGTTTTATTAAGTTGATAATCTATATTATCCCAATCTTTTTTCGTTGCCATATCTTTAAGTGCATTAAATTTACGAACAAGATCATCTTCTATTTGATTAAGCATAAGTCTTCCATATCCTTGGATTAATACTTCTGGATTCATTGGGTCTTCTTTATTTTTTGCCCAAATGCTTTCGTTTTGTTCTTCTTTATATTGGCCGAAATCAACTGAGCCTTTAAAATCTTTATCTTTAGCCATCTTTTTACGGAAGTCTGTTACAAAATTATTAATAGTATCAGCATCTAAATAACGAACTAAATCTTGAAATATAGGATTTTGTGCTAATTTAATTTCACCTGCACCTAATGAACCAACTAAATCATAAATTGGCTTGGCTTCACCATGTGTTGCTTCTTTAACCCAATTATCACCACTTGCATCATGTGAATCATATTTACAATCACAACCTGTATCTGGATTATCAATTTGACAACCACAATATTTACATTTACCTACTGCTTCAATGAAATATGGAACCATGTCTTTTGCTTCAGCATTCATAGTTCTTCTAAAACTTTTTTCATTATCCGTAAAACGTTTTCCTGATTCTGGAGTTCTACGATGCTCATCTTCACAATCTGCTTTCCATTTTGAATATTTTGCATATTCGTCCGCAGTCATATGACTAATATCATCTTTTGTTGCTACGTCACATGGACCTTCGTTTAATTGTGATAATCTCATTTTAATTTCACCTCTTCAGTATAACCTACACTAGATTTTTTACGTTTGCCGCTAGTTAAATACCCTTTAGGGTCTACTGCTCTACGTATCATCTTCTTTTTACCAAATAAAGGAAAAGTTACACTAGCAATATTACCTGCCGCTGTAGTTCCTGCATCTGCATTTTCAGTTATAATGTCTGTAATCTTCATACAAGTATTTATCAAATTCAAGAATTATTGGCTAGTAATTAAGGGTGACACTTAATAACTTCATAACATTTTCCCATGTTTTGGGTATATTCATAACTAAATGCATACTATCATTCTTCCAACTATGGGTTCTATGCGTCTTACGAGTATCTATATAGTATACTCCACCTGCTTTAACAGGCCAAGTATGTCCGTCTGACACCCATTCATATGCATCATGCCCAACATTTTTCGATACAAATGCACATACTCTAAACGTATCTCTTGTTAATATTGGTTGATCTTTATGTGGTGGGAACCATCCGCCAGCACCACTATTAACAATCATTGTACGTCCTAGTGGTTTCCAATAGTCTAACAAAGGATGTAAACTTTTACAATCTTTATATAATTGTGTAGGTTCATTAAAATCACATTCACTAAGTTGACGTCCTGTACGTCTCATTGCTTCTGGCATACTTAAACTGTCCCAAGGTTCATCACCTGGTAGTCCTACTAAACATAGTCCAGTTCTATTGTTTACTACACCTTCTCTACGTAAATATGGGACCCACTTATCGTCATATGCTTTAATTTCTTTGTTAAACCACCCTAAATCAATTTCCCATTTTAATGGTTCTACTGTACTCATTGCAGATAATTGTAATTCACATTTAATATCTTCTGCAGTTGGTTCATAAAATTCTGGATGATCTACCCACCATTCATAATGTCCTGCTTGTACTTTTTGATTTGCAGGAGGTGAAATTGATTCTAATTTTTTGCCATCTTTATCTACTTTTGAAAAATCCATATTCTATTCCTTATCTGAGCTAATAAAACTTACTCTTAAATTTGCATTATTAGCTACTTTTAAACTTGCATTATTAGCAGGATTAATAACACACCAAAGTTGTTTATCTGCAAGTTCTTCCTTACATAATAACACTGCTTGTGTTGCTATTCCTAGATTTCTATACTTTTCATTTACAAAGTATGCTGTTTCGAAATCTTCTTTTACTTCAACAGCACCTACAAGAATTCCGTTATTAATCCATATACCCCATGTATTATAATTGGAAATGAAAGATTCTGCAACCTTTTTTGTGAATGGCCACTCTAAATAACTTAATAATGCGGTTTCTTTTGTTAGTATACTTCTTAACTGAAAAATATGTTTTAGCTCGAGTCGCCTCAACTCTATCTTCATTTTACTTATCCATCAATTTAACTATTCGAGGTTTGAATAGTTTTTGAGGCCCTTTAGTAGTTTTTAATACTGGTTGGTTATGATCATCAATAGTAAATCCTGTTACTACTGCTTTACGATTTTTAAATCTACCTACTAAAACTTCATCGCCGATTTGGATGTTAGGTAGCTGTAATATGTCTTTTATTTTCATTGGAAATTTATTTATTTTCGTTAGTTACTTTAGCTAGTAATTTTTTTAATTCAAGTAATTCTTTTCGTAACTCTTTTATTTCTGCTTGAGCTTTTTTTAATTCTTCTAAGCCTCGATACCCATACTCTGTATATTCTGCTCGATCATTCATTACAAGCCTTTCACAGCACTTTTAATATTAATAATTTGAAAATCAGGGGATAGTTCTCCTGACTTGTTACCTTCATTTATTTCATATAATAACTTATCATTATTAATATGATCTAATACAAAATCATGTAAATGGAATTCATATTCTCCATGTCGCCATTTTACTTCTGCGGCGCCGGCCTCTCGTGCTTTTTTAATATCCGCATAAACTCCAGCCACATATCTGTGTGGATCTAAACATTGAGTTGGTCCTGCGTGATGGGCAGGATCTTTTTTTTCCATTTGTACGATATATACTATCACCTAAATACCCTTATGTAATCTTTTATGATTTGTTCTCTATCTTTAATATTTTCAGTAAGTTTATTCTTTTTAATAACATTTATTAATCTTTTCTCAATTGCATCAAGATTTTTTTCATGTACCTTATCTTGTTCGTCTCTTTTCTTATCACCTGCATATTGCTGATTTAAAGTCTTCTCTGTTTGTGCCATTAATGCCGACATTAAATTATCTGCATGTGGATACTTTGCTTGAAGAGCCTTTAATTGATATTGAGTTCTTGCATCAAATCCTTTTAAATCTTCTTTGCCATCTCCATCTACATCTGCTTCCATGATTTCTGGGTTAGTATCAAACCCTTTATGTGTAAAACCAGTATAATTAGAAAGAAAATTACTTATAAATTCTTCTGTGTCTTCATATGAACCTAAATGCTTACCTGGTACATTAACTATAACAGATTTAGGTAAGTCAAGTCCTTCAGGACCTTCACCTGTTGCAGAGTCTGTATCCCATTTAATATTTCTAACCTTAAATACCTTATCTTCGGATAATAAAGTATATAATAAATGTGGTTTTGATTCTTTAACAATTTTATAATGTCTGTCAATGAAATGTGATACTCTAGATGGATGTACTTTTACAATTTTCCCATCCTTCTGAAGTGTAACAAAATCTTCCTTAGATTCTTTATAATTAGCCATGCCATATGTTGTATTAGTAGTAGCATTTCCTTGATCATCAAATGATGAAGATGTGTGTTTACTTCCTATCTTACTCAATTTTTTCAAACCTTTCTTAATTCCTCTGCCCACAGTTCTCTTCAATGATTTATGTTTAACATATGCACTAATAATCTTATCATCCATATCGTGTAACTTCTTCCACCATGGATTATCAAGATGAGGTATTGCTATAGGATTTCTTTTATCTGCTTCTATATCACCTTCGCCAACAATTGCTCTACCAATAGCCTGCCCAGCTAATCTTCCTTTTTGTTTATGTTTAATGTATGCATCAATAATTTCATCACCCATAAAATGTAAATCCTTCCACTCTTGAGTGTCAAGATATGGTATAGCATGAGGATTTTTCTTATCTTTTTCCATGTTACCTTCTACTAATCCTAAATTAAACAATTTGTGCGGGTTACTATTCTTACGTGCTTTAGGCATTAAGGGTTTTATTTTACCATTGCCAAACTTAGCCGCTTCTTTTTCTGTTTGTCCTGGCTTAACATCAACTGTAGTATTAACGCCTGGAACTATAACACCATCTTCATTAATACCAACTTTTTTCAAATCACTTCTAGTAATATTTCCACCATTTTCGTGGTTTATCTTTTGAAGTTTATGAAATTGTTCTCTTGTAGGTTTAATTCCCATTCCTTTTAAATCTGAAATAGTAAATTCTTTTAAGTTTTCTAAAACTGGATCACCATTAACTTTATTAGTTAAATCTACATTTTCATCAATTCCTGACTTATTAGCAGTAATAACCCAATCATCATAATAGCCTTCACCATGTTCATCTACAAATGCTTGTAAGATGTCATCATAAAGGATTAGGTCAATACTTGCAAAATCTAATGCTACTCTAGTGTCTGCTTGAGATATATCATAATTCATATCATCTTCTTTAACTTCTTGTACTTTTAATGCTTTGTTTATATGGTCATGAATAATGTCTTGAACTTGAAATTCAGTTTGATTATCTGTATCCATATCATTAGGAATAAGTCCTTGAGCCACCATTTCATCAACACAACGAATAGCAATATCACGTGTGTCATCGTTTGTGATTTTACCTTCGCCTAATTCTTTTTTAAATGCGTCTAAGGCTTTTTTCTTTTTATTTTTGTTCTTTGCTATATGATGAGCGGCTTGATTTGCTAACCCATCACCTGGTATTAAGTCAGGTGAAACAGTTTTAACTTCTGGCTTAGAAGTTATTTTAGTAGTTGCTTTTGGTTTCTTTTGAAACCAAGTAAGTGGGTTATACCACTCTTCATCAATTTTTGATATGTCGTCTATTCTCATATTATAACTCCAATGCCGTTTTAACTGCTGGTGAGGCGATATCCATCGCATATAATCCTGCTAATGCACCACCAAGTATCGTATCTAGACTTAATCCTGCTATTGCTATTGATGGCAACATAGGAGATATTAGCATTAACAAAACAACCCCCAATCCTATCATTCTTGGATGGGCACGAAAGAATCCAAAGAATTTTTTTAATGTTGATTTTTCAACTTTTTCATTGCCGAGCTTCGTTTCTAAGTTTGCCATGTACTCTTGCATCTCTTTAGTCTTTGCCTTGTCAGGCTCTGGCTGTCCTTTAAACTTATGTACGGCTTTTTGTAAAATTGTTTTACTAAGTGTTTCGGCATCCATACTACCATCTTCAAGCAATGGTGCTTGTTTCTTAGCCCATTGTTCTAGTTCTAATAGTGTGTTTGTTACTTCATTAATCTTCATTACAGTTCCTTGTTTTAACTATTTATCGATTTATGCAATTCAATGAACGTTTCTTTCCAATTTGTTCCTCTTATTTCATCAAGTTTTTCTAAAAAATCTGTACAATTATAAGAATTACCGTCATAATCTATATTATTGTGTAAATAATTTACTAATTGACGTATACAAAGTTTATCTATGTGTATTGAGTTAGTATACATATTTATAATATCTAATTTAGCTTGTTTAGGAAGGTGTTTTGCATCTAGCATATCAGGGTTTGATAGTATTCTTATATTAACGTGGTAATTATTAAAGTGATCTAATAAGTTTAATATTGTAAATGCATTAAGCATTTGCCAAGTAATACTTATTTCTATCTCTGTATTTGGTAATAATTTATTAATACGCTCTATATTTTCATTTAACTTATGCCATTTACTAGGAAAACGTATATAATCATTTTGCTCACCGTAATCATCTATACTACATCTAAGCATTAACTTTTTAAAGTGTTTCCATTGATCAATTGCACGTTGATGTACATTTGTAATATTTGTGTCGTACTCTAGCACTACATTGTTACTTACACCACTGTCTATTAGATTTTGCAAAAATTTGTAGTGTGGCTCAACTAACATAGGCTCACCGCCTACTAGATATACATGTTCTAATTGATCTTTATGTTTATCTAACTGTTCCCAAAAGTGTTCACTTTCCCACCAATCATAATCCGATGCACGGTCTTTCTTTTGTTGTTTGTTTCCGTCCGAGATGTTTATTTTGGTACCGCTGTCGTAAAAATGATCAGTGGAGTGAACTTTTGCCCAGTCTTTATACCACATACTACTACTTTGAGGTCCGCACATTACACATTTTAAATTGCATAAATTACCAAACCTTAAATCCCAATAGATAGGCATTTGTGTTGTGCTACCATTAAGTGCTGTTACTTTTACTGCTTTATCGTAATCAAATACATCTTTGTACATTTCGTTTGTAAATGTACGTCTGCTTTTACCACCGTTATCTTCTTTAACCCAACATGTATTACATTCTACAGGTTTTTCTCCTGCTAAGAATTGCTTACGAATCTTGCGAGTAAATTCGCTATTATGTATTTCTTCTATTGTATGATCTTTAAAGTTATGTCCAGTGAGTCCACCATTTACGTGGTTGCTCATTAAGCAACATACTCTACTAGTTCCGTTTGTTTTAGTAGCGGCATGTATCCAAGGAATTGAACAAAAATTATTCTTCTGCATCATTATTAATCCATTCTGATAGTTCTAAATCAAAACTTTCTAATGTAAGTGCACCATGTGTATCATAGTAATCTACAAAATGCCTTACTGTTTCTTTACGTTTTGTAGTATTGTTAAATGGCTTACGCATCTCATTTATAACATGATCAACACCTTCTAGTCTACTTTTATGCTTTTCAAAAAATGCTAAACTTTCTTTTTTAAATCTATCAGGAATGTTTTCCATTAGTACTTCTGTCTTATTAACAACAGGTCGTATTTGTACTTTTGCATCTGGATAGTTATTCCATAAATATGTAATAAGTTTAGGTATGTGTCTTACACTTAAACTATTTGCTGTTATATCCCATACCGCCAATCTAAAGTTTTTGTAATACTGATCCATTACTTGTAATTTTTCTTCCCATACTGTATCTTGCCTAGTCCACTCATCAGCTGCACCCCAACCATCTACACTAAATCTTATGAATACATTTTCAACAGTTTTAAATTGCTTTAAATCTTTTTCTCTTAATAACCTTGTACCATTTGTATTAATTACAAAATTTGCTCTTGGAGCAAGTTTACCTAGTCTTTCTACAGTAGTAGGAAAGTTTTTAAGATAAAAAGGCTCACCGCCTGCTAAGTATACGTGCTTTAAATTTTTATCAACGCTTGAAATGATATTCTCCCACGCTTGTGGATCATCACTCCAATCATAATTGCTTCTATGATATTTTTTTGCTTCTTTTTCTAAACGGCCTTCTTTCCAATTAAAATGCTTTGCCATTGATTTATGATTATGTAATATTTTATTACTGTTACCTGCGAAACACATAACACATGCTAAGTTACATACGTTACCTAATCTTAAATCTAATGCATGTATTTTATTATCTTTAAATGGAACACCTTGGTTAATCATGCCCAACGCTTTTTGCCTAAAACTACGCACACCTTCGCGTTCTGGATCATAACATTTAAAACAACCCGCAGGTTCGCCACCGTTAGCAATTTCTGTTCTAACCTCATGCATTTCTGGGCTATTCCAAATATCACTTAATTTATAATCTTTAATATGATATTGTGAAAGTTTATTCTTTAGGTTTTTACAGCACAATGCTACATATCCATCATTATCGATGAATGTAAAATTGTTCGTATATATACAATATTTTTCTGTCATAGGTTGGAGTTATTTTGTCGTACATCCAAGTTTGTGGACTTTTATTGTAACTCTTCTGGTATACCAATATCTTGCACTACTTTATTATCTTTAAATCCGTCAATAACATATTTCTGTGCTTCTTTAGTCCAATTCTTTTGCATTGCTTTTAATAGTGATTCAAAACTATTTAAATCTTTACCACTATCAAGTCCTAATTGTTGTGCTATTTCATCTGGTTGTTTCCAAGGACCATCTATTGTTTCGTTTTTATTTTTCTTAGTATAGCCTGTGCCTGCTTTATTAGGAACAGGTGTACGTTTAACACGCAATAACCCTTCTGTTGGGCTCCACATTAAACGTCTAGTTTCCATTGCACGACCGTCTTCTAACTTAGCATCACTTTCATCTCTATTGTGAACTGCGGCCAATGTTGCAATCATAATGTTACGATAAACACCTTTGTATTTTGAATCATCTTCATGTGGTGTATGATAATATGTTTTTAGCCAACCTGGATCTCCTGGCATAAAGTCAACCTGTACAAATCCTGTACGTGGTCTACCTTCAGGATCTACTTTGCTTTTATCAAAGTTTTGTATTTTTACTTTTGTCATAACAACACTAGTTTTTCTAATATCACTGACAAGTGGATTTTTATTAAGAGCTTCAATAAACGCTGGAATCTCTTCTGGTGCTATTTTCAACGCTACATCAATATCACCACTAAATTGTTTTTTGCCTACACTGCCTAATGTATTATTTTGTAAATCAATACCTAACGACTTTTCTAATTGTTCTAATGTTGGTTTAATCTCATCAATATGTACTGTTCCAACACCTGGCATTGCTCCGCCCTCGTTTAATACAAAGTATTTTGTAATTAAATTTTCATTTTCAAATGTACCATATTTTTCTACCCATTTGTATAAATTTGTTTTCCAGTATGGACTTTGACTTCCGTAATCCCAATGTTTCTTTTTCTTCTTATTTTTATTATTCTTGCCCGTTGGCGGTGGTGGGCCACCTGCGGCGCCACCTGGTGGTGCTAATGGTGATATCTCTGGATGTATATCTGGTCTATAAGTTGGTACGAATTTTGGACCGGTCTGAGGAATTTCTTTAGTCGTAATATCTGGATGTCTACCTGGTGTTTCAGGTGGAATATATGGCTTCGCATCTGGTTCTACTTTAGTTGGTTCCTTTTTAGGCTCTACCTTAGGTTCCTTTTTAGGTTCTATTTTTGGTTCCTTCTTAGGCTCTAATTTTGGTTCCTTCTTAGGTTCTATTTTTGGTTCCTTTTTAGGTTCTATTTTTGGTTCCGTCGCTGGTGGTTCTACTGGCATTCCTGGTTTTCCAGGCTCAACAGGTGGTTTTCCTGGATCATTCCAACCTGGTTTAATTCGAGTTGGAATAGAGTTAGGGTTCTGTCCTGGCTTCCATTTTATAGGATCAGGTACTTCAACAGGTGGCTCAATTGCTGGTGGTACAAATGGAATAACTTTTGGATCACTGCCAGGTTCTGGTATTGGGCCTTTTCCTGGTTCATGTGGAGTAATTTCTGGATCATTTGCTGGTTCTGGTTGTCCTATGCCTGGAGGAAAAATTGGTACAATTTTCGGTTGTGGTACTAATTTGGGTAATGGATCAGCTTCAGGTTCAGGTTGTGTTATTGGTCCTACTCCTGGTTCATGTGGAGTAATTGGAACGGGTGCTGTACTTGCTATTATTTTATCTATTTGCTGAGTTTGTGTAGCTACTTCTGTTGTAGTTGCAGGACTTTTAACTATTTGTGTTACTAATTCGTAAAGCAAATAAGCATCTAAGGCAAGTAATCCAGCATTTGCTACAATCATACCTGGACCTGTAATTGCGGTTGCACCTGTTACTGTAGCATGTCTTAATCCTAGTTTTACTAAAAATCTTGAAATTAAACTCTTTGCAGTTTTCTTTTCTGTTTGAGTTGCTATTTTTTTCGCTAACTCTTTTGCAACTTTTTCATCAATTTCTGTTTGAGTTAATACTTTTTTAGTGTTAAAATCAATTACAACTGCTGGTTTTACAATTTTATGTGTTACAACACGTGGTTTAAAATTAGGTGTATCAGGTAATTTAAGTGCTGGATCGGCTTCTGCTAATAATTTAATAGACTCAAATACTAACTTACCTTGCGTACTGTCTAATGAATAATCATGTGATTGAATTTCAAATTCTTTATTTGATGTCTTAAAATTTTTCTTACGCATTACTGTTTTAGCAACAAGATCAAGTTCGTTATTAACTGAATCCCAACGTAAAGCAAAAGGTACATTGACATCTGTAGCTAGGTCTTTTAGAACTGCTTCTGTATTTGGTCCTAATTCTGCTATAGGTTTGCCCCATTTTTTGTATTCTTGCTTGAATAAACGAGTAAGCTCACTCGCTGTAATTTGTTTTACATTACGCTCATCATTTACTCTGCTTAGAAAATGACGGGTGAATTCTACATCAATTCCGACTTTTGCAAATAATCTGTCTGCAAAAACCTCTAATTGATCTAATTCTGTCTGTGATAAGGGTTTGTCTACTTCGTTTATTCTCATACAACTATTTATGCCAAAACGTATATTGATATTACCAATAGAATACAGCTTGGTAGGTTATTAAATAAGTTATTAATGTATATGTAGCATAATGAGCTATTTGATCAAATGTTTGTACTCTCCAAAATGCAGGAGTAAGTCTTTTTATATTAAATTTATGATTAAAATTTGCTTTGCCACAATCTATATGCCAGTGAGCTACATAATCTAACATTGCATAACCTAGTGCTAATATTGGACTGACCCAAAATAATAATACTATAAATGTTAAAATTCCATGGTCTAATGAATGTAAATGTAATCCTTTATTAAAATATTGTCGTTTACCTGATGGTTTTCTAAAAGATTGAATGGCTAAGTCAGCTACTGCATGTTTACACATTAATACAAACAGTAATAAAAGTTGGTCTTCCATTTATTCTATTGGCTTTTCACCTGTTAGGCGAGGTCTTGCAAACCATAATTTAAACCAGGCTTCTGTACCTGGCTGTATATTTCTATCTCTTTGAATTTTACCTTTAGCAGAACCGATAATACTAATATTACTACCCTCAGGAGCTTTCTCTCCTAGTTTATTTCCTTGCTTATCAGTTATTCCTGCTAAGTATTTTAATCTGTAAACTTCATCTTGTGTCATTAATGTGCTCCTAGAAATCTTTTATTACATCCACACTTGCAACCTGCTTTGCAATCACAGTCTATAACTTTGTGCCCACATGAACATATTTCTTTTTGAAAACTATCTAATGCTCTAGCATAAGATGAAGTCCCAAGTCTAACGTGTGCTTTATTTTTAACTGGCTCATAATCATTATCAGATACCCATTCAATTTGCTCTGGATCATGTGTTCGTTTTGAGCCACAATGAGTACAGAATAATTCTGTTGGAATCCATTTGTCTGATGCCGCTACTGACCAAAATCCATTACATGATTGACAAGTAAAATGCCATATTGTTTCTTTATAAACTTGCATTATCTAATTCTTCTTCTAATTCAGCAATTAACTTAGCAAATCTTTGTTTCTCAACACAATTAATTTTATGTGCTTCGTATATATTTTTATAATTTACTAACAAAAGTTCCATGGTTTTTTTACTTAATTGCACTGTCCTTCTCAAATATCTTTTCTTCTCGTTCACAAGTATTTGATTCTTGTGTTACTTGGCCTGCTTTAAACTGTTCTAACCCTTGTTGTACTTTTGATAATGGGTCTTCGTCTGCTTGATACTTAATTCCAATTCCACCACTACTTTGCCAACGTTGAATATTTTTACCTAAATCGTCAATTAATATGTTTGGTGTCCCGTCTGCTTGTTTAGCATATGAAGTTTTATCACCAACTATATGAATATCAGTTGGTTTAATTTTTAATTTTCTTCCAATCCAATCTATCTTATGCATTTTACTATTAGCATGATCATTTCTTAAAGGTGAACTTAATATTTTATATGAGCCAAAGAAATTTATAACCATTTGAATTAATTTATCTGCTGTAGGAAATTTTGGTAATTGAGCGAAGAAGTCTGTGCCTATCATTTTATCTAATGTTGGGTCAATATCTGCTGGTGGAATATCTTTATAGTTTCCTGTTTTAATACCTGCTAGTTTAGCCCATTCTTCAAAGAAGTTTGCTAATACGCCATCCATGTCAATATAAACAATTGGTTCGCTTTTTGGCTCTTCATTTATTATATCATTAATTAGCATATACTTCTCCAGTTTCTATATAAGACCATATCTTCTTAAGTAATTTTTTTATAACAGGGTGACTACTGTCAAACCCAAATACTGAGAAATAAGCAAATAAATTAGGAGACAATAAATTCTCTTTCTCTCTGTATTGTGCAGTTTTTCCTGCCATACGTAATAATGTAAGAGCAGTTTCTTTATCTGTTTTACGTACTAATTCACTAGCGATGTTTTTAGCATACGCCTCTATTTCATCATCGTTTCCTAAATATTCTCTAGATTTTTTTATTTTATCTGATAATCCTTTTACAGGTCTAAACTCACGTTGCTTTTTAAACCCTCTTTGTCGATATTGATTTTTATGAATTAATTCATGTTCTAATACATCAATAAGTCTATTCTTAATATTGTTTACTCCTTCTGTACTAAAAGCAATTGTTTTATCTTTGTCAGAAAATAATAAATCAATTTCAAAATGATCAAATCCTTCTTCATCTTCAACAGGATCATAAGAGGCATTCATATTCATATCGCCTTCTCCTACATTTTTAGATTGTGCAAATCCTACTTCATCAACACCTATTGAATTTAACTCAACTTGTAATTTTTTAGCAATATTTTTAAAGGAAATTTCTTTACCTGATCCAATAAAGGTTAAAAAAGGTGACAAGGCTGATTCAATATCTTGTCTAGTAATTAATTCGTTTTCATTTATTATATCATTAATTAACATTTTTTTAAATCCTGGTTTTCATCTAAAGATAATTTAGCCGCAATTGCCATTTGTCTTTTCTTTGCTTTGCTTTTACCTTTGAATTGTGGTGCATCACTTTTATAAAAGTCTTTAATAACATCACTCATTGAAGTGTTTTTTGTTATTTTTTCATTAGTAACACTTGGTATTAGTACTTCTGGCATTTTTATATTAGAAATATCTTTGCCCATACTGTCTTTGTATGCGTTAGCAAGTCTACTACGTTCGTTAGGATCATCTGTTCTATAGAATTGATTTGCAATGGCCATATCAGCAACTATCATGTCTGCTGGTGCTTCTATTATTATTGGCTTGTAATAACCTATCTTTTTAAAATCTTTGTTTGTTAAACTATAAAATGTACTTTCCCATTTATCAGGATGTAATGCAAATCCTCCATTACGTTCTGGAACTATCTCTGCTAATGGATCTGCTCCTTGATGGAACTTTCCTAATTTATATAAACGAACTAACATTCCTTCTGCAATAGGCTTTTTTAAATAATATTCTAATCTACCTCGTTCTGTAGACAAGTCTGAATCTTCTTTTAATAAATCATCTTTTGTAGCAGTAAAATTACTTTGCTTCCATTGTTGTTTTAATTTATTAAGTGTTGCACCCATTTCTGGACCTGGCTTCATACCTTTAGCAATTAAGTCTGCACCTGTTATAGGAAAGTCTGGAACATTGGCAGTAACCGCATGATCAGCCATTTTACTTTGTCCTTGTAACTCTGCTAATGCTTGAATTTTTTCTTTTTCTACTCCATCAGCAATCATGTGTTCTACTTTAGTTTTATCAAGTGTATTGTTTTTATTCTTAACTAAAAAGTCTAATAGTACTGCTTCATTATTGCTTAACTTCCAACGCTTTGCTATATCTACACTATTACCTAATTGTGCTAATGCTACAATAGGATTACCTCTGTCTTTTACTTTAGTTAAGTCATTTGTTGCCAATCCTATGATTTTACTTACACCTGCTTTTTCCATCATTGCTAATACACTTGCAACATTTTGTCCTGCAAGTAATTTACTCATTTCTTGCCAAACACGTTCAGCACTTATTTGTGTTAATCCTTTTGCATGTGTACTAATTGAATTTAATGTATCTCCATCCCATGTAGGCGTTGATAATCTACCTTGGAAACGAAAGTAACGTAATATTCGTAAATAATCTTCTGTAATTCTTTCTTCTGGATCGCCTACAAATTTACTTACTTTATCTTGTAAATCATCCATACCATTAAAGTAATCATATACATTACCATCAATATCCATACTCATAGCATTGTATGTTAGGTCTCTGCGTTTAGCATCTTCTTCCCAACTACGCACAAATTCAACTTCAGCATGTCTGCCGTCAGTTTCTTTGTCTGCTCTTAGTGTTGTTATCTCAAATGGTTTGCTGTCTATGATTGCTGTAATAGTACCATGTTCTAAACCTGTTGGTTTATATGATATACCTGCTTTATCAAGTATAGCAATCATTTCATCTGGTGTGGCGTCTGTAGCGAAGTCAATATCTTTAGGTGATTTTCCTAGTGCAATATCTCGTACTGCACCACCTACTATTCGCATTTCGTGATTGTTGTCTTTAAATACTTTGTCAAGAGTTTGTATAGGCGTAGATATAATAGGTTTTATATTTAATCTTTCCTCGTATATAAGTAATTCACCGATACGCATATTAAGTCCTTATTTAAAGCCATACTTTTGAGCTACACCCAGTAAATTTGAATCCCAATAATTACCTTTGTTTAAGTTACTCCAATAACTTTTAAGTTTACCACCCTTTTTCTTATCTTTCTTCTTAGGTTTTTCTTTTGGTTTTATTTTTTTGTTTGCTACTTTTTTAGCTACTACTTTAGAACTAGTGGCACCTGCTGCCGGAGCTATATCTGTCTTTTTAGCAGTTTGTTTAGAAGTTTGTTTAGCGGTTACTTTAGCGGCTGTTGAAGTTGCCGCCGGTGTTGTACTAATTTTAACTTTTTTAGCCTTAGCCGCATCATCTGCCGCCTTTTGTAACTTATCATCTACTTTGCCTTTTAACTTATCAACTGCTTTAGTTGTTGCTTTAGTTGCCGTTGAAGTTGCCGCCGGTGCTGTTGAGTGTGGCATTACATCTTTTACTTTTTTAGATGTTGTTTTAGTTGTTACTTTAGCGGCTGTTGAAGTTGCCGCTGGTGTTGTATCAACTTTAACTTTTTGTGCTTTTTTTATTAAAGCATCATCTGCTTTCTTATTGATTTGTTTAGCTGTTGCATCACTGGCTGCTTTTGCTAATTTTGGATCTACTTTACCTTTTAATTTATCAACTGCTTTAGTTGTTGTTTTAGCAACTGCTGTTGATACTGGAGCAGTAGTCGTTTTATTAATTGCTGTAGCTATTGAAGAAGAAGGCGAAGATAAATCTAAAATTTTCTGTTTAATCTTAGCGGCATGTGGTGAATCAATTCTAGTTACTGTTGCTTTACCATCTACACCTGCAATGAATTTACCTTTTGATGTTGTTATAGTATCGCCTGGCTTTGCTGTTTGTACAACTTTTTTAGATGTTGTAGTTGTTGCTGTACTTCCCACTGATGCATTAGAAACTTTATTAATACCTTTAGGAACTTCTACATTTTTTGGAGTTGGAATATCTGCTGTTTTCTTTTGAGCTATTTTAGCTGCCTTTTTGGATTTATAAATTTTCTTACCTACTTTATAACCTTTACCTATTACCTTACCAAGTACTCCGCCTGCTATTGTTATTGCTACGTCGGTTCCTACTCGAGTGGCTAATTCTGCTTTAGTAATTTCACCTCTCTCATATTGCTTTTTTGCTTGATATGTATCGTATGCAGTCCACGCCGCACCACCTGCCCATAATGCAACAGGTATTAATGGTAAAAACTCAAGAATAACTTGTCGTTCATCTTTATTAACACCTCGTTCTTTTAAAATTGTATCTGCGGGTAGGTCTTTTTCTACCAAATTGGCTATTCTCATAACTGATAAGTCTCCTATGTAACTATTTATCAATTAATGATATTATGTTTATAATATAAACAGTTGTATGAATGCCCAGGTGTTCATAATTGTAAACCATGAAACTAATAATATCGCTGTACTTCCACGTCTGTATGTACTAATAAGTGCTAACATACTTCCGAAAAGATATAATGGAACAAATATTCTGGTTGCTGGGTCTAAGATTGTAAAGGCTAGTACTGCACTTCCTGTTACTAATAGTATGGTTTCTGCTAATTCAGCATAGAATGCTAATTTATCTTCGTAACTCTTTTTAAAAAATCGATATATATTTTTAAGAATTTCTACCATACACTGTTACCTCTCAGTATTTACCGTCACTGCATGATAGTGCAACAACTACTATTATTATTTTGAAACTTAGGAGACGCCGTTCTTACGTAGCCATTCAAATATTTCTTTATTACTAAATTGTGGGCTACGTCTGTGACTTTCTGGAAGAGAGTCCCAATCTCTAAGTGCTGGATGCGTTTTTTTGCTTTCACTAAAAAATAATCCATAATGCCATCCTTCTTGGATCATTTCGTCACGCCATCTATTATGATGCCATTTGTTTAAATCAAATGTAGCACTTTCTACTACTTCAGGATCAATATCAAGTTCAACATCTTGCATTATATCATATTGATTTGATATTTCTATATTAAAATCTGGAACAAATTTATAATCCCAAGCGGCTACAATAATTGCGGCCTCTTCTTGTGTTAAATCTCTTATTAATGGTATCGTATATGTATGTGGAAATTCTGGGCAATTTGGGTCTTCGCCGTATTCCATTGCTACTTCGTGATCACCTTGTTGATATGAAAAAACAATGCCCTCTGGACCGAAACGTTTACAAATTCCTAACCAGTCCTTTGCAGTTTCACTGTCCAGCGGGTTTGCCGTTTTTAACATTGCGTGATGTTGATACATTAAAATTTCTTCTTTTTAGGTTTACTTTCTGCGTAGTCGGCTTCTGCAGATGCAGAGCCTGAATAACTACCACGTGTTCCTGTATGTGATGTATCTGTTTGCACTACAATTTTATCAGGATTTTCGCTTGTACTATTGACGTAAAGTCCGAACCACGCCGCACCAGCACCCGTAATCACACTAACTAGTCCTGCTTGAGCCATGTTAGGATCTTCGAGTAACATAAACCAATCTACAACATTGTAGAACATGTAAATGTATACTGCTATAAATGCACGTGGAAACAAACGTAACCTATCTATCCAATAGGGAAGTGCTTCAAATGAACTAATATTACCATCTTGGTTTAGATCTGTGTTTGCCATATGTATCTCCTGTTATTTTTGTATTTATCTTACTTAATTATTAGGGGGTACTAATTACGCCGCTACTGGGCCTAACCAATTCCATAGTATGATTGCAACTACAACCGCACCAATTACCCACATTTTGTTTGCTTTTAACCATTCCATAATGTGTCTCCTTAACTATAGTATTTCAAAATACTACATAGTATTTATCTTATTCAGCCTTGATTCCACCTATTCCAGTTCGCCTTACGGGCATCAATAGATTCATCTATTGTTTTATTGGCTATTGTAATGCCATAACGACGCCCTGTAATACCTGTTACATTATGATATAAGTTAACTTGAATTTCGTGCCACTGTTGAGCTGGAAACTTAGCATCTTGTGTAGGTGTGATACGATCTTCTTCATACCAAACTGTATGTACATTATCTCCACCTGGATCAATAATATAATTTATAGCAAAATCTCTTGAATTGTCTACATGTACTGGTATATCGGCAGTCATTGTTTGGTATCTAAATTTTCTATAATTAGGAAACAATGGTTGTAAATACTCCTTTAATTCTTTTTGAACATCGTGTACAGTATAATTATTGCTATCCCCTTTAAATACATTTTCAAGTTCTAGTATTTCTTCTAAAGGTAGTATTAAATGCTCTGGAATTTTTGGTATATTTAAAATCCAAAACATTATATTTTTTTCCAAATTTGGTGACTATCATAGTTTTCAACATATTCTATTATTTTATCTGCTATAATTATATTACCTTCTTTATTAATGCCATTAGCACTATTTTGATAGCCAATGAAATAAGGTGTTAAATGATTGTGTGTAATATCCATTTTATAAATTTCATTATCCACTATACCAGATGTAAACTTAATCCAGTCTGGAATTCTATTATGTGTGAAATGTATAACTGGTATTTGTTTAGCAGTGCAATATTGATCTATTTGAATCATTGCTCCAGTAAACCTATTCATTTGTAAATCTTGATGATAAAAGTATTGCCTATTATCTGTTACTATATCATTTGCTTTATCTAATGTTAAATCTTCTGCTAGAATTTTATTTGACTTTTTAAAATAATCCATTTCATCTTTGGTAATTGTACCCTTTGAAATATCTTGTACAAAACCAGGTACAAATACATAAGTAGGTATTGCATGGAATATAATCGCCATACTAATATCTTTTTGCTTTTTTAAATAAAATAATATTCGTTCTTCACTACATGCTCCTATTCCATAATATGAATTATTAGCATCATAACACTGATATTTTTCTTGTATAATATTTACAAATGTATCTATTGAATTATCTTTTTTAGTTTTGTACTTAGTCATGCTATGACCGAAAAATCGTATATTCATTTAAGTTCCTTTAATGGAGCGGACAGCTAAGAATCGAACCTGCGACTTTGGGCTGGAAACCCATTATGATACCACTTCACCATGTCCGCAACCGACATGGGTCAAAGACTCCTACGCCGGCATAACTATTTATCTGAGTGTTTAATGGCCATAAAAAAACCCGATATACAATTAAGTATACCGGGTTTAGAGTTTCTTTATAATAACGTAATAATTACGCTACTGTTATTGCGCCTGCAGTTGAAAGCGAAAGAGCTTGTAGAGCAGTTTGTACTGCCGCTGCATCTGCCCAAGAACTGTTTTCCATTGTTACTGTGAAAACTGTTCCGCCTGAAGCGTGAGCTGAAAGACCCATAACTGTTCCATGCTGTGCCATACATTCAAGGATTTGACCCACTTCTTCACCGGGGTTAACTTCACCTGAAACGTCTGCCGCACATGTAAGTGTGAATGAAGTCATAGTTGCACCATAATTGTGCTTTCCGAACTCAATTGCGTTTGCTGGATTTGCTGTTGCCATTTTATATTTCTCCTAAAATTACAAATTAATGTAATTTAAAAATTCTGTGCTGTTGCACTACTTTTATTTATGACATCTTGGTGAAAATTAACTAATAATTTATCGTTTGACCGCGTTTAATTCAACAAATATCGTCCAAATAATGGTTTTTGCCGCTTCTCCAGTGACTAAAACCTTTAAACTACTATTAGAACTGTCTGCTGAAACCGCACTTGTAGAGGCACTTAGGCTATCTACTAGTGTTTCTGTACTTTGACCACCTATTAAAGTTAATGTTCCACTCGTTTGATTTATAAGTCCTTGTACTCTAATACCATAGTGATCAGTACCATCACTTGCGACAATGTGTACTTTATACATAACTGTACTATCATCATCTATTATTACTCTGTTTCCTGTAGTTAGTAATGCTTCTGTAGGGGTTGCGTCTGTTGTAGTAATAGACATAACAAAGTTTTCATGTGTTGCTACTACCACATTTGATACTTTTGCTACTTGTGTTATGCTATCTGTAAATGATTTATCACCTATTATGGTTGCTTCTGCATGTTTAGTATCAACATAGTTAGTAGATGCCAATCCTGCAATACTTGGTATATATGGTTGATTTGCTAATGAATTATAATCACCATCAAACAATGAAGGTAAATTAGTTAACGCATTATAATCACCACTAAATGATCCAGCACTAGTAAAACTAAAGTTTCCTGCACCATCTGTTGTTAAAACTTGTCCATTAGTACCATCTGATATACCTAAATCTGTAAGTGCATCAGGTGAATCTGTAATTCCATATCCTGCTATTGTTGTTGGTCTGTTACTTAAATCTGCCCATGAACCACTAAACAATGTAGGTAAATTTGTTAAATCATTATAATCACTACTAAAGTGAGCTCCAACTTCAATTATTTTTTGGTCTACATATGCTTCTGTTGCAAAATTACTACCACCTGATCCTGTTGTTGCATCTGTAGCTGGTGCCCATTCTGATCCATCCCATTTTAAAACTTGTCCTGATGTTGCGCCAGTTGTACTTACATCTGTTAATGCACCTAGTGTAGTTGCACCGCCACCACCGCCTGTATTAGTAATCCATGCATAATCTGTTCCTGTCCAACTTAGAATTTGGTTTGCTGTTGCACTACCTACATTTAAGTGTGTGTTTACTTCTGAATTTCCGTAACTGCTTAATAAGTTTGTTGTATCTGTTAAGTCCGATACATCTGCTGGTATAGTTGGAGCACCTGTTAATGAAGAATATGCTCCATCAAATAATGTTGGTGTGTTAGTAAAGTTCGTGTAATCTAAATAGTAAGTACCATCTTGACTATCCAGTGTATCTGCATTACTTCCGCCACCACCTGATGTATTATCTGTAGCTGGTGCCCATGCACTACCATTCCATTTTAAGACTTCACCTGAACTTGGTGCAGTGCTACTTACGTCAGTTAATGAACCAAGTGTCGTGTTTGCTATTTGATTCTGTACCCAAGTCTGTGTTGCATATCCTGTTAAATCTGGAATTACTGGAGTATTGGTAAGATTGTTATAATCGCCATCAAAAAATGAAGCGTTTGCAATTGCAGTATTAATTTTACTTGTTACTTCTGTAGATAAATCGTAATTTGCAATTGTACCCGCCAAAGATGCTGTAGTAACATAAAGACTAAGATCTGGTGGCGAATGTATAGCCGCTATTTGAGCGTCTACATAAGTAGTATCTGCTTTGGTTGCTATTGATGTATTAAGTGTTGCTACTTCTGTTGCTAATGCTGTAGTTGTAGCATAGTTACTTAAATCAATACTTCCACCTGAACTAATATTAGCTATTAAGGCATTAACTTGTGCTAATGTTGTAAAGTTACCTACTGTATTTTCAAACGATTTGGTCGCAGTTTTATATACTAGAATATCGCCTTCAGCAATATTATCTGCTAAGTTAAAATCTGGTGTAGGTAGTTGTTGAATACCACCGCTAAATGCTTGAATCGCCAAGTGTAATTCTCCCTTAAATTAATATAACAACTTTGTCAATAGAACCATGTAATGCAGGGTCGTATGATCCAGCACCTAAATATGCTCTGTCAACTTTAACACGCAAATAAACAAAGTTACCTTCAAAACTTGTACCTTTAGTAATAGTTTGGGCAGTAAATTGTAAATATGCTGTTAGGTTGTCCAGATCAATAGGAAACCAATCAGTTTCTGCTGGATTCTCAACAATAGTAGCTTCTAAGTGTATTCTACCTGTAAAATTGTTCACATGGAAACTCATGGTATGTAAACCATCAGCAAAACCATAGTAACCGTCGCCTTTTACTTTATCACTTGTGTAAGTAAGTTCGTTTTTGTTTGTTAGAACTATGTTAGAACTAGCCATTAATAATCTCCTTTAATCTTACAAGTATTTATCAATTATCAAGTTCTTGAAGGGTTATACAGGTTTCCATAGTTAAACGAAGCATGTCGCTATATGCTAATTTGAATAACATCATAGTTTCTTCGCTGTTTGTAAATATTGTTGGTGGTTGTGCTAAACGACCAGGTGAACCAAAATATGACCCATATGCAGTTGATACAACTCTGTTATCACCTTTAGGAAAATGTTCATATATCCATTCTACCATACGCCTGCTTTCTTGGGGTGAAGTAGTTCTATCCCAATTATGCCATGATGATACTTTATGTTTATACCTATTGAACCATAACTTATCACGTATAACTACTTTCCTATCACGTTTATGTAATAATTCTCTATGTAAATCATTTAATGGTTTAGTAATTTCTATTACTTCATACTCACCATTTAAAACACTTTGTATAATTTTATCACTTGATGTATAAAGATTACAATCATATTCATGTTTACTTCTAAACATTTTTACTACTCTGTAATTTAATCTTCCGCTATCGTTAAATCTCTTATAAGTAAAATGAAAATTACGTGGAATTTTTATTATTCTTAGACGTGTATCAAATTCTCTGTAAAATACAGATTCTGTTGGCAATATTTGTGGATTATTCTCCATTGATTGTTAATCTATCTTGTTTCCAATCAAGATCTAATGTATAATCTTTAGGATGATCCAGTAAATATTTTGCTAATGGAAGTTTTACAGATTCGTTAATTAATCTTGCACATGGCCTTGCACCCATTTTAGGATCATATCCTTTATCTTCTAGCATTGCTAATAGTTCTGGACCCCACTTAAGAACAATATGTCTACCTTCTACATAAGTCTCAAGTTCGCCTAAAAACTTAACAACAATACGTTTCATATCATTTCTTGTTAGTGAATTAAACTTAACTACACCATCTAATCTATTACGAAATTCAGGAGCAAAATAATTCTTAACAGCATCGTCTACTGCTTTTGCGTTATAAGTTTCTTCGTTAAATCCGATGCTCGTAATTGCGGCATCTCTAGCACCTAAGTTACTAGTCATAATAACAATTGAATTCTTAGCACTCACTATTTTACCTGTGCTACTTGTAAGTGTTCCTTCATCAAGTAAATTTAGTAATACACCCATTAAATCTGGATGTGCTTTTTCTACTTCGTCTAATAATAGTACACAATTTGGATTATCTTCTAATTGATTAATAAGTAAACCATCGCCCGCTTTACCATCACCATGTCCAACATAACCTGGTGGACTACCAATTAGTTTTGAAACTGTATGACGTTCTTGGTATTCTGCCATATCGTATCTACACAACTTCATACTCATTGCTTGTGATAAACGTTTAGCAAGTTCTGTTTTACCTACACCAGTTGGTCCTGTGAACAAATAACTAGCAATAGGCTTTATAGGATCTTTAAGTCCTGCCATACTAACTGTAATACTGTCTACTACAGAATCAATTGCTACTTGTTGTCCAAATACTGTACTTTCTAAAAATTCTCTTACTTCTGCATGTTTAGTAGATGTTTCTTTATCTTCTACTTTTCCTAAATGTTCTTTTGGAATACCAGTTAGCCTTGCAACCTCTGCCTTAATTTCATCATCACTTAAAATATCTAAACGCTCTTCTGCTGGTAATATTCTATTATATGCACATGCTCTATCAATAATATCAAATGCTTTGTCTGGAAGTTTTTTATTAAAAAGATATTGATTACTTAAATCAACAGCAAGATCTCCTGCCTCTGGTCTAATAGTGACATCATGGTATGCTTCATATCCTACTAATGTATTGGCAATAACTTCTTTGGCGTCTTTTGTGTTGGGCTCATCTATTACAATCTTAGTAAATCTACGTGTCAGAGCCGCTTCTTTCTCAAATACTTTTCTATATTCTTCATCAGTTGTAGCTCCAATGACTTTTAACTTACCATCATTTAATGCTGGTTTTAACATATTACCTGCATCCATAGTACCATTTGTACTACCTGCTCCAATAATTTGGTGAATTTCATCTATAAACAAAATAATATTAGGTTCCTTTATTAATGCATCACTTAACACTTTCATGCGTTCTTCAAAATCACCTCTGTATTTTGTACCAGCAACTAACTTAGTCATATCTAATTCCCATATAACCTTATTTTTAATTAAATCTGGTACATGTCCTTCTACAATAAGTTTTGCTAATCCTTGTACAATAGCTGTCTTACCAACACCACTTCCACCTGTTAATATGCAATTGGACTTTTTCTTACGTGCTACTGTTTGTACTAAGTCTTTTAATTCTTTTCTACGACCAACTACATCATCATAATCATTATATGATTCATTCATATTTGTACAAAACTGTTTTAGTACATCTCTAGGTCTAATCCTATTTTGTTGTCTACGTGGATCAACCTCAGGGCCCATAGGACCAAATATTTGTTCATGCTCTTGTTGATTTGTTTCTTGCATCCATTTTATAACTTTATCTTTATTAAGACCCATTTGTTGAGCATACTGTGCCGCTATACTATTTTCTTCACCTAATATGCTTAATACTAAGTCTAATTGATTAAGATGCTTTTTACCTTGAAACAATGCTTGTGTTAATGCTCTGTTAAAAACTCTTTCTAACATTTGTGTTTTAAATGGATTGGGTTCTTCTTTGGTATTTTTAATTAATTCTTTACATTCTTTTTCTAAATATTCAACAAGTGCAATTTGTAAATTATCAGAATCTGCACCGACCTCAAAACACATTGCAATAACATGCGGATCATCTAACATAACTGCCGCTAGATGTTCAATAGTTACATATTCATGTTTTAATTTTTTTGCTAAATTTATAGCAGTTATTACAATTTTCTCAATTTCAGTCATCACTTTTTAATCTCTTTATAAAGTCTTCCACATCATTGTTATTATTTAAATGTGGTATATCTATCTTTAAATTTATCCTTAAATTGCCTTTTCTTTTTGTTTTTCTATTATATAATCCGTGGCCTTTAAGTACTACTATAGTACCTGTTTGTGCATCCACAGGAATATCTAATTCACAATGTTCACCTGTTGGTGTCATTATCATAAATGGAACACGTTTCATTACATCAATAACATTTAATGTTTTATACATTATAATATTATTTCCTTGTCTTGTAAAGACTTTATTCGCCTTTTCTTTGACATTTATTATATATTTCTTTCCCTTATCAGTTACTTTAAACTTGTCACCTAATAAGACACCTGCTGGAATATTTACTTTTAAATATAAATCTTCACCTTCAATTGCTATATAATCATTAACACCATTTATCTGTTGTTCAATAGTTAGAGCTACATCTATCATTTTAGTGTTTGTTGTTTTAACTATAGGAATGAGTTTCTTTTTAGTTATTGCTTCATATGCATCACTAATCGCTAACCACTCAGCAATAGTTCCACCTTTGTCAGGGTGGTTTTTTAAAGCTAACCTTTTGTATGCTAATTTGGTCTCTTTTAATGTAGCACCTGGTTTTAGACCAAGGATAAACCAAGGGTTATTTAACTTCTTCATCGTAGTATTTATTGGCATGACGAAGTGGGTTAAACGCTAGTGTTTTTAAAATAAGGTTGTTTTTTTAGTCTTGTTATCATCAGAAGACTTATTATCATTTAACCATTTATTAAAGAATCCATCTTTTTTAATTTCCATTTTCTTTTCAGTTTTATTATAATCGTCAATGCTTTTTTCTGTTTGCTCGTAGTATTCTTTGTATGCTTCAATTACGGCTTTTTGTTGTGATAATAATTTTATTACATCCGCCATATTTAATGAAAGGGCTTCATACCCTTCTGTGGTTAATGCATATATAACAATAGGCTCGCCTGTTTCTTCTAATTGTTTCCACAAAACTTCTACGTTATCTTCTGTAATGATTTCCCAATCAGCATTTCTTAGTTCTAATTCACTTGTATCAGGTAATACTAATGCTGGTCGTTCTACTGGTTCTGATTTGTATGTTACTACGTCTGGCATAGATGCACATCCAGTTAAGGCTAATACACCTATTAATAATGTTTCTTTAATCATGGCTTGTAATTTGGGTTAGCAAGTCCAGGACATTCGTTGTTGGCTTTTGATTTCTTTGTGACATTTAATTCTTCCTCCGTTAATTCAGCTCCACTTAGTATCTCTATACATCTCATTACATTTGCACCGGCTTTGTCAATTATTTTTTCAACTAATCCAGGCTTTGCTTGTGCAAGTTGTCCTAAGTCATGTTTGCTTAACTTCTTCTCTAACGTATCAACACGTGATTGAGCTTCGGCAAACTCTTTGCTTACTTCATTAAATTGTTTTTGTACTTGTTCTAAATCCTGCTTTATGGCTTCCATTGCGGCATCGCTTTCTTTAGCCGCTTGTTCTGCCTGTGCCGCATTTGTTGCGTATATAAGAATTTGTTGTTGTGTGTATTGGTAATATTTCCATGCACCAAATCCTAGAACGCCAAATATGACGGTCATGATTAGAAGCATTTTGATTTTTCCTAATAAAAACATTTTATTAATATTTGTTTAAAAATTTGATTCTTTCTGTTATTGCGTGGGCTTCGGGATTAGTAGCAATTGTATAATCGTAACTACTAGAATGTACACTTGCTTCAAAGTTTTCTTTATTCCACTCTGTTGGCATATCACTCTTGTATGCATTAAATTTAAAACTTTTTGCTGATTCGTCTACACGAGTTATATCATTTAATATGCTATCGATAGCTTCAAATAATTTACTATTTCTTTCTAACTCGACATATACTTTATAATTTCCGTTTTTATCTGGCCCAGGAGATACATCTACGTCTATAGTATCGTGGCCTGTTTCTATAAATTGGCTTAGGTCTTTTGCTGGATCAACATCTTTAACATCAAAAGCAACAACGACAATATTTTTATCATCGCCTATTTTACTTTTGTATTGATCCACACTAAATGTTGTTTCTATTAAATTTATTAAATCGTTATTTTGTATACTCATATTATTCTAGTCCTAATGTATCGGCTGGTGCATTATCAGATGCTATCTCATCCGTATATGCTTGTTCTACAGCATCACTATTAATATCTTGATCATCAACACGTAATTTACTAGACTCTACATCATCTAAGTATTTTCTAGGCATTACCAATGTTACTAACCATACAGGCTTAATAACCTTCTTAGCACGTGTTTGCCCTGGTCGCCTACCATCTGCATTATCTTGTCCTTCACTATCATCTGGACTTCTTAATTTAGCGGCTGTAACATAATCATCTTCTGCAAAATATACTTTACAACCATGTTTTGTTAATCTCATTGCACCTTCTGGATCTGGCATTAATTTTTTAGGATACATTAATGTAACAGTAACCCAATATCTATCAATCTTAGGTCCTTCTACTATTTCACCTTCTATCCAATTCTTATATGCATATATATTAGCCGTATCCAAAACACGTTCTATATCCATAAGAGTTTCTAATGCACTATCTCTATTAGTATTTGCTTTTAAATTATCTAAAATGTTAAGTTGATCCATTGTATATTCCTTTAATAATTATATCCTGATGATGAATTGTTATTTCTTAGTTGTTCAAATAAATCTTCATGCTGTTCGATAATCTCTTCATCTTTATCTTGCATATTGTCTATTTGGTCTTGTATTTTTTCAACGGCTCTTTCTAATTTATCAACTTTATCATCAATAACTGCTTGAGTAGTTGATAAACTAAAGGTTTGAGTTAGATTCCAACCGCCTAACGCAATTAAAATACCTATCAATAACATTATTATCTGGTCTTTCATATACTTATTTATGACATTTAGTATAACTGTCAATAGATAAATGTTAGGTACTTGTTTCTGATACTTGATTAAGGGTGTATTTTGGTATCTCAATCACTAAATCTTCATCTAATATAACAGTTTGGCAGGAAAGTCTTGAATCAGGGTCAAGCCCCCAAGCCTTGTCTAAAAGATCATCTTCAAGTTCATCTGATTCTTCAACACTATCTAAACCTTTGCGAACATAAACATGACATGTCGTACACGCACAAGCCATTTCACAAGCATGTTCGATATTAATATTATTGGCTAGTAAGGCTCTACAAACACTAGTTCCAGAATCTGCTTCAATAACTTTTCCCTCTGGACAAAACTCTATATTGGGTAAAACAGTTATTTTTGGCATTTATTGTTTACAATAATATCAACAATTCCAGACCAATCGTTTGCCCTTTGAATACCGTTAGTTAATTCTTCATTCTCATTATGATTGTGTGTTAAAAGTATAGATTTTAATCCTATTCTTGCTCCATCTTCAGCATTTTCTAGTTTATCTTCTATCCAATATGTTTCACTACCTACATATTCTGCTAATGCCTTATCTTTATGAGAACCTGTATCTAAACAAATTATTTCTTTAAATGTACCTTTCCCAAATATATTTTCTAAATTATATCTTCTTAATCTTATTGATTTTTTATCTAAACTTAAACTAGTTATACAATGAAACCTATATCCGTGTTCATATAGTTTTGCTACACCACTTCTAGCATCTCTATATGCTTTTAAATAACCAATCCATGCACTTTCGTTAAAAATTTTAATTAGTTCTTTACCTACAGGCTTTTCCATTCCATACTGTTCACAAATATCATACATTCCATGTGCAACAAGAACATGACCATGCGATTCCATCCACTTGTGGAAGGCAGTTTCCCAATCAAGCAATACACCATCACAGTCTGTTAGTATTATTTTATCAGACATTTTTATCTTTTTATCTATCATAGTTTAGGCATGTCTAGTAAATCTGCAAATTCTTTATGTTCCTTAGTGTCATACACACTCTTTCCTGGCCATCCACCAAATACACCAGTTTCCAAACTATTTTTAATCCATTGTAAATGTATATCATTGTCTAGTGCTTCTTTTCTTTTAATTTTATGTAAATGTTCTGGTTCTATATTGTGCAGAGTAGTCATATCAAACATTTTAATATTAGGCATAAATTTCATTTTAACTAACATAGCTTCAGCATCATCTAATACAACGCAATCATGATAATCATTAATAATTATACTCCAAACTTTTTTCATTAACGTCTCATTCTTGCAATTTCTACTGCCTCTTCTTTGTTATCTTCAAAAATAGGAACCATATTACTTTTATGCATTGTAGCAATCCCAAGTAATCTACGTTTACCAGTATATTTCATAGGTTCTTTACGTGTAGCAGTTCCACTAATATTATTACTAACACTTGGATATTGCTTAGTTTCTCTTACTTTTGGGGGTTGGTATGGGTTTCTATTTACTAATTGTTTTTCTGGTGCTTTATAGTCACCATTAATGTATTCTATATAATCTTCAAACTTATCAAACTGTGCCGCGTGTATATGACGTTTACGACAATTTTTATTATGCTGTTTCCATTGTACTCTTAATTGCTCTTGTCTCTCCACAGTCATGTGTTTTTGTTTCCTTTTACGGCTATATTGTGTTGTGGTCATCCAAGGACCTACTAGATGCATTGACATATGTATAGAATAACAGAAAATATGTTATTTGTCAACCAAGTTAGAGCCGTAAACTAGTTCACCTAATTTCTCATTATAGTCATACAAATACATTCCTCTAAACTTATCTTGCTCTTTAGTAATATTTTTAAAAGATTGTAAATGAGAATCCGATGCATTTATTGCCCGTCTCATGTCCGGCAATGATTCTATAAGAAATCTAGTTTCCTTAGTTGAGGCATATTTTGCCTCAAGTTTATCACATATAGCATATGCTTCTTTTTTAAAATTATCTGGTAAGTTTCCTACTCTAAAATAACTTGGAAATACAAGCAATCGTATATTACTCTCCATTTCGTGATCAGCTATAAAGTCTACAAAGTCAAGCATATTATCATAGTTAAATATTTGATAACTACTATTAATTTGAACTTTGAACCAATCTTTGTTAATTGCTTGATATAAGTACAGCTTTTTACATGTTTCTTCCATTTGGCTCCATGTAAACACTCCATTGCTTCTCATATATTCAAACATAGAGCCAACAGCATCAATACTAATATCTAAAACAAGTCTTTTAAGTTTATTAAACTTATCTAGTTTCTCAAAATCTAATTTTGATCCATTTGTTGTGATAACTATTTTAACTTTTTCTGGATGCCCGTATTCTTCAATAAGTTCCATTAACTTATATGGGCTGTCGTCCATAAACGGTTCGCCACCTGTCATCCATATTTGTCTTATACCATCAAGTACACTTGGATTTGCTTCTAAATATTCATTAATATTATTAAAATTTTTCTGATGTTGCTCTGGGACTTTTTTATATTCTTCAGGAAACAATGGATACATATGTTTCGCTTCAGGAATTAGACTGTTACTGTAGTTTGCACTACACATCCTGCATTTAAAATTACATACGTTACTAAAGTTAACAAACAGATGACTTATATTATTTCCACGTAACTTTGGATTAGTATATGGTTCTGGATGGCCTAATGTGTCCATCATACTTTGTCCTAACCAATGTATTCTTTGACTCTTAGTACCAATTTTTTCTTTTTGCAAACAATGACTACAACCTTGTGTGTCCCATTCCCCATCAAGCATTTGCTGTCTAAGTGCGACCATTTTATCACTTTCGTGACTGGCTCCCATGTCATCATCACTCATCATACATCTGCTCACAACTCCAGATGGATGCCAACTTATTGTATTAAAAGGTATTGGGCACCAACTTTTACTGTGTAAGTTCTTCCACGTACTGTCTTCTTTGAATTTAATGCCTATTCTCCTACATTAATTCAAAGTGTGGTGCGTCTATAAAAGGCCTACGACCTTGTGATCTACGAAGATCGATATATTCATTCATGGCTTCAGCCATAGTTCCATCAAACTCCCTAATATCACCAACACTCCAAGCCGCTCCCCATTTGACTGCAACGTCATATTCAAGAGCCGCTTTTTTTATAGAATCAGCCACATCATCATAAAGATTTAATTCCCATGATATTGACGGGCCTACAAAAGCCACAAGATCTACAGCACGACCTTCAAGGTGTTTTGACTTTAATGTTTGAGATTTACCTGCTTCAACATATTTCTTTTGTGTTTCTAATGTTCTTACTCCCTCAATAACACCAAAGTCAACTCGTGTAAGTTCTATTGCTTTTTTTACTACTTGAATCAAATTGGGGTCAACACCTTCCAATCTAGATTCACTTCTATTACTTAATTTAAAAGCCATTATTTTTATTCACTTTTCATTAGTGTCCAGACACCGTATGCCATTAGTGCCCAAGCAATTGGGGTTACTGGTGCAATCCACATAAGTAGGCCAGCACCTATTAGTGCTACGCCATCCCATGATGTACGTTCAGTTAGTCTGTCTTTAATCCAATCAATCATATTGATCTCCTTTTCTGTAATCTAGCGCCTTAACAATGTATATATTACAATCTTAAGGCGCCAGTAATTTTAGTAAAATGGATTGTAGTCTACTTCTTTACAAGAAGTGCCCATAAAATGCCCACCGTGATTAGGCCGATAATGCCTTGTGATCCCAGGTCAGCAATAATAGCCGAGATGTTATTAATAACACCTAAAGATAGAAATGGCACGGTAGAACCGAATACCACTTCTAGGGCTATGCTTAGTCCGATTAGACTAATTGCAACTGTTTGTACAGAAGCAATAGTATCAGTAATAGTTTTAAACATATATATGTTCCCTTTCACTGTCATAGCAAAATATGAAAGTCAATCTAAAACCATTCAGATGACTGCTACTCATTTCACTATACTGTATTTAGTGTATACTAGAAATTCATTTATGTCAAGAATTAATTGCACCACTATATACAGTACCTTTTATAAAATTCCGGTAGTTTTTATATGATTTAATGGTAATGCTTTTCCGTCTTTATCCACAACCAGTACTCCATCTATGGTTCCACTCATATATTGCTTACCATTTGATGAAACATACATACAAGGTTTTAACTCTATTCCATTAATAGTACGTTTATAGTTGTGTGGTCTCGGTGTTTTTGATGGTGCTTTGTATCCCATAGATATCCTTTTGATATCTATTTACCATCTTTTAGATTTGAACCGGGTCTTTTGCAGTTACAAGGAACATTTTGAGCATAATTCCATTAACATTTTCATGCGTCAGATACCCGTCTACGCAATCGCCTTCTTTTGTAATACCAGGCAGTTCTACCATTTTTTCGTCTTCAGTAGCATAATCTTGGAATACGCCAACCTCATATAGTCCTGATTTACCACCGTATGACATTTCATTACAGATAATGCTTAGTTGATATTTGCCAAAATCAAGAATTGCTTGTTTGCCTTTATGACCTCGGCCTTGGTCTTTCATTTTTACATCTTTAAAACGCATAATTGGACTCTCAAATTCCATTTACTTTAGTGGTAGTTCCATTTGACTTTCTAATACAATTAGTTGTTTTTCAAGTTCTTCTATATAATTTTCTAATGTATCTATAGTAGTATAGAGGTGTCCAGTGTCATGTTCTTGAATACGACTACGAAACACCTCTGCTAATTCTCGGCACATGTCTATTGTATGTGTTATTTCACTAAACTTCATTTAAAAAATTTCTCAAACTCTTCTGTTGCTTTTTGTTTTGCCTTGCTTTGTGCTTTAACTTGTTCTTCGGTATACATAGGTGTTTTGACCGTATTTACATAGTCAATTTCTTCAAGAATCTCAATACGTTCCTTAACTTTTTTAAGTGCCATACGGATTTCTTGGCTGTTTTCTTCTTTATTCATTTCTTCTTTAATAATTTCCACAATTTGCCTACTACTAATCATATCCGTTCTTCCTGTTAGTGTTACTACTATAACACGATAGTTGTATTTCTGTCAACTATTTTATCTATTATTATATTGTTTAGTCAATACAACAAATAGTAATCTACTTTGTTAACGAAATCCAATAACAATGTGTACATTATACAACAAACACACATTAAAGTCAATACTTTAATTAAATTTATCTGGCGGGCCTGAAGAGATTCGAACTCCTGACCTCCTGTTCCGTAGACAGGCGCTCTATCCAACTGAGCTACAGGCCCATTTATATATTAGCAGATAGTAGTGATATGTCAACCACAAAAAAAGGCCAGCATAAAGCTGACCCTTTAATTTTTGATCTAAATTAAATCAATTAAAATTGAACTGTTATTCCAAATCCTAATTCTGTATCAGTTGATTCCCAATCATTGTTTAATGATTTAGTTAATTTTGCTGATAATGAAGTAGATTCAGTTAACGCCAATGATGTACCAATATTAATATGTGGTGCATCTTTGCTTATATCAAAATAATCTCCTTCTGTAGATTTTAGTCTATAGCCAACTTCAGCATAAGGTTTTATAAGACCTAAGTCAATATTTGCACCTGCTGAAGGTGTCCAATGAATCTCAGATTTAGCAAATGTATCACCCCAATTATACTCAACTTCACCGTCTACATATCCTGTAATACGACCTACTGGTATATCAAGAGTTTTACCGGCCGCAAGTCTATAATCACGGTTAGTGCCGTTATCAGTTAGTCCTGCTCCAATATCCAACACTTTGCCTATTGAATATACATCTAATGATCTAGATGTATCGTTTGTTGATAATTCATACCCAATATGAGTACTCTCAACAGCAGTTGAGATAGAAGTATTATCAAAATTTGCGGCGTTGGCCACACTAGCTAGAGCGACAGCAAATGCCGCCGAAATGATAGTCTTTAGCTTTTTCATATATTTTTCCTTTTTTTGAAATATCAAGTGTGTGTTTTGTGTGTGATTATATTGCTACGTGCTTTATAATATAGTAAGTTGATTCTGTTGCCAGGCTCAACTTACAAAACCCCTACATACCTAAATTAGGCTGCCATTGCCATTTCTGGCTCATAATTGTTATTTGCAATTATAAATTTCTTCGCGGTAACGGCGCTTAGATCCCGACAACTCCACTAAACCTATTAAATACCAGTCGAACCTATTTCAGCCCCATCAAAAACACTTTACAAGCAGTGACTTTACTTATCCTGTCTATTACTACGGCGTTTCGCCATTTGTACATTGTAGTAACTCTGTCCTTTATGTGTTGTCTCATCTATAAAGTGTTTTTGGTGGAGCTGCTCGGTACCGCCCCGAGGTCCTGAATATCGTTGAGTTCGTTTCAACATTGCTCTTTTATTTATGATAACACAAAACTAGTGTATGTCAACCGGTTTAGCGTTTATTTGTGCAGGTTCTAGGGTTTTTTTCTGGTAATCAGCTATTGCGGCCTTAATTGAGTCTTCCGCAAGTACACTACAATGAATTTTAACTGGTGGTAAAGCAAGTTGCTCTACAATATCTGTATTCTTAATCTTTTTTGCTTCATCTAGTGTTTTACCTATGAGAACGGTAGTAACCATACTAGATGCCGCTATTGCTGAGCCACAACCGTATGTTTTAAACTTTACATCTTCAATTATATCATCTTTAACTTTAATTTGTAGTTTCATAACGTCACCACAAGATGGTGCACCAACCATTCCGGTTCCTACATCTACATCTTTAATGTCCATTTTACCTACATTTCGTGGGTTTTCGTAATGGTCTAAAACTTTCTTTGAATATGCCATATTTTCTCCTATCCTATACGAATAGTATTTATCTAGATTGATGCAAAGACGTTGTCGGGTGTAGTTACAATATATGGATCTGGGTCTTTTTCTGAACTATCTGGCTCTACAAACATTTTTTCAATTACGCCATTGTTTACAATCATTGCATAACGTCTACTACGCATATTAAAACCTACAACTGACATGTCAATTAACATACCCATTTCTTTAGTAAATTCACCATTTCCATCTGGGATTACTTTAACATTCTTAAGTTTATTGGCATCACGCCATGTATTCATAACAAATGAGTCATTTACACTAATACAATATATGTCATTTATTCCATTAGCATAAAAATTTGGTGCTTTTGCTTCAAATCCTGGTAACTGATAAGTAGAACAAGTAGGTGTAAACGCCCCTGGTAAACTAAACACTACAACTTTTTTATTTAAAAAAATTTCATCTGTTGTAAGATCTGCCCATGTTGATGGCAACATCTCACATGAATTAGGTTCAGCTGAATTACTTGGAACTCTAACTTTGAATGTAACTGATGGAACAGTACTATTTTCTTTTGTCATTACTATATCCTTTCTATTAATTATGTATATTATATGCTAAATCATCACGTTTGTCAAGTATTTTGAATAAATAGTTATATTATGCTAGAACAACAAACACTCCAATTTCAACAATTTATAGAACCATTAATAGGTTTAGGTATTACTGCGGTAGTAGTATTGTGGCTTAAAGAAGCTGTAGGTGACATTGTAGCCAGTATACGTTGGAAAATGAAACCAGGTTTTGAACCAGGTGACGAAGTATATTTAGACAGTGAAAGAGCAACAATTATTAGTATAGGATGGAGAGAGACCATATTTGAGATAGATAATGGTAGAGGTAAAGTATGGAGATACATTTACAATAAACGAATGCCTATACATAAACTAGAGAAAGTAATTGTTGATAAAAAGACAAAATAAACTAGTATATGAAAAAATACAATACAAAAGAACTACAACAAAAAGATTGGAATCACAATATTCATCCTTTTACGGATTTTTCCAATCGTAACCCTGCATTAATAGTATCATCGTCAGATGGTAATTATGTATATGACAGTGATGGCAATAAGTATTTAGACGGTGCGGCTGGACTGTGGTGTGTAAACATTGGCTATAATCATCCTGTAATGAAAAAAGCAATTGCTGATCAGCTTGATGAAATACCTTATTATTCAACATTTGGATCAACAGTTTGTCCACCATCTATAGAACTTGCCGCAAAACTTGCAGAACTAGCACCTGGGGATTTAAATCATACATTTTTTGGCACAGGTGGATCAATGGCAAATGATACAGCAATACGTATTATACATTTTTACTTTAATAAACTTGGTAAGCCAACTAAGAAAAAGATTATCTCACGTGTAGATGGATATCATGGCAGTACATATATGGCTATGACATTAACAGGCGTAAAATTTGACCATATTGGGTTTGATCTTGCTCCTGATTTAGTACATTATATATCATGCCCTAACAGTTATAGAAGAATTGAAGGTAACAATCCAACTAATGTTCGGTTAGTAACATTTTGTAATGAATTAGTAGAAGAATTTGAGAACAAAATACTTGAACTAGGACCTGATAATGTTGCGGCATTTATAGCTGAACCTATCATGGGTGCAGGTGGTGTTATTGTTCCTCCACCGGGCTATCATAGAAGAATGAAAGAAGTATGTGAGAAATACGATATTCTTTATATTGCAGATGAAGTAGTAACTGCATTTGGTAGACTTGGACATTGGTTTGCATCTGAATCAGTATTTGGTATGGTGCCTGATATTATTACATGTGCTAAAGGAATATCATCAGCATACATTCCACTATCAGCAACTATATTGTCAGATAAAATTTACGATGTAATTAGTGATGGACCACAAGAAGATGGAGCATTATTTACTCATGGATTTACATATGCAGGACACCCTGTTGCGTGTGCGGCTGGACTTGCTAACATTAAAATAATGGAAGACGAAAAAATACTAGAACATGTACGTGAAGTTGGCCCATACTTTGAAGAACAACTAAAACAAATGAGTAAACACTCTATAGTTGGTAATGTGCGTGGTAGTCATTATATGTTATGTATGGAACTAGTTAAAACAAAAGAAACTAAAGAATCATTTGATAGTAGTATTAAAGTTTGTGATAGGGTTGCTAAACACGCCCAAAGTCATGGCTTAATGATTAGATCAGTTGGAAATCATCTTGTTTTATCACCACCATTAACACTTACTAAAGAAAATATAGATGAAATAATAACAACATTAGATGCAAGTTTTAGTGCTACTGAAAAAGAATTAATAGACGAGAGAATAAGATGACTACAAATATACAAGAATTAACTATCCCAGATTATGAACGAGTAATCCATGCTACAAACAGTGACACTGGATTAGATTGTTTAATAGCAATTCATTCTACAAAACTAGGACCAGCTATAGGTGGTTCACGATTTTGGCAATACGAAAAAACACATGATGCTATAGAAGATGTATTAAAACTATCAAAAGGCATGACATATAAAAATAGTCTTGCTGGATTAAACGCCGGAGGAGGCAAAGCGGTTATCAATTTGCGTAATGCAGAAAAAACTCCTGCTCTATTAAGAAGTTTAGGAGAAGTTGTAGATGCATGTAACGGTAGATATCTTACAGCAGAAGATGTAGGAAGTTCTCCAGCTGATATGCAAATAATCAATGAAATGACTAAACATGTTTTATTAACAGACAGAGATCCAAGCCCTGCAACTGCATTCGGAGTAATAAGGGGAATGGAAGCTTCAGTTAATTTCCTAAGACAAGAAATGGCTCCTGGGCAAAGTTTAAAAGATTTACATATTTCTATTCAAGGACTAGGCCATGTAGGAATGTCACTGGCCAGAATGTTACATGATAAAGGTGCAATACTAACAGTTACAGATATAAATAAAGACAAATGTTTGGAAGTAAAAGAAAAGTATGACGCTTCAATTGTAGAACCCGATGATATATATGATGTTGAGTGTGATATTTTTGCTCCGTGTGCATTAGGTGGGTCAGTTAATAAGGAAACTGTTGAAAGATTACGATGTAAAATCTTGTGTGGTGCCGCTAATAATCAATTATGTGTTTCAATGGTTGGTTATGCATTAAAAGATAAAGGAATTATAAATGTTCCAGATTTTCTTGTTAATGCAGGTGGAGTAATTGACGCATATAAAGACTTTAGTCGTCTACCTTCAGATTTTCATGTAGCAAATATGATTGATGGAATCTATGATAGAGCTTTAATATGTTTAAAAATTGCAGCAGACAGCGATGTTCCAACAAATTTAATAGCCGAGCAAATGGCTGAAAAACGATTAAAATAAACGAACACAAATTAACTAAATACATTATAATGAAATACAATATAAATTGGCAATTAGCAGAACTATGTGGAAATATTTCTAAAATAGTATATAACGATCTTAATACAGTAACTGAATACTTAAAAACTAATAAAATTAAATATTCAAGTATAAAGATGTTTGATAATGATAATGCCGAAGGCTATGGAATAGTAATGCATGATTATATTATTTTAGCATTTAGAGGAACTGGTGCTAAAGATGATGGTGAATTTTCTATATCCGCGGCTTTTAAAGATTTTCTTGCTGATATTAAAGCATGGCCATCTGAAAGTGAAACACAAGGTAATGTTCATTCTGGATTTAAAACAGAATTAGATAAACTATGGCCGCAAGTTACTAAATGGTTAGGAAAAAAATACAAAACTAAAAAAGTTGTAATAACTGGACACAGTTTAGGTGCCGCAATGGCAACTATATGTGCTAGTAGATTACATGAACTTGATGCAGACTTAGTTTTATATACATTTGGATCTCCAAGAGTTGGAGATGGTTATTGGGCTAAACAATTTGATGATATTGAGGCTTATCGTATTGTAAATAACAATGACCTTATTTGTAGAGTACCACCATTTGGATATTATACACATATTGGGCAACTTCATTATATAACATATGATCTTAAAATTAAAACAAATATGACACCGTGGCAACGGTTTATTGATAGAGTTAGAGGTACATTAAAGGCATTTAGTAAGTTTCAAATGTTTGATGCTATATATGACCATCCTGGAAATCAGTATGTTAAGAAAATTAAGAAAGCTCGTAAATAATTTGTGTGTGGTCATTTCCACGCACCCATGTACCCTCTAAACTTTTAATAACACATTTCCCTTTAAATTTTTTAACAGTTAATTCTAACTGCTCGTCACTACCAACTAAATCAGCTTTTAGTATATCATAACAAGGCACTTTGTTCTTATCTAATGCAAGTATAATCATATGTTCAAGTCCATTGTGACGCCAATTGTAACCTATACGTGTATCTTCACCTTTTATAAATCCATCATAACGCACTACATCCCAAAATACAAATTTAATATTTTCTGGATCGGCTTTTAGTACTTTTTCATTATCAGTTTCTACTATAGTTATTCCATTTGCCACTACAGCATGTCCATCAAATACTATGCTATTACTTTGTGCTAAATGAATAAATTGTTCGTTATATATTTCCCAACCATTAATATCTTCACCTTGAGAATTTTTATATGTAACTATACCTTTGTGTACTATTACATTAACTCTTAATCCTCTACTAATAGGTTGTACCGCGGCCGGATACTTACTAAATGTTTTATAATCACCTGAAGTAGGATTACTTATTGGATAAACCATTATTAATCCAGGCCACACACGATTTATTGTTTCTGGTTCCAATCCTAAATCTAATTCTTGCTTTAACAGACTAAGAAATAAGCCAGCATCACGCTCATCTATATGATTCATTGCCATATTACAAGAAAAGAGTTTTTCTTTTTCACTATATTTTTCGTCAATTATGTCGACTAAAAGATGTAAGAACTTTGTTAAACCCATACCAAATTGTTTACCATGTCGTCTTGGAACAAAATCTTGCATTCCAAAATCAATCCATGGGTTATATGCTATAGTTATTATTCGTTTTAATATAGGTTCTTTATGATATGTGGATAAAAGCTCAAACTTCTCTTCTTGCGTCTCAAAGTGTTGCAATTTAGATATTAATTCAGATAATAGGTGTACCTTGCTCATACAACTATTTATCTAGTTAAGTATGTAGTTATTTTATTGTTGTTGATTCGTATGTGTGGTTATATTGATTATTAACCATTATGAATGTTGCACATCGCATTAGATGTTTAAGACGCTGTGCGCCTGCGTATGTGCATGTACTACGCACTCCGCCTAGTATATTTTGAGTAGTTCCTTCTATTGGTCCTCTGTACGGAACAAGAACTTCTCTTCCTTCGCTACTTCTGTAGTCTTTAAGTCCACCAAAGTGTAATTTATTTGCCGCATCACTACTCATTCCGTAAAATTGTATAAATTTTTCACCATCTCTAGTAACCGGATTACCACCACCTTCATCATGTCCTGCAAACATTCCGCCTAACATTACAAAGTCGGCTCCGCCAGCAAATGCTTTAGCCACATCACCAGGACAAGTACAACCGCCGTCAGCGATAATATGTCCACCAAGCCCGTGTGCCGCATCTGCACATTCAATAACTGCTGATAATTGTGGATATCCAACACCAGTTTGTATACGTGTTGTACATACTGATCCTGGTCCAATACCCACTTTAACAATGTCAGCTCCATTAAGAATTAATTCCTCAGTCATTTCGCCTGTAACTACGTTACCTGCAATGATTACTACGTGTGGATATTTATTTCTAAACTTTCTAACAAAATTACTGAACCGTTCACTATAACCATTTGCTACATCAATACAGACATACTTTAGATTATCACCAACTTGTTGATATACTCCATTAAACTTTGCTAGGTCAGTATCAGATATACCAATACTCATTGCTACATGTTCTCGTCTGGTATTAAAATAATCAACTAACTCGCTTACTGCTAATGTTTTAACAAGGCATGTAAACATATGCTGTTCAGCAAGTTTATCAGCCATTTCCAATGTACCTACGCCATCCATATTACTTGCCATAATTGGAATACCACGATAATGCCTGTAATTGTCTACAGTTTTACCTTCATAATTACGAAATTTAAAACCACGTTCTAAATCTACATCTTTACGTGAACCTAATGTACTACGTTTTGGACGAATTAATACATCACTATAATCATATTTTGTATCATTTTCAATTCTCATTTTCACACACCCTTTTTCTTAAATCTGTTGTACTAAATCTATGGTCTCTTTTATTAAAATGAATTTGTATATCCCTTGATTTACAAATTTCTTTACCAGTGAAATCTTTTGTTCTATATTCTTCACCTAATATTCTAATATTAATTGGATACATAGATATTATATCTTGTAAATCTTTTTCAGTTTGGTATGGTATTATTTCATCAACATACTTTACAGCACTTAATTGAGCATGTCTTTCTACTAAACTTTGTATAGGCTTGTTTTTTTCTGGCCTATCAATACTTGGATCAACTTGTAATCCAACAATTAAATGATCACAAGTATTTTTTGCTTCTCTTAACATCTCAATATGCCCTGAATGAAGTAAATCAAATGTTGAACAAGTAAATCCTATTTTCATAATCCTAATATTCCGTATGCTTCATATGGAAGCCAATGTGTTTTCATTCGTTCTGGATGCCATAATACAGTTATTATATTATCTAATTTCCAACTCTCACAATATCCATACTCATCTGTTGCTAAACATGTTGCTCCAGGTGGAATTTTACTTAGCACCTCTTCATGCCTACTGCAAACTTCAACACTACTATCCTTATAGTTTACACTATGATCATGTGCATGTCTACCATTTTTTTCTAAAGTTCCGCCAAGTGCTACCGTCAGAAATTGGCATCCTCGGCTAATACCTAATATTGGCTTATCATAGAGTTTTGCTAAATCTAACGTGTGCTTTTCTACCCGTAAACGATTTTCATTGTATTGCCAACTATTTGGCATCATACTATTACCACCTGTAAATACCACTAAGTCACTATCAACTACTGTACTTGTTTTATAATGTTCTAAGTGATTAGGAATGGGTTGTAACGTATGACCCGAAAACATTTCATAAAATCCATGATCAATGCTGTCATACGGTCCATTTTGAAATTCAATCACACGTTGCGTGATTGCTATATTCATTATTTAATATTTTATTCTACTTTTTCTATTGTAACGTCTAACGGAAATTGATTCTGTCTTGCGTTAGTTATGGTTTCTACACATTTTTGTTCTGCTACTTCGTAGCTATATGTGCCTGCTATGCCGCGGCCCTTTTCGTGAACCTCAAGCATCACAGAGTTTGCTTCTTCTAAAGATCTATTAAAAATATTCTGTAAAAGATTAACTACAAACTCCTGTGGAGTAGTATCATCATTAAGTAAAATAACATTATACCTTGACGGTAATTTTAATTTAACAATATCTGCTACGCCTTGTTCTGATGCTTGAGTCATTTATTTACCTTAGTCTATTTTAATAGAACGTGGTTTCTTTTCATCTGGAATATTTTGTTCCAATGTGACTACTAAGATACCATTGTCTAACTTAGACGATTTAACTTCTACATAATCAGCTAAACTAAATTCTCTTCTAAAGTTTCTAGTTCCTATGCCTTTATATAAATATTCAATCTCTTCCTTGCTGTCTTTCTTTTCAGCATTGATTGAAAGTTGGTTACCGTCTTGTTCGACTTTTATTTCGTCTTTATCAAAGCCTGCGACTGCTAGGCTAATTGAATAACTACTGTCACTCACTTTTACAATATTGTAAGGTGGGTAACCGCCTGAAGTATTTGATGCAAACGTTGTAGTTAAGTCATCAAATAATCTATCAAAGCCTATTGTAGCTTTATAAAAATCTGGAAGATTTAGTGTTGTTAGTCTTGTCATATCTTTTCTCCTTTATTAAGCAAGATTTTTTAGAACCCTTTCGGCATTCTATGTATAACAGAAATCAGTTCTATTACACATTGTTATTTATGCACAAATGCACATAAATTCAGTTAAAACGTATTAATATAGTCTTTTTTTCTCTATAGTATCTTTCGCTATACGTCTACGATGTCTAGCACGTCCTGCGGCTTTTGCTTTAAGTCTTTTTTCTGTATTACTGATAAAGTATCTACGTTCACGTACTTCATTCATAATACCAGACTTTAAAACCATCTTTTTAAGTTTTCTAATGGCTTGTTCAACATTATTGTTTCTAACTATTACAGTTAGTCCATCACCGGCTTGTTCGTCTCTATAGTTTTTCTTATATTTTCCCATATTTATTCGTTTGTTTAATTATTAACTTACATATAGTATAACGTAAGATTTCTTACTTGTCAACCATAAAAAACCCTTGTTATAGTGTTTTTAACATTATTTTATACTTGATATTGTGCCCGATACTCTATTACTATGAGTAATAATTCTCTCATATTCTACTTCTAAGGTATTTGCGAACAAATTTAACAATTCTTTTGCCATATTTTGTCTACCACGTTCTCTGCCACGTAAAATAACTGTGACTGTTACTTTGTTATTTTTATCCAAAAATTTACGAGCCATTTTAGCCTTAGTTTCCAAATCATGAGTATCAATGTTTATACCCATTCGTATTTCTTTAGTCTCAATAATACTTTCACGTTGTTTCTTTTTAGCCAATTTGTCTCTTTGCTTTAACTCATATATATGTTTGTTTAATTCAGTTATTTTACAAACTGGTGGTGTTGCTCTTTCAGCAATTAACACTAAATCTAAACCTACATTTTGAGCTTCTTTTATTGCATCATTAATAGACAGTATTTGGTTGTTGCCGTCTGGAAAGGAAACTCTAACTGTGTTGTGTTTTATTCTTTCGTTAGCTATAACAAAAGGACCTTTATATCTTTTTTTAAAAGGCTTATTTCGATGCATTATTAGTATTGATAAATTGTGGCTCTGCAGTTTTTAAAATCACTTGTTCATTTATAATAATTTTTCTTACACCTTGGTTATATAATTCTGGTAACTTATATTGCGTTTCAAGTAGTGCGTCATCTAATATTTTACGTAATCCTCTTGCACCTAGTTCTTCTTTTATAGCAATATTAGCAATTTCTTCTAATGCTACTATTGTAAACTCTATTTGTATTTTGTCAAGTAAAAATAGCTCTTTTATTTGGTCTATTATAGAATCAGTGGGTTCTGTTAGTATTCTAGTTAAATCATGCTTATTTAACGAATTTAGCACGTTTACGCTAGGTAAACGCCCTACAAACTCAGGTATTAAACCGTATTTTATTAAATCTTTTGTTTGTAAATAGTCTTGCCAATTGTCTATCTTATCGTCTTTAGACTCATTAAAACCTATTCTTGACTTCCCTAATCTATTAATTACAACATCTTCTAAACCAATAAATGCACCACCAACTACAAATAGTATGTTGGTAGTATCAATTTTTACTTTTTCTGGATTATGTTTCGGTTTGTTAGGAACATTTACTACTGTACCTTCCATGAGCTTTAAAAGGCTCTGTTGTACACCTTCACCTGAAACGTCCCTACTTAAACTAACATAGTCATTACGTTTGGCTTTTTTGTCTATTTCATCAACATATATAATTCCTTGCTCAGTTAATTGTATATTATAATCTGCGGCTTGAAATAATTTATGTATTAGTACTTCTGCATCTTCTCCTGCATACCCACTTTCAGTAATAGTTGTAGCATCTGTAATAACCATAGGCACACCTAAAAACTTTGAAAGTGTTTGCGCCATTAATGTTTTACCAGTTCCTGTGGGTCCTGCAAGTAAAACATTACTTTTTGTTAAGTTAGTTTCTGTGTTAGATGTAATTCTTTTATAATGATTGTATATCGCTACACTTAATGTCTTTTTTGCACGGTCCTGACTAATAACATGCCTATTTAAATCATCATGTATTTCTCTAGGTGTAGGAACTTCAAATGGTTTATTAATAACAGTGGTTGTAATTACTGGTTCATTTGTAACAATGCCATGACAGAGCTTTACACATTCACTACAAATATGGGTACCATTTTCACCTGCTAATAGTTTTTTTACTTGTGTTGCGTCTTTATTGCAGAAATTGCAAATTGTGGCAGTACTAGATTTCATTAAAGTTTTTCATTAATATATTCTGGGCTCATTTGTACTTTTATATAATTATTAATGTCAGTTAATGACCTAACAACTAAATTAGTACCTGTAGCATTAATTAATTTTACAGTTTCCCTTCTTTTATATTTATCGCTGTAAAATAGTACTGTATTTTGTGATTCTTTTGATTTTAATAAACCTGTCATGATATCTTCCCATGCACACGTATCTACATCAATAATCATAAAATCACATGTTTTGGAATTATTCCATATCCAAGGTAATGTCCCTGAATTAGTTTTTTTATCTTGTACTAGGAAAACAATACTTGTTGCTATAAGTTTTTCAAATAATTCTTTTATTGAAGAAATTAAATCATTGTTAGTGCTTGAAACCATAATACTTATTCCATGTTCTGTCATGTAAAGATCTGGTGGCGTTACAGTGTAACTGCTATTGTCTAATTTCATTTAAATCTTCTTTTGTTGTTTTAAAAGTTTATATTCGTCATTTAAATCATACTGCTTTGGGTCAATAAGATACTTTCTACTACCGTGACTGTCAATGACATACTCTCTGCCTTTTTCGTCGACATGTACTACGTCTTTATCTTCATTAGAACCTATTAATGTTTCATGTATTTTATCTTGAACAATAGGTTTTTCGGGAGCTTCGCTGTGTTTCTTAATACCCAAATCATTTTTCTTAGTACGGGTGACATCTTTTCCACCTGTACTAGTTTTACTTTTTTTGGGGGGTTGTGGTTGGGGTTTCTGTGGTTGATATCTTTCATTTGTTTCCTTTAATTGAAGTTTTCTTAGTCCTGATACACCTCCAAGAACAAGTGCTATTGCTAATGGGTCAAATACTGCTACTAATATTAATATAACATAGCGAACTGTGTCTTCGAGAACACTTCTTGTTGCGGCTTCGCCATATACTAATTCTGCAATATATTTAACAGGTCCTACTTCTGCTTCTAATTGTCTACTTTCGCCTTCTAATTCATACTTTGAATTATATAGTTCATCTAACTTAATTTCAGAACTTAAAATTAAATTACGTTGTATTTCTATTAATGCTGTATTATCTTCTTGTTGTCCTTGGCCTAGTTGTGCTCTAAGTCTAGTAATTAATGCATTAGAATCTGAAATTTGTTGTTCTGCTATCATTCTAATTCTTTTAATTTCAGCTCTAGCATTTTCTGTAACAGAATTGTCAAATTCTGACCTAACTTTATTTAACATGAAAACCGCCAAACGTCTAGCCTGAAAACTATCTTCTTTCCATATTCTTAATGCTTCTCTAGTGTTCCAACCAATACGACCGTCTTGTGTAACACCTAATAATCCTTGCATTTTTTCAACTTCGCCATTTACAGAATATTCATCTAGTAATGCTTGTTTTTTATCAATTTTGGCTATTTCGTTTTCAAACGGTTTTATAGCATTTGCTTTGGCTTCAGCCTCTGCTATTATAATTGCATTTTGTTCATCAATTGATGGTTGTACGCCACTGTATGCTGTATTAATTCTTTCTTGCTCTATACGTATTTTTTCTTGTATTCCTTCATCTTTAGTATCATCTACTGTCTCTAGTTTGATAATTTTATCATCTGCTTTAGTAATAATTACTTTATTTCGAACAATGCTTTCTTCTATACGTTCAATTTGAGCAACGTTCTCACTGGCCGCACTAGTTTGTTCAATATGTGCTTTACTTAAAAATCCAAAAATACCCATGCTTGTAATAAACATAAGCAAAATTACGGCTATAGTGAGATATGACTTAATAAGAATGGGTGCTGATTTCCAGTTCAAGTGCAACCAGACAGCTGATGTCAACTTGCCTACTTCTAGCACAGTACCCATGATAATAATCGGAATTACTGCACTGGCAAAAATAGCAACTAAGCCAACAATGCTGTAGTAGGCCGCTACTGCACTAATTATCAGAGCTACCAATACTGTCCAAATGCCAAATATCTTCATATTATTTTCCGATGTTATAACGTGTTGCAAGTCCTTCATTGACTAGCAATTCGTTTATACAAACCTCATTGTCTTTTTCGTCGACAATATATATTTTACCAAGTATACGACCATACTTTCCTCGTTTATTAAGCATAGTTTCTACTTTAAATTCTTTTGTCAAAAGTCCTATAAGTCGTTGTTTAACGTCAAGACCCTGTTGTTTGGTTTCAACATTTTTAGACCTACTATCAGGAGTATCTATTCCGAATAGTTTTAATCGTTGTTTGATTATTATGTCAAACCCTAGATCAATATTTATGTCCAAAGTATCACCATTTATAACTCTTACAAGTTTCGCTTTATATGTGTACATACATTCCTTCACTTAAATAAACAGTTATATTTGAACTGCTATATATTTATTCGAAATTTGATAGAATTAATATACTATGTTTTAGTATTCTTCCTTAACCATGCTTTAGCGGCTCTATTTGCTGGTGGAGTATTTAAAAATTTAAGAATTTCTTTATAAACTTTAGTAAAATTCTGTTCACGAGCAGGGTCTTCTAGCCCACCACTATTATCAATAACATAAAACCTTGAAGCTCCAAATATCTGTTGAAATTTCATAAGATTTTGTTGTACACGTTGCCACATCTTAGATACCATTTCTGGTGGTATTGTTCTGGCACGATCTGCGTTGCGTTGTAATGCAACTTCTTCACTTGTATTAACAAACAACATCATTGTATCGTATCCTAGAGCATCTAAATCCTTCTTAGAAGATATGACTTTAGAAATTTCTCTACCTGTACCGTCAATAATTAATCCTAAACGACCATCTAAATATAGTTCTTCTCTTTTTTTAGTAATCTCTTTTGCACGATCACGTACTTCTTGACCTTTTTCACTTCCGACTACTTCTGGATCACTTAAATCCATATTGTGTTTTTTAGCCAAAAATTCATATGCCATATCACTATTAATCTGACTTAGGCCAAAACCTTTTAATAATTTATCAGCCGTATAGCTCTTTCCAGAGCCAGGGCCACCAGCTAAGAATATTGCTTTAAATATATGAGGATCGTTTGGACCTTCAATAATCTGCTCTTGTTCTAAAATATCATGTATCTTCATACTACTATTTAGTATATAATAATGATATGATTATATTATGCTTTTCGAGAGATTACTCTATCTGCGAGACCAAAATCAACGGCTTCTTGTGCTGACAAATAGTTATCACGTTCCATTGCTTCTCTTAATTCGTCATATTTTTTGCCTGCACTATTATGCTTTTCATAGATTCTAGTGAGATTTTCTTTTATTTTAATGATTTCTGCAACTTGGATTTCCATGTCTGTAGCTTGTCCACCTGCACCACCTTTTGGTTGATGAATCATTGTACGAGCATTTGGTAATATTAAACGTTTACCAGGTTCGCCTGCCATAGCAAGGAAACTACCCATACTACACGCCTGACCTAAAACAATTGTGCTTACTGGTGATTTAATAAACTGCATTGTATCATAAATTCCAAGTCCTGCTGTTATTCCTCCGCCTGGACTATTAATGTAAAAATTAATATCTTCTGCTGAATTTGCTGATTCTAAGAATAGCATTTGTGCAACCACTAGGTTTGCGGTATGATCTGTTACTTCTCCATTAAGCATTACAATACGATCTTTAAGCAAACGACTGTAAATATCGTATGCACGTTCGCCTCTGCCTGTTGTCTCAATTACTGTTGGTATTAACATATTATCTCCTATGTGTTTATTTATATTTTACTTGTAAATCCATAATTATACTATAACGATCTCCTAAATCTTCTTGTGGATTGTGCTTCGTTCCGTGATATGTTGGTATCCATCCACTTTGTTCTGCATGTTCAGAATGCATCCATAACATTTTATTCTTTGTAAGATCTGTAATCATATTTCGTTCTTTCGTTTTAGTATTTTTTGCATAAAACTCTGAATAGTTTTCACCTAAGTGTAAACCACCCAAGGTTTCATCACAATGTTCTCTTCCAAATCGTTTAGAATTATGTTTTCTATGTTCTACACGATTTTTTTCTGTAGCACTAGGAGTATTATACTTGATAATCATTAATTTGTAAAGGATTAAATCTTCCCATAATTCTGATTGATCAGAATAATTTTGATACAAGTAATGTTCTAAAACTGGCTTAAAGTCTTTATGCATTTCTATAAAATAACTAAGTTCAGCTGGTATAAGGGAATTGATTTCCTCTTCTGACCACGAATACAAGTATATTTTACTTCTTTGTACTACATCTGGCGATTTAACATCATCATTATGTGACATCCATGAATCAGGACCAGCTATATAATCAAGATCCCATCCAAAAGCATTGCCAGAATGAAGATATGAATAAATTTTGTTTGGAATAACATCATCTTCCCATTCTTTGATTTCTTGTTTAGTATTATGTTTTTTAAAAAAATCAATATCTACAATATCATGTAATTTTTTTGCTACTTCAAACCTATCTGCATATTTTGAAGATAACAATGTAGAATCAGCAACAGGCCATGAACCTTGTTGCTGATGGTTTTGTAATTCTTCGTATGTGAAAAGATTATGTCTTGTTTTCGACATCTACGACTTTAACCTTCGTTATCTTAGCATCTCCGGTAGTAGGGTTCTTCTCTACTGTAATATGTCCGGTTGCCTCGAGAAGTTTAAGAGTAGACTCCATTCCTTCTATTAATCCTTGTTTATAGCCTGATTTGTGATTAAAATATGCACAGGCAATAGTAAATCCAACAAGTAATAAAATTAGGTCGATGCTCATATAACTATTTACCTCCAACCATACCAACCGCTATAGGATATAAAGCATGATCGTGTACTTTAGTCATTATTTTAATAAGATGTGCTTTTTCTTTTAAGAACACTTTTGCAAAACTTGGATCGTTTGCTTCGATATCATCACTGTTATCAATTAGATCTGCAAGTTTAATAATTTGTGCTTCTTTACTTACTTTACTAAGTTTTTTAGCATCTATGGCTTTACGTTTAGCACGATTTCCATCTTCTGGTTTACTTACATCTGTAAGTTCTACAACTAATTTATGAATTTTCCAGCCAAATACTTCAGCAATAAGATCACTTGTAACTTGTGTATCTTCCAATACATCATGCAAAAGAGCCGCGGCAATCATATCGTCAGTTCCACCGTGATCAGCAACTATCTTAGATACTCTACGTGGATGAACAATATAATCAACTTTAGTGTATTTACGTTTTTGCCCGATTGCGGCATGAGCCGTACTTGCAAAAAGATCCGCTTTTTCAATAATATTCATTTTAGTCTGTTCTAACTCCGTGTCCATAATCAATTATTACAGGAAAACGTGGAACTCCATCTGGTGTTAAATCAAAATATCTGCAAGTAGCCCAATTTGGCATTCCTTTTGCAGTATTTTTCTGCTCCCACAATTCTTTCAATTGTGCTTGTTGTCCTCTAACTCCACTACCAAACTCTTTACCTTCTTTATCCCTAAGAATAAATCGTTTAGCATAACCTGACCAATTACCCTTTCCTTCTAATACTTGGATAACATCAAATTCTTCAGTTTTAAACTCTTTACGTTTTAAAAGATTTTTACTACGTTTATTGTCATATGTTGCATCATTACGTACCATTTGACCTTCGTATCCTTGCTCCATATATTCACTATATAATGCATCTAATGAATCCTGGTCTTTACAAAAATCGGTCTTTACAATCTTTACAAAATCATTGTTAGCCCAAAATGCTTGTTTAATACGATTAGTAAATTTCATGTCTTTTGTAACTGTATCAAACATATCATAAACGTGATATTGAACAAGTCCTTTTGCCTCTTCCATATCTTCTGGAGTGCTTTTTAACTTACGAACTAAACTTGTAATTTTATTAAAATTTGCTTTTAATTCGTGATTATAAAGTTCACCATCTAAAATAAAATGAGGATTTTGTTCCATAAAACCTTTTAACGATTCCCAAATATGTGGGCAACTTGTAATAGGCTTACCAGCACGTGTCCACATTCCACGACTATCAACAATACAACGAATTCCATCAAGTTTAGGCTGACTCCAACCTGAACTTTGTGGTCGTTTTGTATAATCATGTGCCAACATAGGCTTAAATCTTTCATAAGAGTCAACATCTTTTACATCTACAAAATACTCTTTTTCTGATCTTTTATCCCACAATGCTTTGGCTTCTGCTTCGGCTTGGCTTAATGCAGTTGTTTCGTTTACTTTACCAACATTTTTTGGAGTACTTGCGTTCCAGTCACTTGTTACTTTTTGTCCATCAACTAGTCCACTAATAGTTCGTGTACCTGCTACATCGCCTTCTGATCCGTATTCAACTTCCCACATACGAATTTTACCTGTTGTATCTCTTTTAAAAAGTGTTTTTAATTTCACAATATTTGTCATTTTCTCATCCTATGTAATTTTTTAAGAATTGTACCTGCTGTCGTCATCCAAAATTTATGTGCCCAACTACCTTTGGTACTTAGTTTTGCGGCACGAACACAGCTCTCAAGTCTGCGTTCGTACAATAATTTTACTTGTTCGTCTACTTTTTCCATATTACTTCAAGTAATGAGGACCTGTCCATGCAATACTGTAATCATCATCAAAGATATTACCCCTTGCACTATTTGTTGCAGGTGCCGCCCAACTTGCGGCTTTAAGAATATCACCTTTTTTAAACCTTGGTCCATCATCATTAACAATGAAACCCCAAACAGAACCATCACGTATAACTTTTGTATACTTTTGACCTTTTCTGATACCTATATTTTTCTCAAAATTAGCCAGTTCGTTTGTATGATAAGTAGAAAGTTCTTTTCCGCCATGAGCGGTAGCAAACTTAACATAATCATCTTTAATTTTTTCAATTAATTTTTTTATTTCTTTATCCATTTTTATTCCTTTTTTAATTAAATTTAGTCTAACCTTGAACCCGAATATGCTTTAAAACCGTAACTTGTAAAAACATCAGCCGCCGCACTAGCACCTGCTTCTTTTACACTAACGTTTTGAACACTAAGACCACCTGGGTTCCAAATATTATATGCACCACTGTAATCTTTTTCAAGACCTGCGGCTTTCATAGATTTACCTAGTTTAGTATTACCTTTAATACCAAAAATCTTAACCCAAGCAAATCCACATGGAAAATTGTCTTCTCCACCTAGTTTTTCTGTTAAATATGTTGTTGAAGCGATTTCTGCGGCTTTTTTTGCTTCAATAATGATTTCTTTTATAGTATCTGTGTTCATTTTATCTCCTTTTTTATTAACTTTATACTACTATTATACGGCAAGATGTCTTACTTGTCAACCTATTTTAGCACTATTTTAGCACTAAATTAGCACTAAATCTGCTTATTTTGTGTTGGATACCAAATACTTGCAATATGAGAACCACCAAAACGACTTGGATCTGTGTGTTCTGGGCCTCTTATACCAAAATGTGGTTGTATATTTCCATGAAGAATTCTACGATAAACTTGCTGAGCTCTTTGTAAATTCTTAAAAGGTCCTGCAATATCTTCGGTAGAAATAAGTTTATAACCATCTCCAGGAACATCTCCCATATTCATCTCAGTTATATAAAATCCACTTTTACAAAGATATGGATTTCTTTTATTTGTTCTATTTTCTACGTGTGTTAGTTTCATTATTTCTCCTCTCATAATGGTACCGGCCATCCGTCTTTGCCGTATAAAGGTTTAAATGTTTTTGGATCTACACGAACAATAGTCGCGTAAGCCCCTTCCATATATTTTTCAACATTTGCTTTTTTCTTTAATGCATCTTTTAAAGACTTATAATGTCCTGCACTCTTATTTGTTCTAAGAAGCCTAACTTCGTAAGTCTTATCTGGATTGCTATATATTTCTGCGTCTGTTTTCATTTAATTTTCTTTCTTAATTTTTCAATTTTAGTTTCTGCTACTTTTTGCTTTTTCATTAAATCTATTATAGCCTGCATTATTGCATTCAGTTTACCTTGCTCATATGCTAAATCACTATATACTGAAATATTATTATTTGCTTTGGTTTTCATTAAAATGGTATCTCACTTTCCGCCACTTTCTTATCTGATGTTTCTTTTTCTTCTTCAGTCCATCTATAAGAATCAGTAGTCCACTCTGGATCATCATAATCTAAATAATGTTCGTTAGTATCAATATCTTGATCTTCTCTTGGAACACATTCAGAAACCTTTTGAGTGCATGGTTCTCTATACTTTTCATAATCATGATCAGCATCACCATCAAAGTTATAATCTTCAGCAACTACTTCGACTGGGTCATCACCGTAATACCCATCTTGCCATTCAATCTTTTCAATTCCACCGTGATCTCTAACTGCATCTTCGGCTTCATCTTTTGAATTGGCAACCACTTCGTATTCTACCCAAGCGGTATAATGTCTTCTAACTTTGTATTTTGATTTTCCGATGTCCTTATGTGGATCATCTTTCTTATATGTTCCGTCTATAATTGGCGGAAATTGTTTATTATATTCTTTCATTAAACACCCTCCATATTACTGCAACAATTCCAAATAAAATAATACATTGAAGTTCTGTTGGAGCATTTAAAAATATATCAAATATTTCTATCATTATAATATCTCCATTTCTTTTTTAATTATAATTTTGTCTATATTTCTTCTTGTTGTATTTCCTATTTTTTTAACTTCTTTTAAATGAGCAGAAACTGCTCCTTTAGTTGAATAATTGTTTTTAGGACCGTTAAGAGGTCCTAACATTTTATCACCTTTGTTTTTAAAATTCATTAAAGTACACTTTCTCTATATTTGCTTTGTTTTTCTTGCCATGCTTCGTAAAGAGCATCTTCAACATGATCAGCTTCACCTGAACCTGCAAGTAAATCACCATGTTCTTTCATTTTATCTGTAAATTCTTGAAGAGTCTCGCAATCACCTATTGTCTTATCTGCAATATCCCAGAATTTGTCTACATTATCAAAAATCCAACCTGACATTCCCATTTTTTTCTCCTTTGTTTAATTAACTATACTTACAGTATACTGTAAGACGTCTTACTTGTCAACCATTAATAGCCATAAAAAAACCCTTATTTTCCAAGGGTTTTTAATCTTTTTCTGTATGTATGTTTTTTAAAATGATACTATATCTAGTCCCAATGCATTTTATTGGATTTTTGATGGTAATAATTCTCTTTAATTCGTTCCATTTCTTGTACTGGTATTCTAAAATTATATCTGTTAAAATTAATACCTACAAAGTTAGCTGGTCTACATTCAGGACGTGGTCCAAATTTACTATGATACCACCATATTTTACTATCATCTATATCTTTGATAGTTCCTTGAATTCCGTCTTCTGTATTCCAATTCTCTAAAATATATTCAAAATCTTCTTGTTTAAATTCTCTATTAATAACTACATAATCGTTTATTCTAAATGATACCTTTACTCTTTGCTCATCTTTAAAAAGATATATTTTAAGTGGATCATAGAATATTACTACATCGTTATGATCTAGTATTGTACGCATTTGTTAATTCCTTGGCTAATTCTTGATTTATTTCTTGGTGATTTTGAAAATCTTCATAATATTGATGTATCCAATTTTGATCGGGTGCTTCAATTCCTACTGTACTCCATAATGTATCTAATCCTTTTAGAGTTAACCATTGACTTTGATTTAATATAATATCAGCTTCACAATCATCAATTTCATTATTAATTTGTTTCAGAGAAGTATATTCTTTAACTACTGTATCTACACCTGGCCAAGTATGGTCATATCCACTATTATTGTTATTGTCATCATCTTCCATTAAATAATTATATTCTCTTGACGCCCAATTAACAATATTTCCATCCCATTCGTCAATTGCTGTTCTAATTAATAATACAGGTAAATTTCTACTCCATTTCCAAATATCTTCATAATTTTGTGCATGTAGCAAAACTGCTATACTTTTACTTTCAATTAAATTTAACAATCCATCTAATTGCTCTGTTGTAATTTCCATGGTATTTCTAACATCATAATTATACCATTTCTTATTTTCATCTGAAATATTCCAGTAATCATCATGTACACGTATTTTACCCAATTCTCCAGGTTCATGATCAACTTCTTTTCCATTTAGTACATAACTTGCCCAATGTTCACCTGCTTGACTTTCGCCATATAGCATTGGACTGTTATTAAGTAAATATGGAACTTCCATTTGACTCATGCAACTGCGACTGCATATTAAATATAATGTATTCATATTAATCCTTTTTAATTTCTACAAAGATGTCCGCTGGCATTGTCCTATAGGAAGACTCTGAACGACTCCTTGCGCCAAATTTCTTTGCTATAGCTATTTAGCCGTAAAAATACTGTAACCTATTTTATAGTCTATGCCATGTTCTTTAAAATTTGTTCCAGAGTGCAATTTGCCCATATCAAATGTAATAGCATCACCTGGTTGCCATTTAACTACTTCTTCAACTGTAAATCCATGTAATGATTCATATGGAAGATGAGTTAAGTATTTTTTATACACTTTTTCATCAAAAGGTTGATCAGTAAAATTAACAATATCACTATAATCAGTTAAAGGTTTATTATAATAAGTTTCTGGTATATTAGGAAATCCTCTAAAACATTTAATAGGACCATCTAAATAATATTGATCATAAACAACAAAATTAGTTGGTTCTTTTATTTCTAATGGAATTACTACAGTCTTAAAAATATCGTATATTTTTTCATAATAATCATCATTGTGTACAACATGTGGTATTTCCGTTTTAAATATATTACTAGCACATACTAAACTTTTGCCAATTAAATTATCAACAAATTGTTGTACAGGTTCAAACCATTCTTCATACCCATCTCTGTCTGGGCTATAATTCATAACTACCGGTCCTGTGTTCTTTTCTACTTTATATTGGTAATTATGAAATTGGTTAAGCAAGTAATCAACAAGTTCTTGATCTACAGCATCTTTATGTACTGTAGCTCTTCCGTATCTATCCGTAATTTTTTTCTTTTGTTCTTCAGTTCTCATGGCTCGAACATTCCTTTTCCTCGTTTGACTTTCCAGTATTCAGTTAAATCAAATATTAACCAATATACTAGTGTTGTAGTAGGTGTAAACAAGTAGCCTGTAAATGCTATTGGTAAAATAAACAATAAAAGAAAGAATCTTATAAAATATCCTCTAACATTTTCAACAGGCAAAACCCAAAAAGGCCACGACCCTAGTTCTGGTTCTTTTTTAGGTTTGCGATAATCTTCAAATTCATATCTCATTTAAAGTTCTGTTTTTTCTGTTTGAATATCATATCTAGCTATTTTGTCTACTACTCCACACTGCTGAATGCATAAATTACATGGCTTATTATTATCTAAACCAGTTTTTAAATCTGTCCACCATTTGTGATTCATAATTTCATTTAAACTGTGTTTCTCTATCTCATTCCAGCCTTTCTCGTATGGAGTAAAATAGGCTTCTTCTAATAACTTTTGTTGGAACAGATCATATGAAGCCGCACTAAACATACAACAAGGATATATGTATCCTTCTGGCCTTACAAATATCCCTTCTTTACTAACACATTGATCATCAATATATTTATAATTGTCAATTATTTGATTAAGTCCTTTTTCAAGTTTTGCAAATGACTTTTCTTTGAATTTATTATTATATTCTTTTGCTACAAATTCTGTCTTATGAAAATTAGTTTTAGCGTTTTTCATTAATAATTCTAGGTTCGCTGAATATATATTCTGTCTTGTACCAAAACTCTTACACCCTATTTCTTTTGCAAAAATTCTTACTTCATTAACTTGGTGTTTATTCCAAGGAAATACTACCATTTGCCATGATGGACTTCCGCCTCCTTTTACAAATGCACGTAAATTGTCAATGACTCTAGACCATTGTACTCCAATACGATAAATGTGATTTGTATCTTCAAGCCCATCTATACTAAATTGTAAATCATAATGATTTACAGAGCTTAACAGTTTGGCTAATTTTTCATAATAATCAGGATTCCTTAAACCCCCATTAGTATGAATATTGAAACGTACACCTGGTCTTAACTTTATAGCTACTTCTAATATTTCTAACAAATTTGGATGAGCAAGTGGATCGCCAGCAGTGCCTATGAATTCTATTAACACATCATCATCAACACACGGATCAGAAAGTATTTTTGTTATATTTTTAACACTTAAATGCTGATTAAAGTCAACTAACGGGTTTAACCATACTCCATTATCCTCAGACTGAAACCTAGCACACACAGGACAGAAACTATTGCAAGTTGTTGTAACTTCAAATTCAATTGTTCTAACCTTTTTGTAAATCATTATGTATTTCTAATGTGCAGACCATTCAACTTTACTAATGTCAATACCATCCTTGTACATATCCCATAACGGCGATAATTCTCTTAATTTTTCAACTTGTTCACGTACTAATTTAATTGCATCGTCTACTTCTTCTTTTGTTGTATATCTACCTATTGTAAAACGTATGGAACTATGTGCTAATTCATCACTTAATCCTAATGCACGAAGTACATATGACGGTTCGAGACTAGCAGAAGTACATGCAGAACCAGATGATACTGCAATGTTTGACATTGCCATCATTAAAGATTCGCCTTCTACATAGTTAAAACTAATATTTAAGTTTCCTGGAATTCTTTGTTCTATATCACCATTAATAACTACTTCTTCCATATCAGCAAAACCTTCAAGTAAATGATCTCTTAGTTGTTCAATTCTTTTATTTTCTTCTGTCATTTCAGCTTGTGCAATAGCAAAACATTCGCCCATGCCTACAATTTGGTGTGTCGCTAATGTGCCTGAACGCATACCTCTTTCGTGTCCACCACCGTGCATTTGTGCTTGAAGACGTACACGTGGCTTACGTCTAACATACAAGGCACCCATACCTTTTGGTCCATACAATTTATGTGCAGAAAAACTCATTAAATCTACAGGCAATGACTGTAAATTAATATCTACTTTGCCAGCTGATTGTGCCGCATCAACATGGAAAAATGTTTTGTTTGCTCTACAAATATCTCCAATTGCTTGGATATCTTGAATAACACCAATTTCATTATTTACATGCATTATTGTAACTAAAATAGTATCTTTACGAATTTCATTCTTTAATGTATCTAAGTCTAGTAAACCATTTTTAAGTGGATCTAAATAACTAACTTCAAATCCTTCTCTTTCTAGTTGACGACAAGTATCTAAAACAGCCTTGTGTTCGGTTTTCATAGTAATAATATGCTTACCACGTTTTTGATAAAAGTGTGCAATACCTTTAATTGCTAAGTTATCTGATTCTGTTGCACCAGACGTCCAAACAATTTCTTTTGGATCTGCACCAATTAAACTTGCTACTTGTTCTCTTGCTATGTCAACGGCTTTTTCAGCCTCCCAGCCATAGTAATGTGATCGAGACGCTGGATTACCAAAGTCTCCTTCTATAGTTAAAAATTTGGACATTTTTTCAGCAACACGCTTGTCTACAGGTGTTGTAGCAGAATAGTCCATATAAGTTGGATTTATCATTCTTTATTTTCCTTATTGTGATTAAACGTTCGGGCCCATTCTTGTTGTTCCTTGTCCCATTTATTTATATAAGTTCTGTTATCGTTTTTAATTACAGGCTTTTTATTACGTCCGCCTGCATTTCGTTTAATTCGTCTCGGTTTTTTATTGAACGTTCTTTTTTTAAACGACATTATCTAACAAAACTCTTTTCTACGACGTAAGTATTTGCATGTTTGTTAGTACCTTCTTCAAATCCTAATCCCTCTAAGTATTCTTTTAATTCTAAATTCATTTCCATAGACCCACAAATCATTACTCTATCATGTATGGGTGATAGATCAGGTAATCCTAGTTTATCTTGTACTTTGTTTTCATACATTGCAGTTGTTACACGACCTTCATTTTCATATGGTTCACGAGTACATGTAAAATATGTTTTAAGTTTACCGTGTGTTATTTTACTATATATTTTATCTTCATTTAACCCGTTGAGCAAATCTTTAAATACAAGTTCATTTTTAGCTCTAGTACCCCATACTACAATAACATTATCGTAGTGTTCATACGTTTCTACACCACGTACAATACTCATAAATGGAGCAATGCCTGTTCCAGTAGCCAATAAGTATAGATTACGTGCTGGCGTTAAAATATTAGAATTTACGAGCGTCCCTACTGCTCTACTATTTACCAAAATTTCATCACCCACTTTTATATTTTGTAATCTACTTGTAAGAGGGCCATCAGGTACTTTAATGCTATAAAACTCTAACGTTTCCTGATGATTTGGACTTACCATACTATATGCTCTCATTATTGGTTTATTTTTTTGTAATTTTTCTGACCAATGATCTAAACCTATCATTATAAACTCACCGTCACGAAACCTTAGTGTTTGGTTTCTTGTAGTTTTAAAATGAAATAATGTATCTGTATAATGTGTAACTTCTAGTACTGTTTCTTTATGAATTGGCATATCTTGTTCCTAATACATTATTTATTATAAAAACGCCGTAGTAATCTACGGCTTAAATTAATGGCGGAGAGAGTGAGATTCGAACTCACGAACGAGTCGCCCCGTTGCCGGTTTTCAAGACCGGTGCTTTCAACCGCTCAGCCATCTCTCCTAAATTAATGGCGTTCCCTAGGAGAATCGAACTCCTCTTTCATGGATGAAAACCATGGGTCCTAACCGATAGACGAAGGGAACATTTGGCGACCTGGAAGGGACTCGAACCCTCGACCTCCTGCGTGACAGGCAGGCGTTCTAACCAACTGAACTACCAGGCCAATCATACATTATAGTTTATATCAGCTTATTTGTCAACTACGATTAGTTGCACCAGGATTCTTTTTCGTCACCGTAATATTCTCTAGCGAATCCGTTTTCAAGAAGCATTTCTCTTAGACTTTCACCATCTATGATAATATCGCCTAATACTCGTCCACCATATTTGTCCCATTTGTAAATGGCTACTTGTATTGTAGTAGCTGAATTTAGCATATCTTTAGTAAACTGTGAGGCTTCTTCACCCAATAATGCTTCTTCATCACATTCTGCTCTCCAACTTTTTTCTGGAGTATCAACGCCGTATACACGAATGCTTAATTCTTTCTTTAATGGGTCTGGCAAAAAGTTTGCTTCAAAGGCTACAGTATCTCCATCAATGACTCTGGTTACTTCATAATCATGAATTACCATTTCTACATCTTCGGCTTCTACACTAGTAATAAATGCAAAAATAATTACAAATGTAATCACGGTTGCAAGTAGAATATTTTTTATATTTATGTTCATTTATAGTATTTATTACGAATGTCTTCATATGCCTCAACAACCTCATCGTACCTTTTACTGTACAAAGATGCTGTTTCGGTTAATACATTACTGTTTTTTACGCCTAAATAATCAAATATGTCTACTTGATGTTTAAACCATTCTGCATCAATTAACAAATGATCAACATTATTTTCTGCCATACTTTTAATACTTACATCTTGTGCTTCTATATCATCAGTGTTATGTTTCTCTTCAAATAATCTATAAAACGAATAATCTAAATTAAATTTACCATTACCATTATTCCTAAGAGAATCAAATAAATCCCAATGTGCAAAATTTAATTGCCACATATATTGCAATTTACCGCTATGAAAATCTGCTATACATTTATTATGATATTCTTTATACCACAATTCTTTCCATCTACCAATTTCTTGTCCGCCCATTAACATATGATCTTCCCACCATATTTTAGAATGAGCAATAATTTGATCAATACGTTGTATTTTATTAAATGCATATTGAGTCATATAGAACATTGCACTTTGTTCTACAGTAGATTTAGCAAATATAAGTTTATCACATGCTGGTACATATATTGTATGTTTTGTACAGCCAAAGTAATTACTCCAAACTGGATACTCATACCCTACTATAGGATCTTCACCATTCCCCCAAAGTCCTTTATTAGCATCAAAATAAGTAGATGTACAATCAATTCTACCATTTTCTTCATCTTTATTTTCAAGCTCTCTTAAAGATTCCTGATGAATATCATAAAGTGAAGAATCCATTATATGATCAAATCCTCCACCGTCTGGATTACGTCTTATTTCTTGTACAATTGAACCAATATCATCACCATTATGTACAGGGTCTTGCCCATAATATAATTGTGGGCCAAATCGTTTGTCGTGTGCGAGCCACCAGTGGATAGCTGGTGCGTGTGCATTTACTGTTTGATATATTCCTATATTCATATATTTGTTTGGCTCCTCGGGCAAGGCTCGAACTTGCGACAAATTGATTAACAGTCAACTGCTCTACCAACTGAGCTACCGAGGATCAGTATTATTTATAGGTATTTTGAAAATGTATCTATATATAATTGTTTTTTACGTTTATATAATTTAGTATAGTCAATTACAAATTTTTTCAATCTAAACGAACTCAATATTTCTGTATAATCAATTATTTCTTCACAATGGTTAAACCAATCGTCACCTACTACGATATGATCTACCTCATTATTTGCATATGCAAATAATGTATCTGAAAAATCTTCTTCTTGTTTCTTTACTTCAAATAATCTTGCATGGTCATCAGCATCAACTAATTTTATATCATCCTTACCTTTTTGTAATTGATCCATTAAATCATGATGAGCAAAATTAAGTTGCCACATATATTTCAATTTGTTATCTTTAAAGGCTTGTACAAAATCATTATGGTATTTTTCATTCCAAACTTCTTTCCAATTTTCTATATTATGATCTTTTGCCCATGCTTCTGTTTGCTCAATTATGTCTTTTATAGATTCTATCCACGCAAATGCATATTGACTAATGTAAAAGAATAATTGTTCTTCTGCACTATTATCAACAAGAATTATCTTATTTGCTTTAATAATATTATCTGGATTAGTTAAATTACTAGTATAATTGCTCCAAACAAAATGATCAAACTCTTCCTTTACATCACTAAAAGGAGCCATAACATCAATATTAATGTTTGCTGGCTCGTCTAATAATTTAATTGATTGTTTATGTATGGAATGGTATTTTGCTTTTTCATTTTCAATAACAATACCACCTACATGATTACCACTTGGTGTACAATACCCGGTATTAAATTCATACAATTCGGGTCCTATATTAATTTCTTGTGAAAGCCACCAATGTATTGCTGGTGCACTTCCTGTATTATTTTGATATATTGCTATGTCCATGATTTACCCTAAAATATGGTGGAGGATATCAGGATCGAACTGACGACCTCCTGAATGCAAATCAGGCGCTCTCCCATCTGAGCTAATCCCCCATTTACGGAGCCGTCGGTCAGATTTGAACTGACGACCTATGGTTTACAAAACCATTGCTCTACCAACTGAGCTACGACGGCGTAAATTCTACAAGTATTTATCAGGCCGCTAGGACTGTTTCGTGTACTCGTTCTACCGCCGATAGGACATCGGGACCTAGTGTTGATGCATCTATTACTTCAATAATATCACCAACATAGTCTTTAGCCATCTCTTTTATATATGAATTAAAGACTTCGTCTTTATCGTAGTATTCATGTCCCATTATTGCAATTCCGGAAACATTTGTTTTATGTAATTTCTTACAATAACTTTAGTGTCATTTTCAACTGAATCAATATTAATTGATTTTATACCATGTTCTTTTACTTCTTCTTTCGCTAATTGTAACAATTCACGTTTATTAAGTTTTTGAATTTGTGCTAAATTGACTACGTTATGTGTAAGAGCACTTAGTACATAATTGCCTACATCAAGTTCACTCATAGGAACCTCGATTTTTGCCTTTATACGCTTAATTCCATCTTTATATTCTGTTGCTCTCATTTTTATACCATAATTATATAATTAATTAATTTAATAAGATTTTACTCTTATTAGTAATACTATACTACTAAGATAG